TTTTCTGATGTCAATTTGGCGATTAATTCTTCTAATTCAGAAATTTCTTGCTCTTGATTACCAATTTTTTCGCTTAAATTTGTCATAGTTACTTCGTCTTCTCTTAACTTTGCTTCTTTAGCTACAATTTCTTTATTTTTAGATTCAATTTGTGCTTTATTGTCTGCAATTTCTTTATTTTTAGCTTGAAGTTGTTTTCTTAAGTCATCAATAGTAATATCCTTCCCATTTAAATCTTCGTTTAACATATTACTTTGTTCTTTATATTGGTTTTGCAATTCTGTTTGTTTGTTTTCCAAATCTTCTTGTTGTTTTTTCAAAAAATCAATTTGTTGTTTTAATTCAGTATTTTTTCTTTTATAAGTTTCTAATTCTTCTTGTGTTGATGTTAATTGTGTTTCTAAATTTTCCTTTTCTTCAGTTTTTGTATTTATTTTTTTTTCTAACTCGCCTTCTTTGGCACTTAACTCTTTATTTTGGTTTTGTAAATTTTCAATAACACTACTTAATTGTTGTATTTGTTGTTCCTTTTTATCCAAATCCAATTGCGATTTACTAATTTGGGTTGAAAACGTGTTAAATGTATTATCAACTTCTTTTCGATATTCATTTATTTGTTTTAAAATACTTTCTTTTTCATTTCTTAAACTCAAGGATTCTGCCTTAAGCTTTACTAAATCGTCTATTAACTGTTTTCGTAATTCTTCATTCATATTTTCAGATTTTAGTAAATTTGTTGTCATTTCCGCAACTGCTTTATTTAAAGAATCTGCACTTTTATCTTTTTCTTTTTCCAATTCTTCTGCTAGAACTTTTAAATTTCTATCATTTTCTTTTTTTAATGATTCATTTTCTTCTGTTGCCATTTCTATAGTTTCTTTTGTTGATAATCTTATTTTGTTACTTATATCACTCATTTCAGTATTTATTCTTTTCAAAATTTTATCTAATTCTTCATTTTTGTTGTTTAAAATATATATGTCATTTTTAAATTTATTTATTTCTTTTTCTTGTTCTTCATTATTTTCCAATAAAATCTTATTTTCTTTTTCTTTTTCTTTTAATTCTGTTTTTGTTGTTTCAAGAACATTTAAGTATTCATTTAACTTACTATTAATTTCAGATTTATCTCCTTCATGATTCTGTACTATTTCTTCTATTTTTTTCTGAAACTCTTTACTTCCTTTTTCCAATTCATTATTCATTTCGTTTTTATATGCTTCTTCCAATTTAGAATATTTATCTTTATCTTCCTCTTCTTGTTTATTATAATTTTCTTTTTGTATATTATAATCTTCTTTTTGGTTTTCAATAATTTCTTTTTGGTTTTCAATAACTTCTTGTAATTTTTTTATTTCAACTAATTGTTCGTTTATTTTTTCAGTATCTTCAATAATATTATCCTTTTGTTCTTCTAGTTTATTACTTACTTCCTGAATAAGTATTTCAACTCTTTCCGTATTTAATTCAACAACACCTTCCTTAATTTCTACATTTGGCTTCACATATGCTTCAAATTTGGTCTTCATATTGTCTTTTACAAAATCTCGCATTAAATTCAAATTGGGTTCATAAGTCATATCTATTTTTTCCAAAACTTCCTTCGCATATAACTCCGGCTCTCGTAATTTTTGAAACTCTTTTAATAAACTCTTTAATTCATTTAACCCCTCTGTTGTTTTGACATTTCCATTCAGGTTTTCTAAAAAGAAATGATGATAATATTTTGTAAATTCGGTTTTTGTTTTGTCATCATATTGTTTCCCTTCTTGTTCCACAATTGTTGAAAAAAAATTCTCCTTCATATTGGTATTATCTAGAAACCTTAATTGAGGTATTTGGTCTTGAATTATTGACATCACATTTGAACTATTATAATGACTTTTTGTTACTATGTCATCCACTAAATCATTCATAAAATGTTTGTTTATAAACTCCGTTACGTTTTCCTTCCATTTTGACTTATCACCTTTCATAAATCTTTTGGTTTTTGTAAATATATCATTCAACGAAAGCAATGATTCTTGTGTTATAGGCATTTTGTATTGAGTTGCCTCCAAATCTATATCCAATTTAAATTCATATGCGTCTTGTGTTGAACCCAAGTGGAATTGTAATTGGGTTTGTTCTTCCTTCAATTTGACTACTAATTGTTGCATCTTTTCGTAATATTTGTGCTCCAATATTTCATATGACTCGGACATTGATTCTTTACTTCCTTCATTTGACCCAAATAAACCCTTATAATTTAAATTCTTCATTTTGTCTAACAAATCTTCTGCTTTTCGTTCCTCTTTTCCTTCTTCTATTTCTTCTTCAATTCCTTCATTTTGTTCTTTATTTTCTTTTTCTTCAGATATGATTTCTTTTATTTTCTGTATTATGTGGATACAAATTAAGGTTTCTATTATATTCACCCAGGTTTCAATCATTTTGAACTTTATTAATGTTTCCATTATGACTATTTTTTGCATTTTTTCTAAATTTGTATTCGTCTCCATTATTATATACTATATAAAATATATACATTTTATACAGTATATTATTTATTTATTTTTATTCAGCTGGTCTTTGTAATTATTTAACTGGTTTCATTTCAAGGTCGACATTTTTAGTATTTTAGTATTTTCTGCTGTTGCTTTTTCTGCTGTTGCTTTTTCTGCTGCTTTTAAGCTTGCATCTTCATTATCAACAACAGGTTCTCCCTTCATTTCCGCAAATTGGAATCCCATTTTGTTACAAAATTCGGCATATAATTTAGGGTCTTGGACGAAATCCATTACATCAAATTTGTCTTTGTTTTTGTCTTGATTCATTTTTAACATCCCTGATAATATTCCATATTGTGTAAAATAATTACTGGCTAACGCCACCTTCAACATATCATTTGAATTTATTTCTTTTGATTCTGATTTTGTTTCTACTGGGGTTGGTTCTGGGGTTGGTTCTCCTGTTATTATTTCAGAAGTGTTTTCTTTTATATTTGAAGGGTCATCAAGTTGGTCTTGTGTAGAAGTTATAGTATCTTCAACTATATTAGAATTTTCTTCTGGGTTGGCTTCATTTTCATTAATTATAAACTTTAATAAGTTTTTATCATCGGCACTTAAAATTTCGTCATTTGATTCTGTATCTTTATTATTATTATTATTATTATATTCAGTTACTTTTTTGTCATATTCATCATCTGTAAGATTGTAGAGGGTTGTTTGATTTTCATATAGCGATACAATCTTTTTTACAAAATTAAGTTTTTTTACGTTTGTACTTAAATTTTCAATTGTATTTTTGATTTTGTTTTTAATATTGGAAGGAATACTTTGAAAAGTATTAATTTTATCATCCCCTCCAACTTGGCCTCCAAGAACGACGCCAACTGTACCTCCATTAAGAAGAATAGGATGTCCGGACCCTCCCCGTTTCTTAAGTGTGCTGGTTGCCAAATTTTTGCGACCATTTTTCCTATTGAAACTTTTATTTTTTCGTTTTCTTTTTTCACCACTTCTTTTCCTTATTTTCCGTGTTTGAGGATGATTAAATAACTCTAAAACCTTTTCTATTTTCTTCTTTGTAATATTTAGTGTCATATTTTATTCTATATATTTAATAAACATTAATTTTTCATATTTTGATTTAAATTTGGATTAAAATTTAATTTAAATTTGGATTAAAAATTGGATTAAAAATATAAAATAATAATGATTCTTTATTAATAAATATCTGGTTATATTAATATTAACAATGGCTTCTCCTTCCAATTATGTAAATACTGAAATAGTTGACAACTATTGCTTCGATAGTTGCGCATTTCAATATAATTATCAACCAATCGACCTTCCTGATGCTATCCCTAATAATGGTAATAAAATTTTCCAAATACCTATTTCAAATCCAAATAATTATAAATGTAAATTTTCTGGTGAAAAATATAAATTAACAAATGTTTTGATTATTCTAAATACTACTGAAATACAACATACATATGAAAGATATCCAACAGGAACAATTATCGGGGAACTCATTATGTCCCATAAAAACGAAAAAAATACTCATGATTTGAATATTTGTATGGCAATAAAAGATGTAGATTATGATACCGATTTAAATGAAATACTGAATGTTTCCAAAGAAAATAATAAAATGATTTTAAATGATTATATACCTTCTAAATCATACAATTATTATGATTCAAACAACAATGGAGAAAATTCAAATACTCATTGGATTGTATTTGACGCTAATCAACATATGTTATCCGTAAATAACATAAATATAACTAGTAGTGGCACTGATACTATAACAATACCACAAGCACCTAGTTCAATAAGTTCAGTTCAATATCACGAAAAAGGTCCGCAATATATGGACAAATCTAGACCAGTTAGTTGCACTAGAATTTCAACCAATTTAGAAAATTCCGATTCAAAATCAGAAAAAACATTATTTAAAGATGGTCTATTCGGTCAAAAAGATCCAGTAATAGTATCATTGTTATTTTTTATATTTTTTATTCTTTTTGTATTAATTGTTTTGGGTATCATACATATTGTAAAAAATAGGTCAAGTATTGTTCAAAGTATAAAAAGTAAAGCAACAAATGGTGTAGATTTTGTTAAAAATCTTGAGAAATCTTAAAGTTCATTAGCGTCATGATTATCCGACAAAACGGGTTCATAAGGCGATTTCGTCATTTTAGCACCCAACGGTTTCATTTTAGAAACAATTTCTTCTTCTAATGTTTTATGTAAAGCATTAAATGAATCCATAACTTTAAATTTTTTATATTCACTTGGTGTAAATTTAGAAACAATACCTTGATTCATTAATTTGAAAGCAACAATAACGGCCAATGTAGCTAAAATAGGATTACACATTCGGAATAAATATATAATAACACAAACTAAAACCAATCTTCCCCAAATAGAAGCGGTAAATTCAGAAACTTCGGAAGGCAATTTATAATCCATAACCACAAAAATAACAAACAAAATAGATAAACCTAATTCGCACAATGACTTGGTATTCATTTTCATTTTATATAATATAATAACACAAAAAACAAATAGAAAACGATTTAAAAATAAATCAACAATTAATATAGTTTTATAAAAATAAATCAACAATGAATAATCAAAATAACAATTCATATTTAGGTGCTAAAGGATACACAATTATGAAAAGCGATATTTCAATTTCTTTACAAAATGAAATCAAAGATGACCTAAATATCAAACCCTATGTGTCTCAAGGTGAGGCCAAATCGTATCCCGTTTATCGCGAATCATTTAAAAAGTTATATGTTCCTCGTTACTACGGACTAAATAAATTAGGGTCGCCAAATGCCAACAATATTGGAAACGGTGAAACCATAGATTTAGAATTCTGTGGAACTTTACGTGAAAAGCAAGAACTCGTTGTATCTACTTATTTGAATTATATTGAAAATCCAGACAAACAAGGAGGTCTATTAGAATTGCCATGTGCGTTTGGAAAGACCATTTTGTCGCTAAATATTATTTCTCGTGTTTCCAAAAAGACACTCATCATAGTCCATAAAGAATTTCTAATGAACCAATGGATTGAGCGTATACAAGAATTCTTACCGACGGCCAAAGTAGGCAAAATTCAAGGTCAAATTATAGACATAGATGACAAAGATATTGTTATTGGAATGTTACAAAGTCTATCCATGAAAGAATATCCTGCGTCCATATTTGAACCATTTGGGCTAACCATTATTGACGAAGTTCATCATATTTCCAGCGAAGTATTTTCCAAAAGTTTATTCAAAATTGTCACCAAACATATGTTAGGATTATCCGCCACTATGAATCGCAAAGATGGAACAACATGTGTATTCAAAATGTTCCTGGGGGATGTTGTTTATAAAGGCGAACACGATGAAAAGCGAATAGCAACTGTAAGAGCAATCGAATATAGGTCTCACGATGAAGAATTTGAGGAAACCAAATTAGATTTTCGTGGGAAACCAGCATTTAGCACAATGATAAGCAAACTTTGTCAATATAATCGGCGGTCAGAATTTATATTAAAAGTGTTGACAAATATGTTGGAAGAAAATCCAAAGCAACAAGTGATGATATTGGCGCATAATAGAAATATTTTGACTTACTTTCACGACGCAATTAAGCACAGAAATTTGGCAACTGTTGGGTATTATTTAGGCGGAATGAAAGAAAAAGCATTAAAAGAAACGGAAACGAAGCAAATTGTAATAGCGACATATGCGATGGCGGCCGAGGCGTTGGATATCAAGACACTCACGACACTCATTATGGCGACAAGTAAGACAGATATACAGCAAAGTGTTGGGCGAATTTTGCGAGAGAAACATAGTAACCCTATTATTGTGGATATTGTAGACACTCACGACATATTCAAGAGTCAATGGAATAAACGGAAAGCATTTTATAGAAAAGAAGACTATAAAATATTTTACACAAATAGCGACGCATATGACACAGATGTCTCAAAATGGGAACCAATTGAATACAAAAAAAGAGGGAAAAAAAATATTCTTATTGACGATGATGATGATGATGATAAACCCATTGGCGTTTGTTTGTTGAAAATGAAGAAATGAAGACTGAAAAGTTGTGTCCCTTAAAGATACTTTTAAATAAATGAAAAGTTGTGTCCCTTAAAGATACTTTTAAGCCAAACCGAGTGCCAAAGAGGAAGAAGATAAAGCTGGATTGCTGTACTTAAATCTATCAAATGCTTTCTTTTTGTTGTTATGACTTTTTCTTGTTTTTTTATGATTGCGTCTTGGTTTCAAACTTTTCTTCAATTTGGATTTCAATTTGGAAATGGATTTATTATTTTTTGAAAATTTATTCAATTTGGATTTCATTTTGGACGCATTTTTTTTTGTTGATTTGTATTTTTTTGATATCATGTGTAGTTTATTCTTTACCGAAACCATTATAATATAATAAAAGATTTAAAAATTTATTATATTATTTATAAATTGCTTTATCAATAGCAACAACTTTAAATAAATTACGGAAAAACTTTTTATTTGCTGTGTCTAAATCTAATTTGCCACCAAATGCTTCATATGCGATTTTTCCATATTCGTTATGTTCTTTAGATTTAGAATCTCTCAAACAATGTGGATACTGTTCTTGGTATTTACCTTGCAAAGCTATTGTATTTAATCTTGATATATCTGTCGCAATACCAGTTAGACGCAATTTTTGGTCATTATCTTTCTCCCAATTGTTTTTATCTCTGATATGAATTATTTCGCGTTTAATATCGCTACAGTGTAACGGTCTTTTAGAAACATCCAATTCTTCCAAATGTTTTATAAATAAATTTGAAAATCCTTCAACATACCCTTTTTTTGCCAAATATTTCAAATCTTGAACGGTTACTTCAATAGAATCAATAAATTCATCTATATTCATAGCGTCTTTACAAGTCTCATTAAGGAAAAAGTTTAAATTAAAACTGTTATTCTGTTGTTGTATGTTGTTTTGTGTATTGATATTTGTAGATGAGTTTGTGTCTGATATTATTTTGACAAGTGTTGTATTTTGTTCCACCAATGTTGAAACTAGTTTAGTTAATTGTGTGACGTCGTTTTCGTTTTCCAAGTTACATTTTTTCTTGTGGTACCATAACCCTTGTCTAGTTCCAAAGGTTTTTTCGCATAAATCACATTTTATTTTTTTATTTTCATCATCACTTAATTTATTTTCATTATATGAATCTTCATCTTCATAAATTAAATTTTCATTATGATATTCGTCAATATCATCATTACTTTTATTATGTTTTTTTGTCATTAAGTGTCTATTAAAATCTTTTTTAGTATAAGTATAAAAATCACATTGAAGACAACTATATTTTTTTTTAGTCATATATATTTATATTATATGCTTTTATATTATTTTGATTTTAACAAATATTTAACATATATGAATAATTGCTTATTTTGTATGATTTTAAATAAAATATCCCACCAATAAAGCATTCATATTTTAAATAAAAAGTGGGAGAAATTGTGTTAAATATTGTCAAAAAAAACCTTTAACCATTTTTAACATTAATAATTTCATTTTTTTGGAGGCAAATTTCACTTTTTCTCATTTTTGGACATTTTTTGAAAATTTAACATCTCTTGACACAAAAAAAGCCACAGTCATTTTAATTTTTAAATCATATTTTTTCAACCGATATACAATAACAAATATTTTTACCCATTTCTTGTTAAAAAATCTTTTAACATCTCTTGACAAGAAAAAACCCACCCATTTTACAAGATTTTCACCTTTTTTCTCAAAAAAAGTATGGTAACAAAGTGAAAATCGCAAAACGTGATTTAGAGCATTATGGTCTCATTTCATTTTTTCATTTTTTTTACTTTTTTTAATGGGAAAGTATTTCAGATTTCAATTTTTGGACATTTTTAGAAATGTCCATTTTTGCGATTTTCTGAAAAAGAGTTGAAATAAAGTGTTTTTTTGTTACTGAAAATATTTTATGATTTTATTAGAAATACCAATGATTGAAAATGGTAATTAAAAATAAAATCCAAATAAAATCCTAGTTAATGGTCTCAATAGGTTGCCATTTTTTGAACTTATGATTAAAGACACATTTCATTTTAAAGGATAAATCAAGGGAAACATATTGGTCATCATCATTATTTTGGAATTCCTCTTCATCATCGCTTTCTTCAAGGGCATCTAAATTAATATTTTCTTTAATAGTTCTAAAAAGAGAATTCATCATAACGCTAGTTTTAAAGTCAGGAATGTGAGCGGTATCAATAAACTTATTATTATCATACATTTCATAAATATCATTTTTTAAAGTAGGTTTAATGGTGAATACATTATTGGATAAAGTGGGAGTAAAATTGTTGCAAAGAGTGTTTATTTTGGTACAAATGGATTTATTGCGGTCGTTAAATTTTCTGTATTCAATTTTATAAATTCCGTATAATGAATGTGAAATTTGTTCTTTAAAATCTTCGACTTGATTGGAAAAAATAGGGAGCCCCACAATAATTTTAGGGTCGCAAATATTCTGTAAATTATGAGCCAAAATAGATTCAATTGTGCACCATTTTTGGCCCCATGAAATGTTTGTAATATTTTTTCCACAATGATACAAAATGTTTTCAATAGAGAAACATTTATTAATGTTAGTGTAAAAGATGGTGCCGTAAAAGATGGTGCCGATTTCGTAGGTCAAATTGGAGTTGAAGTATTTATCGAAATGGTAGTAAAATATGTCTTTAATATGTCTATGATTATCCAAAAGGAAGAAAATGCTGATATTATTACCGTTATATTTAGTAATCCATAAGTAGCATTTAGGACCTTTAGGGATAGCCATTAAAGTATCAAAATTGGAAACTTTTTTATGTAAAAATCGTTCATAAGAAAGTTCAACTTTAGGGAAAAGGTTGATGAGATTTTGTTTGAAATTATTGGAGTGGTTAACCATAGATAACTTTATGTATATTATTAAAATAGGTAATATATTTTTATATTCTTTTTATATTTAGTCTTAATCGTTAAGTTGTTCTTGAAGAAAAGATTTCAATTCATCTTTCATATTATTAGGAGGCGGAGGCATATGTGTTGAATCATTCGGGATTAAATCAGATAAATCATATTTCAAGTCGTTAATAGGAGTGCTATTTGAGTCAGATTGATTCAAATTTTGATTCAAATTTTGATTCAAATTTGAGTTTGAATTATTTATAATATGAAACATATTTTCGTATTTATTAGAAGGGATATGAACTAAATCTTTTACAATAGGAGTGGTTAGATTATTCATAAAAAACAAGTAAAGATAATGAATAATTGCTATAAAAAAAATTGAGAATAGGACAGTTTTCAAAATCCACCACATTTTTTGCTAATATAAAGGAATATTATGAAACACCATTTATAACTAAATGATGTTAATTTAATAAATAAAATAACAATATAAAAACAAAATAACAGTAATAAATAGCATTAAATATGTCATCATTAAAAGTAGTTATTGTAGAAAAGAATGGAACTCTCCGCAATTTAGCAGTAAAAGAGTTTAATATTAATGAACTTTATAAGAAATGTGGTTTTAAGAAATCAGGAGATTTTATAAAGCAAGTGAATTGGAGTGCAAAATATGAAGGACAAACATATAATGTCTCTCTATATGCGAAAACCGAAGGAAGGCATAATAATGAAAGTAAGTATGAATTTCCTCCACCGATAGACACAAAATTGTTTTTTGGTTCTTGTGCTCTAGTTGCGTCACTAAATGATGAATATATTGATTTAAATGATGAAATGTGGAGTAAGATGTATAATAAATTATATGGTGGTTTTGAGAATTTAAGTAAGACAGCAGAAGAAGATGAATTTGAGGAAGATGAGTTAGAAAAAGTGCCAGATAAGTACAAGACTAAAACAGGATATTTAAAGGATGGATTTATAGTGGATTCAAATAGTGAAGATTTTAGTAATGAAGATGAAGATGAAGATGAAGATGAAGATGAAGATGGAAGCAATTATTTAGACAATTTGGATCCAGAATTGACCGAGGAGGAATATGTAGAATCAGAATCAGAATCAGAATCAGAATCAGAATCAGAATCAGAATCATCATACAGCAATTAAAAAATAAAAAGGAAATAAAAGAAAAATGAAAAGAAAAATAAATGAAATAATATAAACACAAATCGCATATTTATTTATATTATTAAGTAATGTCTAAAACAGTAAAAACGATTCCCAATTCAAACAAATTCCGCGACAAAATTCGCGACAAACTAGAAATCCAATTAGGAAACAAGAATAGTAGTATAAATTTAGAAATAGGAATATATAATTATGCGATAAAGGAAGCAGAGCGACGCAAAATTATAAAAAAGTGGGATAATAAGATATTTGTTCGTATTTATTTGAACCATGTAAAAAGTATTTTAATGAATTTGAATGAAAATATAGTAGAACAAATAAAGAAAAAAGAAATAAAGCCACAAAATGTAGCATTTATGACGCATCAAGAGTTGTGTCCGCAGAAATGGGCAAACGCGATAGAAAGAAAGACAATCCGAGACAAAGTCAAATTTGAAAGCAAAATGGAAGCCACTACAGATACATTTACATGTCGCAAGTGTAAATCTAATAGATGTAGTTATTATTTGCTACAAACAAGGTCAGCAGATGAACCGATGACTTGTTATGTAAGTTGTTTGGATTGTGGAAAAAGATGGAAATGTTAAATATGAAACAAAAATGAAACAAAAATGAAACAAAAAATATGTAATAAAATAAATATTTTATATTTTTTCATAATTTTAATTATTATCTGTAAATGTAAAAACAAATACTTAATACCATCCTCCAAAGACACCGCTTAAAGAGAGATGATTGCTTTGTTTATCTTTAATAAATTTATCTTTATAATAATCATTAATATCATTTTGGTCGACACAAACATTTTCTTCTGGTTCTTCTAATTCTTCAATAGTTTCTAATTCTTCATCAATATCTTCATTATCATTAGTATCACTATCAGTATCTTCTTCTATTTCAAAGTCACATTTTTCATCGTTATTATGAATGACTTCGTCTTCTATTACACTTTCATTTTTTTCTGAATCTGAATCTGAATCTACCGTATTTGCGTCTAAATTTAAAAGTTTAAATTCACATAATTTAATTTTGTGAAGCATATTAATTTTATCATCAATATCATTTAAACGTGTATGAATACTTCCGTCCAATTTATGAATTATTCCTTCCAATTTAGACAATTGAGAAGAATCGTATTTGTGCGAATAAGAAAGATATTCAAAAAAATTATAAGAAATATTTGTAACTCCCAATAAAAAAGTCAAATAATAAAACATATCACTATACTTACTAAAGAACTCACAATAATACATTTTATATAACAATATTATATGTCTTTAATATTTTATTATAAAATTATTAATTAATTAAAATAAATTACATTAAATATTTAATTATCATTGATGAATTATTTATTTTTAATAGTTTTTTTAAAACGACCAAGCACAGAAGCAATATTCTGGAACAAAGAGACAATAATTGTTCTAATAATTTTCTTCCCTGTCATTTAACTAGTTATTTATATTATATTATATTGAGACATTTTATAATAGTTAATGTTTTAGAAAACATTGAGGGGAATAAATTTTTGCATAACACGCTTCTACATCCTTGGAAAATGCTTCACAACTTGAACGCGCGTCATCTTTTGATTTATCAATTCTCATAAAACAGTCCGTTTTACTTGGTCCACAATCCATTTTATGACATTTTCGTCTTGCTTTTCTTATAAAACTCATATTTTTTTCTTCATCAAATCCAGTTATAATAGTTTCAATTTTGTTTTGCTTTTCTTGGACGGTATTACCCTTGATATTAAACCCTTCCTTTCTAATATAACAAAATGAAAAGGGAATTATATAAATAATAAATAATGCTAAAAGTAATAAAATAATATTTATATTATTTGATTTTTTTATTTTTTTTAAAAGCATTTTTAACATAAATAAATATATACATAACATCACATATTTTTTTATTCAATTCATTTTTTTTTAAATATAGGTTCATAAAGCAAATCGTGACATTTTTTCTCTAGATCTTTATTTTTATGGAGGAAAGCACTACAAGTTAATTTTGACTCTTTGACATAATTTAATAACGAGTCTTTACATTTAGTTTGGTCTTTCGAGTCTTTACATCTTTTAATACGATTTGGATATGAGTCAGTTAATACTTTTATAACCGCATTTTGTTTTTGTATTGGTTCTTGTCCAACAAAATCACCAATAGTAAAATGTTTTTTTAATCCAAATCCCTCAATTAAATTACATGATTTTAAAAAGAAAAAGAAAAAACATAATATAAAAAAGACTGAAATGATTTTTTTATATTTTTTTATCATTATGTAGTAATTTATATAATAAAAATATATTATATTTTAAAATTGTAAAATATAATTTATTAAAAAAGTTTCGTATTCAAGTAATTTCATTTACCAATAGATTTAATAAAAAGCATACTAGTTGCCTTATAAGGGTCAATATTAGCACCCGGTCTGCGGTCTTCTAAATAACCACAATGCTGTTTATTTGTTTCATTAGGAATGCGAATAGAGGTATTACGAGTTCCAATACCGCTTGTAAAAGAATTAAACGAAGAAGTTTCATGTTTGCCAGTTAGACGCAGATGATTATTTTCGCCATAAACTGTATTCATTTCAGAATGACATTGGCGTAAATTTTCAATATAATTGTAAATATAAGTTAGACCGGTTTTGCCGTTATTATCGCATTTATTTCTGGTATTTTCTGTGCTGAAATTAATGTGACATCCGGAACCATTTATGTCGTCTCTTGGTTTAGGATGATATGATATTTCAACGTCATATTTTTCGGCAATTCGTTCCAAGAAGAAACGAGCCATAATAACTTGGTCACCTGATTGAATACCTTCACAAGGACCAATTTGGAACTCCCATTGAGTAGGTGACACTTCAGCATTAGTGCCACTAATTATAAGACCTGTTTCAATACAATAATTCAGGTGTTCAGTCATAATTTTTCTTTGAATATTGCTTGAGTAAATCCTACAATAATTATTATTTTTATTTGGGTTGTTAGTAGAACTAATTTGGACTAACCCGTTCCCGTTCATTAAATATTCTTGTTCTAATCCGAACCAAGGTTTTTCATCTGAATAAGTGTCAAAAATTTGTTTTGCGTGGTGACGAGAATTAGTTGCGTGAGGCGTTCCATCAATATTATAGGTTTCGCATAAAACAAAAAAATATTCTCTACAAGAGCTACAGTTGCTAATAAGTTTATACTTATCTGCATACATTTTAACAGGTTTCAAAATGACTTCCGTATTGCCGTCAGAATTTGCTTGATTAGTGGAAGAACCATCAAAGTTCCATTCTGGTAACATATTGAGAGTTAGATATTTTTCAAATTCTAATTTTATGACTCTAATTTTGCTTCTTAAATTGTTACAACCATCAAGCCAAATATATTCACAAATAAAAGTATTCATTTTGTTTATATAAAAATATAATAATTTGCCTTTATATTTTTATATTTATTTGTTTGTATAATTTATAGTTTGGTTTATGATAATAATTTATAATAATCAAGATTAAATCTTTCACTATTTGGTATATATTTTTTATCTTTTATGTAATGATTACTGGAGAGTCCAAAATATTTTGTTAAGTTTATAAACCATGTTGTTGGATTAAATTTATTTTTCTCTGATGCTCGATAATCTTTCGGATATGAATGGTGATAATTATGCCAACCTTCACCAAATGTAATAATTGAAACAAGTAAATTTTCACATGCTTTCAATTTGCTATTATATGGTTTATCTCCTATATAATGAGCAAATGAATTCACAGAATATGTCATATGCCATACTATAATAATTCTGAAAAAATTAATGAATAAACTGTTTAGATATTTTTCATTCCAAAATAATATTGGTAGTATAACACATAAAATAAATATAAATATCCATAATTCTGTATAATAATTATTTTGGATAAGTAAAATATCATTTTTTTCTAGGTCATTCACATCTGTCTTATAAATTTCTTCCTTTTCAATTTTATCATTACCATGAATAAGCCATCCAATATGAGCATTATAAAATCCTTTATTTATATTATAAGGGTCACCTGGTGCTTCTTCATTTCTATGGTGAGTTCTATGTGCCTTTACCCACCAAATTGCTGATTTTTGTGATGCGACAATTCCAAAAAAAGCATAAAAATATTGCAAATATTTGCCAGCTTCATATGATTTATGCGACCATAAACGATGATAACCACCTGTTATTGTAAGCATACTAAATATGGTTAATATAATTTGAAATATAATAGTTTTAATGTTAACCTTATTCAATATAAAAAAAGAACAAATAGTTAAAAAATGTATAGAAATTAAGGTCCATTTCATTCCATCGTAATAAATATTATCAGACATATATATAAATTATACACATATTATTTTACAATTTAAATCTAATAATGAATCATTTCGAGGTCATTTACGTCCCAATATTCGCAGGTGCCATTAGGAAGAGGGCGTCTAATAATGAAAGGCAATTTGCGTTGTTGTAGTTCCAATTCAGCAATCAAATAACTGTCAATAATGTTATCTGGTACTTTTATAAAAGGGATAGAACCAGTTTCAATTTGTTTAGCTCTTTGACCGATAATGCGAGTTTTTTCAAATTTAGTCATAATAGGCAATGTTTTATGACAAGGATCGATAATATTACCGTCCTTACTGCGGTGAATTTGCATCATTTTAGCGACTTCATCAAAATTATGACTAAGAACTTCAGGATGATTTGAGTTGATATAGTTTTGAGTGACATTAGCGTCAAATTTTTGTAAATAAGTTTCATCATATTCGTCGTCATCTGAATCATTTAAATATTCATCAACAAGATTAAGAGGATCTATCAACTCTTGATTTTCCTGGCTTTGAATTTCGCCAGGGATAGTTGGGTCATCTAAATCAATATCTTCAATGTCGTCATCATAATCTCCATCTATTTCTGGTTCATCGTTGTCATTGTCATTGTCATTGTCATTGTCATTGTCATCTTCAACATCACTATTGACGTCAATTTCATCGTTTTCATCGTCACTAATATCTTCAAAATTAATAGGAATATCTTTAGAGTTCATTTTATATATATAAATAATACTATTTATTTAAATATATATATTAAAATTGTTTTCATTTTTTATTTTTAAAAAGATAAAAAAGATAAAAAAGATAAAAAAAGATAAATATGGATAGAAACGATAAATATGATAAAATAATTAAAATAGGTATTATATTTATTTACATTTTATATAATAAGATAATATATTAATTATTAGCTTTCCAAATTTTATCGCAAGTGGAGCATAAATATAAATATTTCATATCGACATTATTGTAGCGGATATAGATAATTTCTCTTTTATTTGCGCCTTCATGAGTATTGGTAGAACAATCTTCATTAGGACACAATATATTATTAATTCTTGGTAAAGTTGGGTCCATTTTTGTAAATTCATTGATGATATAATCAAAAGAAGTTTCAGTTTCTTTCATATTCGTATCAATAATGCATAAATTGCCTTCTAAACTGGATTCCGAATTACCACAATGACGGCAATAATAATTAAGATTATTGGGATTTTTTTCATCAATTCTGATGTAAAACATATTATCACAATTTTCGCAAAACTTCATATTATATACTAAAGAATAATAATTTTTATATTATGAATTAAATAAATAAAAATCATTCATTTTTTTCAAATTATTTATTTTTGGATGTCAATAAATTATATGTTTCTTTCATTTTAGTAAGCAGAATTCTATAATTTATTTTACCCTTATATTCATAAGAAGGTATACTAATATATTTAGTTTTAGATTTAGTTTCACAATCTTGAATCATTTTCTCAATTTTAGACAAGTGATTTTGATAATTATTTAAAAAATGTTCTATAAAAATGTCTTTAAACAAATGTATAAATTTGGTTTCAGAATAATGTAAATGACTATCACTATTAAGAACATCACAAATAGCAATATCAAAGTTAGCATATTCTAATAGTGTATTATATTTTGGAATTTCTTTATCATCGCTTTTTACATCCGGTTCGTTTAAAAGAGGATTATCATTTAATAAAGTGCAAAGGGCTAATAAAATGGACGTAATATTTTGACAAGATGTCCATTGTTCTCCAGTCCAAGTATTAAGTAAGGAAATACAAACTTTACCGTCAGTGTATAAATTAGGATTGAAACGAACATTTCCCCCATTTGTCATATATTTTATAATTGGAGGTTCGTGAGGGTATTGTGATGTAAAGTTAAATTTAAAAAAATAATAACCATTTTCATATACTGTATCTTTTGGACCAATAATAAGACCATACCCAGTCATTAAATCATCTTCATCGTGTAAATAATATATACCATTAGAATGTAAAGGATTTCTTTTGATATATTTAACATCGTTGATAAGTCGCTTGATAAAATCTTTTGATAAGATTTGTGACATATTTATAATGTAAATATGGTTTTATATTTAAATCAATTTAAAATCATTTAATTTTAAAAAAATAAAAAATGAAAACAATTTTGAAAAATATATTAGAAATAATTTATATAATCTATATATTATACCAATGAATTATAAGAGCCTTACTGATTTCCTTATACAGCATAATGCGAGCAATTTTAAAGACAAAGTTGTTACACACACAAGGATAGGAGACAAAGACAAAACAAAGAAAATATATGGGGGTTCTTATGTGATAGAGGAAGAAGAGTTGCCAGTATTTCAGGAATTGTATTATGATCATGTGTTTGTAAAGAAAAACAAAGAGCATTTGACAGAAGTCCAATTAAAGAATGGAGGACCAATATGCGTAGATTTTGATTTCAGATATACGTATGATGTTACAGAAAGACAGCATAATAGTGACCATATACAAGATATGGTATTATTATATTTGGATGAATTAAAAGAGTTATATGACTTTGAAGCGTCCAGAACATTTGATGTATTTATATTTGAGAAACCGAATGTAAATAGATTAGAAGATAAACAAATTACCAAAGATGGTATTCATATGTTGATAAATATAAAAATGGATCATATAATGCAACAAATATTGAGAGATAAAATAATAAAAGAAATAGAACAAATATGGGATTTACCATTGACGAACGAATGGGCGTCAGTGTTTGACGAAGGAATAAGCAAAGGGACAACCAATTGGCAATTATTTGGTTCTTGTAAGCCGCATAATGAAACATATTTGATGACAGGTCATTACCATATAGGGTATGATAATGATGATGGTGAATTTACAATGGAAGAATTAAATGTAAATGATTTTGATTTCAAGGCGAATTTTAAAAATATATGTGCTCAAAATACCAATTTACACGAATATAATATGACTAAATTAGGAGAAGAAAAATATGAAGATTTGAAATCAACTTTTACATCGAAATCGAAATCAAAAACAAGAGTGAAGAGATTAGTATTAGAGAGTGATATGATAGACAATGATGGTAATATATTATTAGAAAGCATAAAGACGAAACCTCAATTAGAAGCGGCTGTAAATAAAATGTTGGAAAGTTTGACATCAACCGAATATGAAATAAGAGAGTTGCACGGATTTACACAAATTTTGCCGGAAATGTTTTACGAGTCTGGATCACACGCGGATAATCGTAAAGTTGCGTTTGCTTTGAAGTATACAGATGAACGATTATTTCTGTCTTGGGTAATGTTGAGGTCAAAAGCAAGTGATTTTGATTATGATTCAATTCCAGGATTATATTGTGATTGGGTGAAATATTTCAAATGTAGGAAGAGTAATCCGTTAACAAATAGGTCAATAATTTATTGGGCTAAAAAATATAATCCGGAAGAATATGAAAAAATCAAGAAAAATACAATAGAACACTTTATGGATGAAGCGGTTGAAACTGAGACAGAGTATGATTTGGCACAAGTATTGAAGCAAATTTATAAAGACAAATATGTATGTGTTAGTTTGGAGAAAAAGGGAACATGGTATGTTTACAAAAATCATAGATGGGTATTAGATAAGGGATTATCTTTAAGAAATCGTATATCTACAATTATGTATGATTTATTTGTACTAAAATTAGAGAATTTCTTGAAACAATTCAATAATAAAGATATTACAGATGAAAATAATAAATTTTTGGGAGAAAAGTCTAAAAGAATGTATAGTATTAAAGCCAAATTAAAGAAAACAAATGATAAAAATAATATTATGCGTGAAGCAGCAGAGTTGTTTTATGACGACCAATTTGTAAAAAATATGGACCAAAATAAGAACTTGATGTGTTTCAACAATGGTGTTGTTGATTTTGAGAATAAAGTTTTCAGAGATGGTATTCCTGAAGATTACATTACAAAGTGCACTAAAATTGATTATGTTGAATATGATACATCTAATGAAATGATTTTTGAAATAGGAAAAGCAATTATATCTTTTATGGATAAAATCTTTCCTATACCAGAATTGAATAGATACATGTGGGATCATTTCTCATCTGTATTAATTGGTTCAAATAAGAATCAGACGTTCAATATTTATCACGGAAGTGGTAGTAATGGAAAGTCTATTATGGCTGATTTTATGTCAATGGCTCTAGGTGAATATAAGGGAACAGTACCAATTACATTAGTAACAGAAAGACGAGGCAATATTGGTGGAACATCGGACGAAGTAATTAAGCTTAAAGGTGTAAGATATGCAGTAATGCAAGAACCGTCTAAAGGTGTAAAATTAAATGAAGGTGTTATGAAGGAACTTACTGGAGGAGACCCTATTCAGGCGAGAGGATTATATTGTGAGAGTGAAGTTTTCGAACCACAATTTAGTTTAGTTGTATGTACGAACAATTTGTTTGAAATGAATAGTAATGATGATGGAACGTGGCGAAGAATTCGTAAATGTGATTTTGTTTCTAAATTTATTTCGGATGGAGAAGCACATACAGACGATACAGAATATGTGTTTGAAAAGGATAAAGATTTGAAAGAAAAATTACCAAATTGGGCTCCAGTATTTGCTGGAATGTTGGTAAAACGTACATTTGAGACAAATGGCATTGTTGAGGATTGTGACATTGTTATGGAAGCGTCTAACAAATATAGAGAGAAACAAGACCACATTAATGCGTTTATTAGTGATAAAATTATTCCTACAAACAATTCAAATGACCGTATTACAAAGAAAGATTTGATTAGAGAGTTCAAATTATGGTTTTCGGATGAACAAGGAAGTGGTGATAGAAAGATGCCAAAGGGTCAAGAAATTAATGATGTAATGAGTAAGAAATATGGATTTTGTGGACCTAAAGGATGGGGAAAGGTTCAATTTGTTTGTGAAGAAGATGATGAATATGAAGAAGAATAAAAAATAATAATAAATTAACTATAAAATAATTAACTATAAAATAATTAACTATAAAATAATTAACTATAAATCATATTATGTAACATATATTTAATACATATATACATCGTTTTTTATTCTGTAAAATATTATAAAATAAAAAATACTAAAATGGATAAACCTTGGGATTTTTATGGCTTGGGTAAAAATACATTTAAGAAAGAAAAAGAAATATTTGAGTCAAGAGTGAAAAAACAACAATTCATTCAAGAAAATGTTTTTGAAGAGCTTGTGAAAGTAGCAATGCATCCTAAAAGGATAGTAAAGTATTTGAATATGGGATACTCTATTGATGACCTCGATAATTTATTATGATTTGTATTTGTAGTTGTAAATAGGTTGTTTAATTATTTTACTTAACAATTTAATTTACTGTTTAATATCAAGAAAATTTATTTTTTCAATATGGACGTTTTTTGGTAATTTTGAATTAAAAGATTGCATTGTATATAAAATAATAAGCAACAATTTAGTTGAAAAAAGAGGCAAAAATAATAAGACAAATATAATTCCTACTTTTTTACTAACATTCATTTCATCTTTGCGATATAACATTACACAAGCAATAATAAAAAAAACAATATAAACAAAAATGAAAAATAAAAACAATTTATCCATATTATTCAATTTTTCTTGCTTGTAATACCCTTTTCGTATTTCTTTATTTGTATTGTCTTCAATTTTTTTCTCTGTAATTTTAATATTTACACCGTTAAAATTATTATTTAAATACACTTGTGTGTAGTCTTTTAACTCATTTTCTTTTATGGATTTTATTAAATTTTCAATTCTTTCATTATATATAACTTCATTTGGTTTTGGTTTATTTGACATTATATTATATTTACTGTATAATATAATTCCTTTTATTTATTTTTTATTTATGATTCCAGTATTTATGATGAATCTTCAGTATCATCGCCATTGGGTGCCAAATCTTGTCTAAATCCCCAATCATATTCTTGATAATTCATATTGTCTCTTGATACGACGTCTTTATATTTCTTGAAAAAAAGAATACCACCAATAATACTAACAACTAACATTAAAGCGTTAAATGCGTCTTCAGGTAAAAAACCTTTATTTTTTAAAAATGCTAAAATAATAATAGGAATTAAAATCAAAATAATCAACTTAATTAATTGCGAATGAGCTTGGTATTTGTCTCCATAATATTTATTTATTTTGGCTAATCTAGTTTTATGATTAGTTTCATCTTCAAGATTATCAATATCTGTTTCAATATCTTTTTTATAATCATCTAATTTACTTGCTAAATTGTTTTGATGGTCGTTTAATGTTTTTGCAGATACAAACTTAGCATACAAGTTTTCATTTATACTTTTCACTAAATTGTAAATTTCTTCTTGTTCTGTCTTTATTTGATTAAATACAGTAATGGATTTTTCAGAATCATCTATTTCTTGATTAGATATTTTTGTAATTTCACTATCAAGTTGAGTATTCAAACTATTTAATCTTTCAATTAGAGGTTGTATTGATTGGGAAGACATATTATATATTATATATTATATAACAATAAAAATAAAACAAGATTTGAATCTTTAATTTTTACAAAATATCGGAAAGTGAAAAGTGAAAAGTGAAAAGTGAAAAGTGAAATAGTTTTGTAAATATTAATGTTTTTAATTGTTTGAAGGTTTAGAAACTTTCAATAAAACAACCAATATAGCAACACCCAATAAAGTCCATAAAATGTAATTATTATGATTATAACCTAATACTTGTTTTCCATCTTCTAATTTGCGTTTCAACTCTTGTATATCTTCAATATTAGAACTATTATTCAATGCGATATCTTTTTCTTCAATATTATTAACATAATTCATATTCAAACTAATATCAGCAGATAGTTCTAAATTGGCTCGGCGAAGAATTCTATTATATTTTTCTAGTTCTTGATAGATTTTTTGATTATTTTCTGTAATTGTATTTGTTGTATTAATAATTTCTTCTCTTACAACAGGATATCCGTCTAAATAACCACCGTGACCACTATTTTCTGTTAAAATATCATGTATAGTAAAAGTAGGAATATCTACTTCTTGATATCTGGATAATTTTTTATTTATAACCTTTTTCATTTCAAATGGTTCTACAATAGAAACGTATTTCTTATCTTTCATAATAATGTTGTAATTTGCATCATATATACGTTGTGTAGTATCCATCAAAATATCATTACTTACTGAAAAACATTTATTTTCATCGATATTACTTTGAACGTAACCTATAATGGTATCGTCATTTTTAAGAAGACCACAAGATACATCGCTTTCCATTGACGCAAATTTTCGTTGTTTAAATGTATAAGTATTTGAATTGTCAATCGCCAAATCTTGATTTTTTCTCACAAAATTAGAATCAAAATCAACGTATCCACCTTGTCGGTAATTATCCTTATTGCCAAGTGTTTTGTTATTGAAAATTCCATAACTATTATTTATATTTATTCCTTTCTTAAATCCACTTTCACTTTCACAAGCACTAGCACTAGCATCGTAATAATTTAAAATATTATCATTATTAGATAAATAACAATTTAACGAACCATCCGCATCTTTTTGAAGAATATAATGTTTATAAAAATTATCAATAGCCAATTGTTTACATTCAAAAGGGGACGAAATATTAGAATATGTTGCTTCACTTGAAAAAGTCTGACCCGATTTTAAAGTATAACAATCCCCATCGATATTTTTATTAACCCCCATCTCATTATCATATAAAATGTTCGATTTTGAAAAAATATATTTACCTTCATGTGCTGTTCCCTTTACACCTTGACTACTAATATTTGTTCCTTTAATGAAATTATATCTATCATCAACTATAAATTCATCATACGTATTTAAATCAGTAAAGTTTTTGTCAGATAAATCATTTTTATTATAATTTTTATTATATAGTTTTATTACGTAATCTGACGGTTCATCGTATTGTTTTATAACACCTTTATCATTAATGCGAAAATAATTATTACACACGTCTTTAAACACATTGTTTGTATAAATATCATCATCGTTATTTTTCATAGTATTTCGTTGATTATACAATGTCATTTTATTGACAGGAACATCAATTAAGTTTTTAACTGTATTAATAATATTAAATGTATTTGTAGACAAATCAAGCAAATCATTATTCAATTCTTCTATTTTTCTGGTTGTCATTGCTTCAATTTTATTTTTGTATTGCTTTCCGTGATTTGATAACATTTTATTTATATATAATATAAATGAATAAAATATACTGACGTTTAATTTAAAATTACAGAAATAAATTGAAAACCCAAATGAATTAATGATTATTTCAAAATGTAAATTATTGAAACGGAAAACACGATTATAAATAATACTAAATATAACATAAAATTAGAACCAGTATTTGCGGTATTATTGACTGTAAAATAAATAAATGTTGTGAGCATAATAAACATCAAAGTCAAAAGAAACATATATCTAAAATAGTGGGTATTTACAAAAATAGGGTCCATTTTTGTTTCATTGGAAGCAATTAAATTACGGTATTCTTTTTGAGTTTCTTGTAAAGCATTATAATTTAAGTCTAAATTATCCTTATCTCCGTTATTTTCATCATAGTAGTAATCAGCAGTTGTAGCATCAGAATTTCCCAACTCGATCTTTACACTTGTTGCATGTTCTTTAATAACTTCATTCGTATGTTTTAAATAATTTCCAAACTCAACAAGTTTTAAATTAAGTGAATCGCTTCCTAATTCGAAATCATTATTATTAATAGATGTATATTTATTACAAGAGCCATTAACAAAAGCATATGCTACACATGAGTCATCTAATGAACAAGCCGCTTTACAATCTGTGTCTGAAACTGTTTCTGAAGAAGTAAACATAGATAAATCAATATTATTAAAAGTTACATAAGTTGGGTCCGAAGTTGTGTCATAATGTTCGCTAATTGACTTAAATTTGTCTATTTCGGATTCGAAAGTTTGTTTATTTGTATTTAAATTGTCACTCATATTAGTTATATATTATATACAAGTAATATAAAATATAAATTAAAATAATATATTGAAAAGATAAAAAGATAAAAAGAAAAAAAGATAAAAAGAAAAAAAGATAAAAAGATAAAAAGATAAAAAGATAATCAGAATTTCAAATTATTCTTATAAAGTTATTTCATTTTCTTTAAAAAATAAGCACCACCCATAATACTCAAAAAAATACCCCAGTTTCTTAAATATTTATATTTATAGATTTCACTATAATCACTATTAAGTGTAGTCGCAAAATGTTCGTTATTTCGCATATCATTTATATTGTCTCCCAAATTTTCTCTTTCAGCTCTAATGTATGTTCTTAAAATTTCAATATTATTAGTTAAAATATTATATTTTAATTCTAAAATTTTTTCAGATTGTCTTCCTAATTCAAACTCACTTTTAAAATCATTTGATTTTTTTTTATAGGTTTTAAGATAATCATAAAAAATACTAGGGTCTTCTTTCTGAGCTAAATCAGTTCCATCTAATAAATCATTCAATTGTTCTAGTTGTGCATCAGTTTTTAATTCTGTATTTTTAGCCTTAATTGTGTCAATTGTGTCTCGAAGTTCTTTCAGATAAGAATTTAAATCATTCATATTATATAATGATGTTATAAAAATATTATACACATACGCGGTAATAATAAGATTCTATTGCTGATTTACTAGGTCTTTTTATTTCACAAACCTCTTTTGGTTTAATTCCAATCAATTTGGCAACAGGATCGAATCTATTAATTTCAGGCAATTGTTCAAAAGATAATATATTATACTTTTCCATCATAGCAGTAACTTCATTCTCGTTCATAATGCGGTGATTTGGAACTAAATTATGGTTCAGAATATTAAATTGAAGACGAGCGATACTTTCAATAACAATATGTACTTTTTCTTTTTCCCAAATGTGTTTTAAAACGTTACTTAATGGATCGTTCAATTCTTCTTTTGTAATAATGAATAAAGTATCCGTTTTCTTAAGAGTTTCGGTTAAATAAAACAAATCTTCAACAAAATTGAGAATAACAGATTCATTAATTTTGCTTCCTAAATTGTATCTAATGTAAATTTTTCTATCCTTATCATTTTCAAGAATCATATCCATTTGGTCGTTGTTAAACATAGTGTTTACTTCATTGATGCTAAAATTACTGTATTCACTAACATCAAAATTTTGTTTTTCCATAATATCCAAGATATTTCTTCTGGATTTATAAACTTCGGAAATTAAAAGCGATTGTTGAGTTTTTCTTGACATTGTATTATTCTATATAATAGTATTATGTTTATATAGAATTAAAATTATTTCATTTTTTTTAAAAATAAATAATGCACTTAAATATAATATTTTTATCGTCTTTATTTATTTAATTCAAGAGTCTTTCATTATGGTAACTTTTTTTACTTGAGATGAGTTACCATTGGATTTATCGTTGTCGGAGTTTGTCTCTTCTTTTTCTTCTTTTTCTTCTTTTTCTTTTTCTTCTTCTACGTCTAATATACTTATTTTTTTAACACTATTTTCTTCTTGTTTATCGTCACCAAAAATATTCCCAATATTAAAACCTAAAAATGTATTATCATCGTTTTTGTTTTCAGGTTCATTATTTTTATTTTTGTCGAGTTCTTCTAAATTCAATTGAACGAATGAATCTTCAAGTTCTGTAGATGGGGGAGTGCCAGGAGGCGTTTGTGATGATTCATTTTCATCATATGTTTCATCATATGAATCGGGTTTAAAAGCAGGAGAATTTGATGCGTATGGAGGGTCAGAAGAGGATAATTGATTTTCAGGTTGTTTTTCAGACTCACTTTCCGTATTTGCTTCTTGAATAGAAGGATCATTATTTTCAATTATAGCGTCAGGATTATCCAAATCATAATATTTACGGTTTTGACTTTGATAATTGTTTTTATCATTAATATATTTTACATATTTGCCTTCGGCTTCTTGAAGATTTTTAGCATCAACTATTTTATTGATATTATCAGAATAACTCATTGCCATCAAATTATCAACATTATCATCTGTAATAATTCGCATATTTACATTCATTGCTTGAAGTTCTTGTAATAATAATTTAAATGAATAAGGAACCTTAAGGATGCTAAAAGAGCGTCCGAATTTGCTGATATTTTTAATGTTTTGTGTTCCATCCACATTATTTACAAATTTAATAGGACCATCTGCTTGTGGACTCAAAAACAAATTTTTAGACTCATTATAAATAGCAAGAGAACCAGTGTTATTACAAACAGCAATGTAATATTCATCACCACGATTTAAAAAGGAGTCATTCAAAAAAGCAGCCATTCCGTGACCCAGAATTCCATCGCGTTCCATTTCTCCGATACGTAATCCACCATCATTTGCCCTACCATGAACGGATTGACGAGTCATCATTGTTTTTGGACCTCTTGCTCTATGATTAATTTTATCCTTAACCATATGTTTAAGACGCATATAATAAGTAGGTCCAATAAATATATCAGCAGTCAATTGTTCGCCAGTTTGAGCGTCATGTAAAAGTTGATTACCGCTAGAATGGTAACCGATATTAGTCAATTCTTTACCATAAGTAGAAATATTAGAGCCTTTAGATTGGTATGCGGTGCAGTCGCCAAATGTTCCCAAATCGCCACATAATTTGCCAAACATTGTTTCAATCATTTGACCGATAGTCATACGAGAAGGGAGTGCGTGTGGATTAATAATTAAATCAGGTTTGATTCCATCTTCAGTAAAAGGCATATCGCATTCTGGAATAATCAAACCGACAGTTCCTTTTTGACCGGCACGGGAACCCATTTTGTCACCGATTGCGGGAATACGTTCTTCCCGGATACGCACTTTAGCAATATTAAATCCTTCTTCACCGTCAGTAATAAAAGATTTATCAACAAAACCTAATTGACCTTTTTTTGTTTTTACTGAATCATCAACCCATTCTCCATCTTTTTCCAAATTGGCATTAATTTTGCCAATAACAATCGTTTTTTCAGTGATTTCAGTGTTTTCTTTTACAAGACCAAAATCATCTAACATACTGTAATCATAACCTTGTTTCAATCGCGAAACAGTATTTTTTTGAATATTTGCAAATTTAGAATGACTACCACCTGATATTTTAGCGCTTTCTTCTTTGCTTTCATACATAGAATAATATGTGGTGCGAAATAAGCCGCGATCAATCGACCCTTTATTAATTAAAATCGCGTCTTCAACATTATAACCAGTATAAGACATAATAGCCACAATGGTATTGACACCATATGGATGTTCTTCGTTATTAATATACTGTAAATATCGCGATTTTATAAGTGGAATTTGTCCGTAATTTAATACAACAGACATTTTATCAATACGCATTTGATAATTTGTATGAAAAACAGAAACAGCTTGTTTCGCTTGACCGCAAAAAAATGCGTCACGAGTAGCAGGATTGTTTTCTGGAAAAATAACTTGATTTCCCATTACACCCAATAATAAGGAAGGTTCAATTTCCAAATGAGTATGATATTTTGAACCAGCTAGGTCGTCCAATTTCAGCGCAATATATGCATTTTCTTCTTCAGAAGTGTCTACAAAATCAACAACAGATTTCATTTCTAATAAGGTATCAAAACTGGATTCATTATTTGGATTCAAATCGTCGTAAAGGGTATTCAATTCATATAAAATGCTATTTTTAAAATTATAATTTTCATCGCTTTTGGTTTTAAATCCTGAAACAATATTTTCCCATTTAGCAGTTCCATCTATTAATTTGTCAATAATTGCTTTTCTATCGTAACTTATTTTATTATTGTCAACATAATAAATGGGTCGTGTTAATCGTCCACTATCTGTGTATATATTGACAATTTTTCGTCTATAATCAAATGAAATAGATGTATAAACCGGAATCACACCATTTCTTCTATATAATTTCATTTTATTTACAAAATTAAGAGGTTCTTCAATTATACCAATCCATTTTCCATTTACAAATATTTTACTGCATTTAGAAATATAATGAGGAGTACATTCTAATACCAATTTCATCGCAACATTTCTGCGAATCCAATTTTCCATTGAAACTCCAGAAGAATTACAAGTAATTTGGGCACCGATAGCTAGATGTTTATGAAGACCAATATTGCCACCATCTGGAGTATCAATTGGGTCAATATAACCCCATTGGGTGCTATTTAGAAGCCGAGGACCAACCACTTTTGCAGTAGAATCCAAAGGCAAATTTAGTTTTCGCAATTGAGATATTGCTGAATTATAACTTAAGCGATTTAGGTCTTGTGCTGCCCCAACTTTTTTAGTATGAGTATGAGCACCCCAATTTCCCTTGAAAGCACGACGAATACCTTTTTCAACTGTTTTGTCTTTAAAATAACGACCGTAATTGAGTTCAATGAGAGACATAAATGTATGAGAATCACCCGTTTCTTCTAAATCAACATTTTTTTCCTTATTGATATCATCCATTTTCTGATATTGCACCCGATGGAAATAATATTCTTTACTAATTTTTTGATAAATTTCGTTTTTTTGGATTAAATAATATTCTCGAAACAATTCATAAAACATAACACCAGATAATTCAATTCGTTTAAATTTAAAACTGTCTCTGTCAGTTGGAACTTCTTCTTTTGTGTACACCTTTAGCAATTCAAAAACCATATGACCTACAAAAAATGCCTTTTCAATAAAATTTGTTGCCCCAATATGCGGCAAAAAGAAATCACTTAAAATCTCCATAGTGCTCATTAATGTTCCCCTTTTGGTAAATGATGAAATATATTCTAGAGCGGTTTGTTGGTTAAATATAATGTTTGCATCATGAATGGATGGTCTAAATAATTCAATATAATGTTTATATTTACTTAAATCTAAAATAGTCATTTCAATAATATTTTTATCACTCGTTATTCCCAATGCTCTCATTAAGATAAAAAGAGGAATATGTTTTTTTACATTCGGGATAGAAACGACAATTTGTTTATGAGAATTTACAATACGAACACCACAAGTTCTAATCGGTTTAGATGTGTCTTCAGATACCGACCTAATTTCCGCGCTGTGACTATATAAATCGTCCTTTTTATGAAGTTTCACATTAATCATATTATCGGCAAATTTTTCTTGACAAACAACTGCTTTTTCTTTTCCGTCGATAATAAAATAACCACCATTATCATTTTTGCATTCACCCATTTGAGAGCAAACTTCTTTACTCATTTTGTTTAAAATACACGCATTTGATTTTAACATTATAGGAAATTTCCCTAATAATACTTTTTCAATAATAATATTTTTTTTAATTGGTGTGTCATCTTCTGTATCATTTATAATAAAATCAACATCAATATCATAATGAATAGTTATACCATAAGTCATATTTCTTAAACGAGCCTCATTCGGAAACATAAAATGGACGTTTTCGTCATCATAAATAATTGGTTTTCCGAAGTAAATTTTAGACCCATCTTTGCCACCAAAATATAACATACATTCGTTTGCGTTCTTCTTTTCCTTTTCTATAAATCGAATGGGGTTATTTTCTTGAAATACCTTTTTGATTCCAATATTGATAAAATCGTTGTATGAATCTAAATGATGTGACACGAGAAAATTAGGATTGTCATTGAATAATTTATCTATTATTTTCCAAGAAATGTTCTCCATTTTGTATTGTATTATATAATAAATAGGTTATTTTTATTATGTAATATTATTAATTATTATTTTAATTATCATTATTTTCTATTTTATTATCATCTTTATCATTTTTATTATCATCGTTATGCTTATCATCGTTATGCTTATCATCTGAATTTTTCAATTGTTTGTTATTTGAAGGCAAAGAAATATTTGAATTAATAGAATTACATATATAATTAAGCGGACTCTTAACAGTATCATACACATTTTCTACAAATTCAATATGTTCATTCATTTTGTCACATTTTTGTTTTACATCATTGTTTATTAATTTAAAAATATCGTTTAAAAGTTTGGTATTATAGTCAATTTTTTCATTTAATTCTTGTAACCTATTGTAAACGTGTGTCAATTCTAATTGTTTTGCCATATTTATAATTAATTTATATTTTTATTTCATTTTATCCGAAATAAGTAATATAATTAATATTGTACTTTGTACTATTAAACCTGATATTCCGTCCAGATACATTCCTCTCCATGTTCCCAAATTGTCGTAGTAATGTTTATCTAAATGAGGAAATAGTTTTGTAGCTTTCATTAAAATACCAAAAAACGCACTTATGACGTATGATAAAATCATAAATTGAAATATATAAATAATATTGCTTTTTTCAGACGGAAATTTCATAATATATAAAATGATTGGTTGTGTGATTGCTCCAACAAATCCGGCAATAAGTGCTGCTGATAACATTGTATGCTGTTTAAAATATGGCTTCAAATATCTTACAAAATCAGGAAAGTTATAATTCATTTTTTCATTATTCAAAGATAAAAAGCGTAATACGACATCCCATAAAGCGGTAACAATAAATGTTACAATGATTAATTTAAAATATTCCATTATATATTTACAATATATTATTGTAAATTATCTATTGTCTAATGCTAAACAAAAATATTGGAAAGTAATATTAGTCCACCTATTATTGAAATATTTTTCATAAAAAAATAGTACTGGTTGGGTTGAGTTGGAAAATGATACAATAAAGTGGATACCACCGTAAAGCATATTAATAAAATAATTGCGATGTACGAGTAATCATTATACTTACCATATGTAGCTGAATAAAGAATCAATATTGGCGCACATATTTCTAAAATAATAACACATATGATTGCGATTTTACATAAAAGTAATGGTAAAAAATATAATTTAGATTTCAATCCTTTTGATATATTTGACACGAATGATATTTTATTTAATCCTGCAAGAAAATAAATAAATAGTAATAAAAATACTCCTAAAATATTCAATAACTTCATTTATTATATTACCTTAACATTATAATCGAAAAACGGTGTGTTGCCATAAAAAAAGGAGTTCCCCTTATGGAGACACATTACATTCCTTATTGGAAACCTTAACAAATACAAATAGACAATACTTACTTACACCAATGCTTCAATTGAGTAACCAATTGACCAGTCATAAGTTCTCCTTTATCTTTCGCATCAATTTTAGAGTAATTGACTCTTACCTGTTTCACATCCGTGCGACAAGTGGGACAACCATAAAATTTTTTGTACGGTTGGTTCTCAACACTAAAGTGAAAGTGATTGCATACACACTCTTTGCAAAATTCGTGACCACAATTTAGTCTCAATGTTTGGTGAAGAGTGTGTTCTTCGAAGCAAATGGAACATTCAATTACTTTTTCACGACCTTCCTTCTTGGAAAAGCACTTGGTAGTCAATTTGGGTTTATTCTTGTAACCGATGTATTCCTGATATTCATCGCTGCTTTCAATGATATAATTGGACGAATCATCATCGGACGAATCATACACATCGTCTAACTCTGCCAACGTCATTGGCAACTCATCCTGAAGCGACAAATCAATAACATTTTCTCCTCTTGTCATAGTAACATTGGATTGCGACTGATTGCGAACGATAGGAGGGGGGTTAAGAGATTGCTCCGCTTGAGGCGGAGTGTCGAAGAGACTGTTTCGAAATTCTGTTTCCATTTCCATTTCCATTTCTGTTTCAATCGCACGGTTGGACGATGGGAGCAATTCGGACGATTGTTGGAACAATCTACTAATTTGACCCGAAAGTTCATTGAAGTCTTCCAGTTGCATAGTACCATAGTTGTCTTTGATATTGTTGTAGAGATATCCAATAACTCTCATATTGGATTCGTAGGTGTTTTGAGCGTTCATTTTTGTTAAATCACATAAATAATAATGACAGACTAATAATCATAAATTCGTTTCATTTTTTTTACTGAACTACTTATTTATATACTATTTTATAAAAACAAAAATATAAAAAATAAAATGAAATTATAGAATTCTACAGAATTGTTACATTACTATTGTCATTGGTTCAACCTCCCGTTCATCGTCTTCCGTTGCTTCATTCGCCTTTTCTTCTTCTACCAGTTGGTAAATATCTTTGCCTAATACCATAGACATTGCTATTATCGATACAACTACCCCTGATGTCACAATCGGCATCAAAAAGAGAAACCAAGAGAACTTTTGATATCCCTTTTCACATATTTTGTGTAAAAGCCAACTCCAAAATAAAGTATAAAAGAGTTGCGTTACAAATGTATATGTGTTTGTAATAGTTCCACATTTGGAACCAGTTATGATATTAAATGTTATCATTAATAAAAGTCCTACAATGGAAAATAAAAAGTAATATTGCGAAGGTTTACAAAAATTTGACATGTCTATCATTTTACTATATATTGTATTGCTAAAATAAAATTCAAATTATGGGTTTATATATTCCAACAATTTGAATGTTTCTTTCCCTAAAAATACTTTGGAAAAACTTTGTATAATATATTATTGGAATATAATGAAACAGAATAAAAAATATAGTAGAGAAATTTTGAAAATATTTAATGAAGAACGAGTGGCTTTGATGGGGAAAAAACAATCGAAACAATCGAAACAATCGAAACAATCGAAACAATCGAAACAATCGAAACAATCGAAGTATTTGATATTACATAAAATAATACGATTATGTATATAATGTGTAGTGTGTTTCAGATGGGGAATCATTTATGTTAAATAAGATTATAGGGGGTATTTTCAAATAAATTGATTGGGCGAGTTGGAAACATATCGTGTTCCCTTGCCAACAGAATAATATTACAACCATCATAGATTGATAGTTTTCCAATAATAACTTCAAATGGTGTTGTTCCAAATCCACAACCAGATTCAATATATTCTCTATTTATCTTCTTAATATTATTTGGAAGCAATTTATGAATAAGAGTTGAATTTCCAGTTTCACACGCAAGCATAAATATAGAGTATTCTGTAAAAGTGTCGGTGTTATTAACACGAATGTTCATTTTAAATTGGGGATGAGAAGAATCATATTTATAGATGTTTTCAATTAATTGTTCTACACAAGAGTCGTCAAACATTGAGAATATTCTTGTTTCCTTTTTGTAAATCATATATGGTAATTCTTCGGCATTATAATATAATGTTTTAGAACTACCATTAATATTTATAGTTGCCAGGTTTAATAACGATTGCATTTTGAAATAAAATTTGATTCCTTTAATTACTTATTAATGAAAACAAACAAATGGAAATTTGGTTTCATTTTTTTTAATTTAAAGTATTTAAATAATTTTATAAAATTAATATGTCATTTGGTTCTATATACATTTTATTTATAATTCTTTATAAATACTGTTTTTACATATTGTTTCAAAGTATTATATTTTAGTGTAAGAAAATAATTAAGCATAATGTCCTGCCCAAGGTAAAAAATTAGTTGCTGCTGGATTTCCTACTAAACCATTATACGCATTCGTAATTGTATGAGGAACATATCTGGCCGCATTAAGCAAACTATGACTTACTAAATTTGTTGCACTTATGCCTCCTTTTTGCTTGCTACATCCTTTCATTTTATAAAGTTTTCTTGTTTTTCTTATTTTTCGACCTTTAACTTTTCTCTTATTATATTTAGGAGTTTTGGTTCTAGTTTTCATTCTTTTAGAAAGTGATTTTTTCTTGTAACTTTTGTTCTTTACGGTTCTTCTTTTAGACGCCATTGGGATATATATTTAGCACATATTTTATTTTACTTTGTATTTTGTATTTTGTATTTTGTATTTTATACATTATTTATTAATCATTAAAATTATTCAATATCAACATGGGTAAGAAAGTGACGACGACAACACATACGAGTCATTCCTAAATTATCCATCACAACGCCTTCGGGGGTCTTTTCGTGATTTTCTTTTGTTAAATATATCACCTTTTCAATATCCATTGGCTCTCCACTGGCGACTTTACTCATCTTCATTTTACGCACTTCTTCTAAATAATGACGATATTTGTCAGCAATCACATTGCCACAAGTAAAACATTTCACGGGAATAATCATTTTACTATTATATAATACTTTAGAAACTTATATTTATATTTATTTACTTTAAATTAGTTTCATTTTTATTTTTTATTTTTATTATTCATTTCTAAACATATTTAAATACATTTTATATAATTAAAATAAAATAATGAGTATTGAAACTTCGGTATCTGTTTGGAAAGTATTTGATAATAATATTAATTCATTAAATTTAAGCGAATTATTTACGGTTGAAAAAATTTATAACATACTAGATTTACAAGATAATTACATAACTTTCACAAATTATATAAAACAAATTGTTCAATTTCACATGAAAGAAAATAATAATAAGACAGCAAATATTTTCTTTGAGATAAAAGAAATAAATAGCGAAAGGATAGTTTTTAATAATAATCAGAACGATATAATGCATATTGTAATCAATCTAGAAGATACAGATAATTATTATTCGTATTTTACAAATATAAATCATAATGAATATAAGTATAAAGATTTTAATGATAAGTCAGAAATTTTAGTTTCAATACCAAGAAAAAATGAACATTTTATAATAAAAAGTAATAATATTTATGGCTTTAAAATGAAAAATGAAAATGTAAACATTTCTTTTTTAACATTAAATATTTATGTGTGTCATGATAATACAGAATGCCAGTTATTGTTTAATTCTAATTTCGATTTTGACAACACAAACATCGATAAAATTGAAGTAAAAGATATTGATAGTAATATTGTAGCTAAACCAAGTTTTTATAATTCATTATTATACGACAATGAAAATATACTTAAGTTATTGGAAAACGATTTAAATCGCAAAAATCATCATACTTTCAAAATTTTCAATAAAGAATACAATAATTTTTTAATTAATAAAAAGTCATTATTATATGATTTAAACACATTACATATAAATAATAGATTCAATAATTATTATTATGAAAAAAACTTTTTTTGTGAAAATATTTGTAAATGGATATCGTCAAAAAGTAATAACAATAATGATAGTTTAAATCAAAATAATGATATTTTTTCATTTAATAAACACTTATTATCAAATAAAATAATTCCACAATTTTCAGATTATTTTTGTCTACCTGATAAAAGTAGCGTCAATATAATAAATATAGCAATCATCAACAATGATAATATTATTACACAAAGTAATGGGTTTTTGAATATATTGATAAACCTAAACCATACAAACGATTATATTAGTATATCATTTTCTGATAATATAAATTTCAATATTTATCAAGGAGACGTAATATGTTTTTCGAAATATAAACAAATTATTGAAGCAAATACGTCTAATAATAAACCATTTAATTTTTTACTATTTACTTTAAGTGTATCTGGTTAATCATATCTAAAAAATACTATTATTAATCCATCTGCGCCATCTGCACCATTTTGTTGATAATTCCCCCCCCTTGAATTTGCTCCTCCTGCTCCCCCTCCTCCAATCCCAAAACTATTCCTATCATTGGAATTAATAGGAATATTATAACCAGTATTATTATTTGCTTGACGATTAGATTCATCATACCAGCCGGTATTGCCATCTTTTTTAATTGGTTCTTGCATATGTAAAATATTTGGTATAGGAAAATTAGGGTTAGTATTATATAAACCTGCTGCTCCACCTTTACTACTACCAGCATTTCCAACTTCATCTCCGCCAGCAACACTTTGACTATGTATAGAAGAATAATTTATATTACTAAGTAGTGTTCTTGATATTTCTCCGCCACCACTACCACCACCACCTGTATTTCTAATACCAAAACCACCTGGTGCGGCAATTATAATATTATCATTAGAACTGTAAACATTAATTTCACTATCTTCACCATGTACACCTGTTGAGCTGTTTTCACCTCCTGTAGGCAAACTTTGTATTTTTGCACCTTTACCTCCTTGTCCAACTGTTACACTATAATTGCTAAAAAATGTACCTGATTGTGGAGTTAAATTAAATAACTCTAATCGTCCTGTTCCACCTCCACCTTTTCCATTTTGATCGGTTGCTTGTTTATAAGTAAATCCTCCACCTCCACCTCCACCAACTAATAATACTTTAAGTTTGTTTGCACCATTACATGAATATGTGCCATTATTACCTACTTTATGTATTCTATAAGATATTAATGCGTTTTCAGTTATATCAGTATTACTTGATACATTATATCCAGAAGATAAATTACATCGCAATTGCAAATAATTTGTTGTATAAAATGAAAGTACATTATTAGATACCTTATAATCAGATTCATTTCTTTGATAAACACTTGATCCAACTTGTAAACAATTAGATAAATTTGAAGATGAATTATTATATTGTGTTAAGATACAATCTTCATTAGTTCCGTCACCTACTAATTTTCTACTATTGACATAATAATTCGCCATTATAAATATATTTATATTTTATAAAATATTTTCAAAAATTACATATTAAAAATATAATACAAAATAACTATATAAACAAATTAAATGAATGATAATTATATTTATCTAAATAATTCTTCATTGTCACACGAATTATGTGACGAAATTATTCTACAATTTGAAGAAGAAGTTAAAAATAAAAATACTCATAAAGGTGTTACTGGATTAGGACAAGATCACAATGTTAAAGACACAAATGATTTTGTTATTGAATATCAAAATAATTGGATAAACATAAGAAAATGTTTAGAAAGGGAATTAGTATTTAATTTAGAAAAGTATATGAAGCAAATTAATTCTAAATATGACCATATAAAATATAAATTAATTCCACAAGAAACTTATTTTAAAACATTACAAATACAGAAATACGAAAAAAATAAAGGAAAATATATATATCATAATGACAATGGTATTGATTTTGATAAAAAATCAATGCGAGTTTTAACATATTTGTGGTATTTAAATGATATTGAAGAGGGAGGTGAAACTGAAATATGTTTAGATAATTTGATTAAACCAGAAAAAGGAAAATTATTATTATTTCCATCGTTATGGACTTATCCGCATTCGGGTAAGAAACCATTGTCAAATGATAAGTATATTATTACAGGTTGGTTATACACATCTCATATATAATCTTCAAATTAAGGAATAAGATTATACACAAATATAATACAAATATATATACAATATAAATGGCTAAACTAGGACTAAAAATAAAAATCGGAAATGAAGAAAAAGATTTAGACGATATATTTCTAAAGATATCAGATTATAATGCGAATTCATCAAATTATCAAGATGGCGAAGCAGTTCAATTAACGCAAGAAACAGGCATCAAATATATAGACGAAAATGGTGTCAAAAGGGATTTAATTGAGCGCTATATTGGTTACGATTCTGACGGATATATAGCAGAAAATTATGAAACAGACCCTAATCGTATTGATGTTTCTAGTTTGAACTCTATTACAGATATAAACGACAACAATTTAGTGAATTTATTTTACCAATTAGGGACTAAGAAAGTGTCTGAAAATTTAATAGATATTCAAAATGGGGATTACTATATAAGAGTAACAAATAATTCTTCCAATGCAAACTATAGATTTCAATTTAATTTTCCAGTTGGAACGATTATATGGATGGAAATCATAAATGGAAATATCTATATAAAAAATAACAACAAAACGACAACATTTTTGTCCGTAACATATATTGAACAGACGTTATCCACTAGTAACATATCATTAAATCAATCTAGATTTAATGATTCTTTTGTATATAATACATTTTTGAGAAATAATGATAGTGTAACTTATTATTTGTCTAGATCTAATAGCAATAAACAAGAAGCAAAATGTATAATAATCAGTTAAATTTCCACCAATTGACTTCCTTTAGAAGTTTTTACTTTTTTATGTTGTTTGCCTGTTTTATGGAAATTATCGTGGCATTCGTCGCACAAGGCAGCCAAATTAGCCTTTTTATTTTTATGAAAAATCATATTATTTTTCTTAATAATTCCTTTCTCATTTGCTTCTTGTTGGTGTTGTAAATGATGCACTTCGGTTGCCAATTTATTTCCACATTGTTCGCACATAGCGACAATTTTTTTAGCATTAAAGTGTGATTTTTTAAATTCACCGTGTTCCGAATTATGATATTTGTTTCTAATTTTATACGCACTTTCAATAAAATCGTCCGCCAAAGAAAGCGATTTACAAACTTCCAACCCATACAAACTATTACCAGGACCGTCTTTCAATTTGCGGTCATAAATAAGCAAATCTTGTTCTTTATTATAAACAACTTCCAAATGTTTTACAACCAAATTATTTTCGAGCATTTCTTTAATTTCATCATAATCAACAATTTCGTGTAAATGTGTAGCGAAAATGAAACTACTTTTAACGCTAGCAAGATGTTGAATTCCAGCAACAAATATACTAATAGCAGAAACAATTTCAGTTCCAGAGCATAATTCATCGCCCAAAATCAAACTATTTTCATTACAAAGACGTAAAATGGTGCGCAATTCGGACATTTCAACGGCAAAAGTGGAAAGTCCTTTAAAAATATTATCGTTGCCTAAAATGCGAGTAAAAATGTATTCATATGGTTTATACACGAATTTAGAGCAAGGAACAAATAGACCAGCTTGTGCCATAACAACGGCAATACCGAGGGAGCGAATAAGGCTAGTTTTTCCGACAGCATTTGTGCCGTAAAGTAGCATACCATCAACACCAGGATTAGAAGCCGAAGAACCCGAAGAACCCGAAGAACCCAAAGAGATATCATTAGCAACATAAAGTTCTTCATCTTGTTGAATTTGTTCTATAATACAGTGGCGCAAATTGGAAGCATTAACGAAAGATTTTTCTGCGTTAGTATCAATAATAGGTCTGCAATAGTTGTATTTATTGGCAATAGTTGCTTTATTGTAAAGCACATCCAAATGAGTAACAAAATCAGCAATCTGATCCAATTGGTATTTAAATTGTTGAAAATTTTCAATAAATTGTTGATAAACAATAGAAACAATATCTTTCATGGAGCAATTAACGTTATAAATATTGCTACATATTTTATCAATTTGGTAATCAGAAATATGTACGTTTGAAGCAGATTGTTTTTTAAATTCAAATTGATTTTTTTTAATTTTTAGTTTATAATCTGAATCGTGAAAATGGATAATAGAATCTTCGGAAGGGAGCATTTCATTTAGCAATTTAGCGCGTCGACTGGTACAAATAAGACTATAATTAAATTTTTCGGTAATATGATATTTTACGAATTCTGTAGAATTATTTTTCTTCTCGCTTTTAGCAATAAGGTTATTAAAATATTCTTTTATATTGTTTAGCATGGAAGTAGAATGTTTAAGTAAATTCGATTTAGAATCAAGGTCATCATGAATACCACTTTGAATAAAATTAGTTTCAAAAGAGTTGTAATTATCAATATTATGGCATAAATTAAGGTCTAATGTATTTCCAATAAAATCAATAATTTGGTCGCAAAAAGAAGGGATATTATCAAAATCAACATTGTGGAATTTCATATAAGATTCAAAAGTGGTGTTATGATTTATATTTGAAAAAATGTTTTTAATTGAATCCAAATTGGAGCAAATTTGGAAGCAATATTTAGGCGAAATTTTGAATAAATAAAGTTGTCTAGTGAATTTATGTAAATCTTTAAATGAGCCAAGAGGTTTATGTAAAATGGATTTATAATTTTCCAAATCAGAGAGTAAATAATCGGTCATATTATATTCTTTTTCAAGAAACTCGCTGTTTGTGATGGGGGTAAGTAAAGTATCATTAAATTTTCGTCTACCCATAGGAGTTAGACAATTATTAAGCATATTTACAACACAAGAGAATTTGCTTTTTGACCCATTTTCAGGAAGAATATGAAGTTGTTTAAGGGAATGATTAGCGAGAATGAGTTTATTTGAAAAATTTTCAAATTCGGGAGTTTTAATATTTTTCACAAGTTGAGGGTTATGTTGTAAAATGAATTCAAGTAAGAAACAAAAGGAGTTGAGTGAAATATGATTTCCGTAGAAAATTTCGACAAAAGTGTTAAAATAATCAAAATCAAACATTTTTCGCAAAATAGTTTCTTGTATAGACGATATTTCGCATTCTTTAGCTTTTAAAAGATTGAATTCATTATCTGTAGAATTTAAATCAATAATATGATTTTTTTTAGACTGAATGTTGGTATATTGTATCATATTATGTATAAATTTTGATTCCAAATTAGAGATAATAATGGTTTCAGTAGGGTTATAAATAGAAATAAATCGTTCCAAATTATCGTAAGTGGTAGGATTATCAATGAAAGGTTCTTGGAATTGAGAGATGGAAGTTTCACCAGTAAATACATTTAGATTAGCAATACCGCAGACAATATATTTTCCTTTAGATAAACGATTAAGACCCTTATTTTCAATAAAATCAATCCAAATGCATGTAGTATTATTATTTAGAGATGTTGTGTCTTCTGTAAAATATGTTCCAGGAGAGAAAATACCGGATAAAACACGGGTAATATTTTTACCAGACCCTTCTTGATTATAAACAACAACGGTGTAACCGATTTCTTGCATTTTTTTAACATATTTATCTAAATATAGTTCAGGGAATCCGGCCATAGAGTGGTCACATTTTTTACCTATAGAGAAGTCACAAGTATTAATAAATGTTGATATTTGTTTAGCGTTTTGAATATCAACATTTGCGTTTAATTTGGAGAGATTGTCTTCCATAATTGCGTAAACTTCGTAAAATTTTCCAACCATCATATAGAGGATAGTTTTTTCGCCAAATTTATTTTGATATTCATTTGACAATTTTAGGTATTCTTTTGTAATGGACATGGTATATTTAGTTATAATAAATTGTGATAATATCTTTAATATAATTTATATATAAATAAATAAACATTTGATATAAAATAAAAACTTAAAGACGAAAGAAAAAATAAAATAGTAATATATATGTTTGTTTTAAATAACAAGTCTAGATTACAAAAGCAAAGAGAGCAACAAATGCGAGCTAAAGTTCAAGTAAAACCAGTAGTAAAACCAGTAGTAAAACCTAAACAAGTTCATGACACAACCCCAATGCCATCAATTAAGCTCCAACCAGTAGTCCCAAAACCAGTAGTCCAACCAGTAGTCCCAAAACCAGTAGTCCCAAAACCAATGGTTCATGTAAATCAAAATCTTAAACCGATGCCAGTGGTAAAACCTCAACCACAACATCACCAAGTAGTCAAGAAAAAACCACCTGTAAAGCAATTACCACTGATTCAAAATCCAGTAATAAAAGAAGAAAAGGGTGAATTAGTCGTTGTTGAACCTAAACAAGTAATGAATAATGAAAGAATAAAACAATTACAACAGCAAAAAACTAGTAAGCAGAAACAATTACAAAAAAAAACAGAAGAAGCAAATAAAATAAAGCAAAAAGAATTAAATAAAAGACAACAAGAAGAGCAAAATAAGCAAAATTTATTTACTTTACAAGACAAAAATAAAATAGAAAAAGAAGCAGCGGATAGAGTAGTTTCTCAAAATGCCAAACAAAGAAAAGATAAACATGAAAGAGAAATAAAGAAATCCCAAAATGAAGCAAATATGAAGCAATTGCAAAAAGAAGTACAACTTAAAAAAGTTACATTATCACAAAAATTATTTTCTAAAAAATTTAGCGCTTAAATAATACACTTATTCATAACAATAAGTTTATTATTTACTTAATAAAAAACAATTCAATGTTAATTTACAGCAAATGTTATTTACTCTAATACATTAATATCGCTTCCCAATATGGTGCTATCATTGTATAAATTTACAACTGCTAAACGAATACCTTGACTTCCATTCCAACCGTGTGCTGCATTATTGAAACTGTATGTATGAGTAATAGAGCCATGAGGGTTGAATGAAACATTTTCAGTGATAACCAATTTAAAATTAGTTGCGTCATTAGCATCGGTGTAATTTCCTTCGCTTGTAATATCACTAGGCACAGCCAAATATTGAATTTTATTTACAACTCTACCATTAGGGTTAATATCAAATGAAATAGTATCAGTATTTAAACTAATATCTAAATTTAAGAAATTAACATTAGTGACAACTGTATTGTCACTATTAGCAGTATGCAAAACAACATCTGGGTTCATTACATTAACAGATTCATTAGAGTCAACAAATGATTTATAGAATGCGGTAACCTTGAAGTTATATGATTTACCATTTGTAATATTGAGAGCGTCATAAGAAACATTTGTGATGACAGTTTCATTAACATTATAAACTTCAGAATTATCAGTATTATTATGGACGACAATGTTATATTTATCAAACTCATAATTACCGATGTATTGTGTTTGATTAGCCCATGACATATTAACGGTACTAATAATATCACCAGTCGTTTCAGTCAAGGTAAATGCTAAATCATGACTTGTAATATCAGTTGTAGCAATTTGAGCGTAAATTCGTGCGGAAGTTTCTTGATAATCACCAACATAGAGGTCATTAGTGGTGCTCTTTAATGTAAGACGCATCTTAATGGTGAATGAATCACCATAAGAATAAGCAATATTTGAAAATAAATTAGAAGTATATGCTTCAGTAAATGATACCGATTGAACGACAATAGTACCATTTTTACGTAACTCAAGTTCAGTTTGAGACAACAATAAGTTATTTGCTTCGTAATTAGGAAGAGTCCATGTTGCGTTAAGATTGACACTATTAATAGAAGCCGATGTTTGAGTCAAATCCATTGTAACAAATTGAGTGACCTCAGCAGTCACATCATAAATATTTATGGTATTTAATATTTCAGAATTGAACCCACCGGTAACTTCAACAGAAGTAGAAAAGACAGCATCACGTGGTTTATAAACAGAACTAACTTCTGCGTAATGAGGATTATTGTTTAAGTCCAAACCATCAAATGTAGCAAAAATATTAGTCAAAGTTTGAGAACTCAATTCAATATTAGAAGAGCTGTATAATTTAACAATATAATGTTTAATATCTAACCCTACACCATTTAGGTTAGTAGCCCCATCCCAATTAACAGTCAATTGTTTAGAATCATTGGTTTCGTATGTGACAACAAAGTCTTGGGCGTCAATGACCTTATCATAAACAATCAACGATCTAGCAGAAGTAAGAAGAGGAGTGCTTTCAATTTGAAGACTAGAACTATCAGAGTCTCTAGGTTGGAAAACAGCAGTGGTTCTAAATTTATAACCATTTGTGTTATATGAGACATTATTGAATTTATAAGTGAGAGTGCTAATGGATGTAACATTATTCGAAACAACTGAATTATCATCTTGATCGATTAATTCAACAAAATAATGCTTAAAATCAAGACCAACATTTTGGATGTTATTTGCGAGATTTACGGGAACAGTCCAAAGAACATTAATTTCGTTCTTCAAATCAACATTATTGAAAGAATCAAATGCGACATTTTGAACTGCAAAATTAGCATTATCATCGCTGACAACCTTATCATAAGGGGTTAATGTTCTTGTGCTTACAATAGTAGCACTTGAAACAACAACAGAAGCACTTGCGACAGAATCTTTAGGAATATAATGCCCGGTAACACGGCAAGTATAACCAAGAGTATTATAACCAACATTAGTAAATGTATTAGACACGGTTCCAATAACACCAATATCAACTGATTTAGCAACAGAGTTGTCATCTTTATCAATCAATTCAACTAAATATTTAGAAAAGTTGAGACCATTATTAGTTAATCTGGTTTGCAAAGCAGCAGAGTCGACAACCCAACTGACAACAACACTATGGTCGGTTCCAACATTTGAGAAAGAATTAATTGCAACACTAGTGACTTGATAGTTGCTGTCATCATTAACAACTTGGTCGTAAGGGATTAATGTGACACGAGTATTATGGATGACATCGCTAGGAATATCAGTGGAAGAATTATCAGCGTCGATAGGGTTATAAATAACAGTAACCTTCACCTTGTAACCAGTATTATTGTATGCGATATTTGTAAAACTAGTAGTCAATGTATTAATGCTAGTAATATTTTTAGTATCAACAGCAACATTAGGTGAGCCATAAACGTAAAGTTGAACTAAATAATGTTTGAATTTTAAACCAACCGAGTCAATGGTGGTTTGCAAAGCAGCAGGTTTAGTCCAATTGACAACGAAACTATTAACCAAATTATTATTGTATGAAGTAATAGCAACAGTATCAATGTCATATTGACCTTCACCAGCGAGGTTAGTATTATAAGGGATAAATACTCGCGAATCCTCAACAACATCACCAATAACTTCCACAGCAGCTGTTAAACTATCAGCATCCAAAGGTTGATAATAAGCACGCACTCTAAATTTGTATCCACGGTCGGAACCGGTTGCATTAAAAGCAATATTTTCAAAAGTATGTGCGAGTGAATCAATATCAGTTTTTAAAGGAGATTGAACAACCGCACCAGTTGCGTTATTTATCAATTCCAAATAATAATGTTTAAATTGAAGACCCTTATTAGACATAGTTGTTTCCAAACTAGCAGGTTTTTGCCAGGTGACCGTTACACTATTAGAATCATTAACATTCACAAAACTGTCAATAGAAGGAGACAACATTGAAAAGTTACTGTCATCATTTATTACATTATCAAATGGTTTAGCGATGCGAGTGCTGACAACAATGGCACTTTGAATAGATTGTGTGGCACTATCAGAATCTCTTGGTTTGTAATCGCAAGTGACTTGACATTTGTAACCATTGTTATTGTATGCAACATCAGCAAATGTATGAAAGTTAGTGGAAATATTTGTTATATTAAAAGTTTTATGAATAGATTGGTCTGTTTGACTGACGAGGTCAACCTTGTAATGACGGAAGTCGTTACCAACCGCAGCCAATTCAGTCGCCAAATTAACAGGAAGTGTAAATCCTATTGTCAAAATAGTGTCATTTAAATTAGAAAATAATACGTTTGTAACTTGGAATTTAGTCTCGTTAGAAACAAGATTGTCAAAAGGTTTAACAATGCGGGTGCTGACAACAGGTGCGCTCTGAATAGATTGAGTTGTACTATTAGCATCTCTAGGTTTGTAGTCACAAGTGACTTGACATTTGTAACCGTTATTATTATAAGCAACATCAGAAAATGTATGACTATTAGTTGCAATATTTGTCAAATTAATCGTTTTATGAATAGATTGGTCTGTTTGACTAACAAGGTCAACCTTGTAATGACGGAAGTCAAGACCAACTGCTGTCAATTCATTTGCCAAATTAATAGGAAGGGTAAAACTAATTTCAACCGATTGATTAGACAATGTAGGGAAAACAACACTAGTAACTTGGAATTTAGTTTCATTAGAAACAAGATTGTCAAAAGGTTTAACAATACGGGTGCTGACAACAGTTGCGCTTTGAATAGATTGAGTCGCACTATCAGCATCTCTGGGTTTGTAATCACAAGTAATTTGGCATTTGTAACCATTGTTATTGTAAGCAACATCAGAAAATGTGTGACTTGTTGTTCCTATAGTAGAAATATTAAAAGTTTTATGAATAGATTGGTCTGTTTGACTGACGAGGTCAACCTTGTAATGACGGAAGTCAAGACCAATATCAGACAACTCTGTAGCCAATGTATTTGAAACAACAAAACTAGTTGTAATACTTTGATTATCTAATGAAGGGAACAAAATATTGCTAGTTTGGAAATTAGTCTGATTAGAAACAAGATTGTCAAAAGGTTTAACAATACGGGTGCTGAGAATATTTGCGCTTTGAATAGATTGTGATGCGCTATCAACATCTCTTGGTTTGTAATCGCATGTTACACGACATTGGTAACCAGAATTATTAAAAGCGACATTGGTAAAAGTGTGTGTTGTAGTTCCGATACTTTGAATATTAAATGTTTGGTTAACTGAATCATCAGCACCTTTGCTGACAAGTTCGACCTTGAAATGACGAAAGTCAAGACCAATAGCGGTCAATTTATTAGCTAAAGTGGGTGATACATCAAAACTTATTGAAATACTTTGATTATCTAAAGTAGGGAATAAAATATTACTTGCTTGGAAATCAGCATCGTCAGAAATGACATCATCAAAAGGTTTAACAACTCTGGTGCTCAATACAGGATTAGTTGAAATGAGTTCAGAATTATTAGTATCTTTAGGATTAACAACAGTTGTAACGTGACATTTATATCCATCATTATTGAAAGCAACATTGGAAAAAGTATGTGAGTCATTACTAGAATTAGTAATATTAAAGGTTTGATTCTTTGTTGCATCAGCACCTTGATTAATCAATTCAATCTTGTAGAAACTGAAGTCAAGACCAACATTATCCAATTCAGTTATCAAATTGACAGGGAGAGTGAATTGAATATGAATATTTTGATTATCCAAAGTAGGGAAAACCACATTTGTTACTTGATAAACTGGTTCGCCAATTACACTTGTATTGTAAGGAATCAATCCAATACCATTAGACACAGTAGCACCAATTATATTATCAGAAACTGTAGTATCCTGTGGAGTGTAATATCCAGTAACATTGCATTTGTAACCGTTATTTCTGAAAGCAATTTCAGTAAAAGAGTGTGATTTGATTGATGTATTAGTTTTATTAGTAGAATAAACAATTTCACTAGTAACAGCATCAACTAAATCAACCTTGTAATAAACAAAGTTCAATCCATAATCGTTTATTTGTTCGTCTAAATAAGTGTCGTTAACCACCCAACTAACATTAAATGTATTTGCATCAACAACATTAGTGAAACTATCAATAGAAACACTATTTACAGAAAAATTGTTGTCAGAACTAACATCTTTATCGTAAGGAATCAATAAATTTCCACTAGAAACATAATCACCATTTATGCTAGCACTGGATGCGTTATTTTCTTGAGGATTAAAGAATGCTGTAACAGTACACTTGTAGCCATTATTATTGTAAGGTATATTAGAAAATGTATGTGTATTTGCGTCGATATTATTTTCAATAAAAAGTTCTGAAGCGATATTGGCGGTATTATCAGCGCGAACTAAACGAACTCTATATTTCTTAAAAACAAGACCAATAGCGGACAAGTTATTAGTCAATGTAGTAGTATCAACAATCCAACTAACATTAAAATTGTTATCAGTATTAGAATTATTGCTGAAACTATCAACATTTACACTTTGAACTCTGTATGCTGCGTTATTAGACAAGTTATTTTCATAAGGCAATACACTGTCGGATTGAATAAATGGTGTATCAAGAGTAACCAAAGAAGTATATCCATCATGAGTAGTTTGATATTGAACACCAACCTTGAAATAATAATTTGTACCATTTGTCAAAAAAGTAAATACTGCTGCTTCATTATCAAGAAGGTAAAAATTAGAATTATCATTATCATTTTCATTACCAGAAGTATCTTGTAAAACATTATTTTCATCAAACAAATTAACAATATAGCGTCTAAATGTTAAACCAGATGGTTCTTCAGTTTTCTTGGTCCAAGCGATAGATGCCGACTCATTATCAACACTATTGATACTTACTGAACCAGCATAGGTAGGTGATGTATCATATGTTTTAGCAAAAAACCCACTTGTATTATAACTAGTTGTCAATTTATCGGGCAAAATATTATTATCATTGTCACGATATTGAGTGACAATTTTGAAACTGTATTCAGTTCCAATAACATCTGAATTAAAATTATTATAACGGATAGTAGTAGAACTTGTAAAATTAACACTATCTTCTTCGTGATCCAACATATCAAATGTATAGTTAAATACTAACGATTGTCCTCCCAATGTAGAAGCGTCAACAAATCTATTTAAATTTGAATCGTTTCCACTGTAATTATTAGGGTCAACAACATTGACAAAGTTTCCTTCATCATTTTTAAACATAAGCTGAATATTGTAATTCAGAGGGAAAATACCATTTGAGCCATCAGAACCAATTAATTCTAATTTTACATTTTCTCCATCAGTTGTAATATTATTGTTGGTTAATTGTAAAAAATCATCGGTCATTTTGTAAGCCATTCTTGTGTTACTATCAATAGATGAATAATAAATAGTATCATTTTCGGAATTTTCGTGGAAAGTTGTGTATTTTACTTTTACACGGCATTTATAAAGATTTCCAGCAGTGACACCATTATTAGAGTTATCTAAAACAAGTGAATAACTAGTATTTGTATCTGTTTGGGATACATCTTGAGTATGAACCAAAACATCATTAGAATCAATCAGTTCAACAATATAGTTATTCAACACGAAACCATTAACGGTGGCAGAAGCGTTCGTAATTCCAGTGAATGTAAGACCAACTTGTTCTACATCTTGGTTAACAAGTTGGACGTTAGATACTTGATTCGGTGTGGGGTCAAACGCATACCAATAACTTCCAATGGTTTCTTTTGTGCTCTCGTAAGAATTAGGACGATTAATATTTTTTGTAGAATAATGAATGTCATACTTTTCACCAGGTGTAATATCAGTTACTACATTATATGATAAACCAGCTGCCTTAATAGCTGCGGTTGAAAGGTCGTGATATTTGAAAGGGACCGTCGCAGTGGAACTATCATAAACAAATACACGAATTGTAGGATAGTCATCATGACCGGTTTCCCAATCATTTGTAAAGGTCAAAGTAGAAGTTAATTGACACTTATCAGCAGTTGCAGCAAGTGATTCTAATGTAGGAACCGCAGGATGAGATGAGTTTAATGAAAAAACTTCAAATGTATTACTAATTTCACTAGTTCTTTCATCAGTATTATCAATTGTTTTACAAAAAATTTCATATTTATCAAAATTATAAGAAAGGTCTAATTTAAATGTATCACTTGTGTGTGTAGATAAATCAAATACAATTTCTTTAGTTGGTTCATCATGAGGAGGAGATGTATTCTTAATTGTAAAAGATATAGTATCACAATTAACTCTGAACTCATTATCAGATAAATCAACCAAAACAAAACTATCAAGACCAACATATGACAACATTTGTGGAATAACTAATGGTGATTTTTTTTGGAAACTCAACACATTTGTACTAAATACTGTTGATGCTGGATTATATTTTTGAACGTAAACTTGAACTTCGTAAATACGGTCATTAACAACATTAAAGGATGAATAAGGAGCGTCAAAATAAACCTTACCACCAGTTGCTTCCTGAATCCCATTTTTTACGTTTGACGTAATAGAAGCGGAATATTGATCCACTGTTGTGTCTTCTGTGTCATCAATTATATAAAATACTTGGTCGTTTGCCCCTATATTTGCAACCGTAAATCCTACTAGGATTCCAGATGGATTTTTTACAATACTATCAAGAACTATTGAAGTGCTCATTATAATATTACTAAATATTTTTTAATTAAAATAAATAATTGTTTTATTTTAATATAGAAAATTGATGTAAAAATATACGCGAATTAATTATTTGCGTTTTCTAAATTATGTAAGATGTTATTTGAGTTTATATTTACAACATTCCCAGTAAGTTTTGCTGCTTCAAACATTTGTCTTCCAACATCTAGTGGAATATTGCTTCCGATTTTAATCAAATTGTGTTTATGTAAATAATCTTTAATATCTTTAATCGGGGTTTTCTTTAATTCTTTATATGCGTTTAAAATATTTTTTTGTGTTTTATTATTTTTTATAAGCACACCAATTTTTCGTTTGTTTCTATTTTTTCCTAAAGTATATTTTTTTTTAATCGTTTTTTTTGTAATTCTATTTATTCTTTTTGCTTTTTTAATGTTATTGTCGTTGTAATTTTTATCAATATGTGTAGGTTCTGGAGCATCTTGTGCCTCAATGGTTATAGGAAATTCTTCATCGAACTCATCAAAAACTAGGTCGTCTTCTTGTGTGATTAAATCAGAACGAATCATTGGTTTGTCTCGTATAATAGGTTTTTGTTGTATAATAGGTTTTTGTTGTATAATAGGTTTTTGTTGTATAATAGGGTTGTGTTGTATATTAGGTTTGTGTTGTATCAACGGTTCTATCGAATCATTATTAGTATAAAAAGATTTATTTTTCAATGTTTTTTTATAATATTCCCGATAAGTAGGTTTATTTCCTTTTTTTAATACACCATATGGAACATCATTTAGAACAACATTATTCTGTTTTATTTCTTCTAATTCTTCAGGCAAATCTATATTCACATTAAAATTTGTTTTTCTAGGTTGAGAATTATTTTTAAATGTTTTTTGTTTTTTTTGTTTTTGTTTTTGTTTTTTGGCTGCGTCGTTTAAATAATTCAAGGATGAAGTGAATTCATTATCATCATTATTAGTATTATCTGATTCAGTTTTTTTATTATTATTGTCTTTTATTTCACGATGTTTATGCTTTTGAATGCGTTTAAGTATTTTACTTTTGAATAAATTAGGAGGAACAATATTAACCTTTTCTTTAGGTTTCGGTTTCTTTTTTTGTGTCTTATTTTTAGACATATTAAATAAATTTGGATTTATACTAATTGTTTTATTATTTGACATTTAATATAAAAAGAAAAAATAAATTACATATTATTACATATTGTTTCAATTAACAATATAAACAATTATAAAATTGTTTTGTTGTTGCTTCCTATATTTTCCAAAATTTTGACGAGTCCTTTTTCTAAATAGTCTAAATTTATTTATTTTTAATAACATATATCTTTTAATTATTGTAAGAATTTGGATTCTTAAAACATTTTATATTATTTTTCTACAAATCATTTAAAAATATTTTGAAAACAACTTAAAAATAAAAATGAAAGTAAATATAATTGTAATCTTATGGAACAATTTAATATTACAATTGAACAAAGTAAAATGTCAACTCTTTCGTCCAACACAAATACTAATAACACATCCGATGTTGACATTAGTAAAATAACAAATAAGCCCAAGCGAAAATATACAAAACGCACAAAGGTTTTAAAAGAAGAAGAAACAAATAATGTGATTGAAAAAGAAAAAACAGAAACAACAGAAAAAACAGAAAAAACAAACGATATACATATTGAATATTATGAAAACTCTGTATTGGGAGAAGAAGATTTACAGGATAATTTTATTGAAACGCCTTGGATAATCATTGAAAGTTATTTTAAGAATCAACATTTAACTCGATTGGTGAGACATCAATTGGAATCATATAACAATTTTGTAAATTTCCAAATCAAACGAACAATTGATATGTTTAATCCGCTTCATATTGTATCAGAACATGATTATGACGCAAATTCTAAAAAATATGCGTTAGAAATATATATTACATTTGAGAACTTTTGTATTTACAGACCACAAATTCACGAAAATAATGGTGCTGTAAAGTTAATGTTTCCACAAGAAGCTCGTTTAAGAAATTTTACATACTCGTCTTCAACACTGATTGATTTAAATATCAAATATATGATTCGCACAGGTGAAAATCTCGAAAACATTCAAACTATAAATAAAGTTATGCCAAAGGTTCATTTGGGTAAGATTCCTATTATGTTGAAGTCCGATATATGTGTATTGAAACAATATCAGCATTTTGAAAATACAGAAACAGGTGAATGTAAATATGATGCGGGTGGATATTTCATTATTGATGGTTCAGAAAAAATTGTATTGGGACAAGAAAGGTCTGCTGAAAATCGTGTATATTGTTTTGATGTGAAAAAAAATAATACAAAATATTTATGGAGTTGTGAAATCCGTTCTGTATCTAGTTTCAAATGTATTTCTCCAAAGCAAATAAGTTTGCTTTTATGTAATAAAAATAATGGTTTTGGACACTGTATTCACATACAAATTCCTCGTGTTAAACAACCGATTCCATTGTTTTGTCTCTTTCGTGCTCTTGGTGTTGAAACAGAGAAGAAAATTTGTGAAATCATATTATTGAGTATAAAAAAAGAAAGGAGTAAAATAATGTTGGAACAATTACAAGCATCAATTATTGAGTCGAATAATACCAATTCACAAGAAGAATGTATTCAATTTATTATGTCCAATGTGATGTTTACACCAATAAATATGGACAAAGAAACTGGTCTTTTGAAGAAGCGTGAATTTACGATGGAAATTTTTAAAAATGATTTGTTTCCTCATTGTCATAATAAAATACAAAAGATATATTTCTTGGGTTATATGACATATCGTCTTTTGCTTGCCTATAATGGTTTTATGGAGCCAGATGATAGGGATTCATATTTAAATAAACGTTTAGACTTATGTGGGACTTCTCTAAATAATCTTTATAGAAACCATTTCAATAAGTTTGTAAAAGACGGTGAGAAACAAATAATCCGTGAAATCAATAATGGTGCTTGGAAGTCAACTGATGATTATGAAAATATCATTAATTTTACAAATATATGTAAAATCTTCAAATCAAGCACCTTGGAAAATGGTATAAAACGAGCATTATCTACTGGTGATTTCGGAATTAAGAATTTAAATAGTTCTAAAGTAGGTGTAGCCCAGGTATTAAGTCGTCTAACATATACTTCAAGTTTGAGTCATGTTAGACGTGTATCTGCACCAATTGACAAAAGTGGAAAGCTTATTCCTCCTCGCAAACTACATAATACTTCTTGGGGATATTTATGTCCGGTAGAAACTCCAGAAGGTCATTCTGTTGGTGTCGTAAAAAATTTAAGTTATATGGCACACGTGACTATTTATTCGGAAATAGCACCTATAATTGATTATGTAATGCCAATGGTTGAACCACTTGACAGCGTTGAAAATCCTTGTGATTTATATGATATGGTCAAGGTTTTAATAAATGGTTGCTGGATTGGTATCACAAATGATGCCAACGATTTATATTTAACATTGAAAGATAAAAAATACAAAGGAATATTAAACATTTATACATCTATTGTATTTGATTATAAACTGAAAGAAATTCGAATTTGTAATGATAGTGGGCGATTAACAAGACCACTATTGAGAGTGAACGACCAAAGGACATTTCTAACAAAAGAAATAAAAACCTGTTTGAAAAATGGAAAATTGCAGTGGGAAGATTTATTGAATGATTGTAAAATGACAAATTCAGTCATTGAATATATTGACCCTGAAGAGCAACAATGGTCTATGATTGCTGTCAATCCGATTGATATAAAAGAAAAAAACGCAGGAATAAATATCCATAAATTTACCCATTGTGAAATTCATCCCAGCACAATATTTGGTATATTGGCATCTTGCACACCATTTCCAGAACATAATCAATCTCCTCGTAATACATATCAAGCAGCACAAGGGAAACAAGCAATGGGTGTCTATGTGACGAATTATGAAAACAGAATGGATAAAACTGCCTATTTATTGAATTACCCTACAAGACCATTAGTAGACACTCGGATTATGAATATGATTGAATTAAATAAAATTCCTACTGGAACAAATTTGATTGTCGCTATTATGACGCATACTGGATATAATCAAGAAGATTCTATATTAATCAATAAAGGTGCCATTGATAGAGGATTAGCATTAGCTACTGTCTATCACACTGAAAAAGATGAAGACAGTCAGAAGCGAAATGGAGAAGTAGAAATAAGATGTAAACCAGATCCATCAAAGACAAAGGGAATGAAAATGGCGAACTATAATAAGTTGGATAGTCGTGGACTTGTACCAGAAAACACTCTTATTGAAAATAGGGATATCATTATTGCCAAAGTGGTTCCGATAAAAGAAAATAAAAACGACCATACAAAATTGATTAAATATGAAGACCAAAGTAAAATGTGTAAAACTAATGAAGACACATTTATTGATAAAAATTTTGTAGATAGAAATGGAAAAGGATATAATTTTGCGAAAGTAAAAACTCGCACTATTAGAAAGCCTGTAATTGGTGATAAATTTAGTTCTCGTCATGGACAAAAAGGAACAATTGGTAATATTATTCCAGAATGTGATATGCCATTTACATCTGATGGATTACAACCAGATATTATTATTAATCCTCACGCGATTCCTTCTCGTATGACTATCGGTCAATTAAAGGAAACACTATTAGGTAAAGTATTGTTACAACTTGGATTATTTGGAGATGGAACATCGTTTGGCGACTTTCATATTTCAGAAATTCGTTCTATATTACAAGATAATGGATATGAATCAAATGGAAATCAATTGATGCAAAATGGATTAACAGGAGAGCAATTAGATTGTAGTGTATTTATTGGTCCAGTATTTTATCAAAGATTGAAGCATATGGTTAATGATAAGGCACATAGTAGATCCAATGGTCCTATGGTAAATTTGACGAGACAACCTGCTGAAGGTAGGTCCAAAGATGGTGGATTGAGATTTGGTGAAATGGAGCGTGATTGCATTGCAAGTCATGGTGCGGCAAGATTTATGAAAGAGAGGATGTATGATGTGTCAGATAAGTATGCTGTATTTATTTGTAAAAAATGTGGTTTAATCGCAGCATATAATGATAAATTTCATATACACCATTGTAGAACTTGTGATAATCGCACAGATTTCGCTTATGTAAAGATTCCATATGCCTGTAAATTATTATTTCAAGAATTGGGAACAATGAATGTGGTTCCAAGAATTATGACAGAAAATAAATAAATATAACTGAATAAATGAAAAATATACAAATAAAAATATAATGTAAAAAATATAATATTTAGACAATAAAAATAATTTTTTAATAGTATTGTATTTTTTTTAAAATAATATAATATAATATAGTATGATTGGACACAGTTTATCATTAAGTAAGCACAATACTGAAACTCAAATTGAGAATTATTCAGGTGAAAGATTGGTACTTCGTCGTATGTGGAATAGAAAACCAAGTGCAAAACCAAATGGATTAACATCATTTAAGCGCGTTAATTACAACAACAACCCAAATTTTGTATATGATAATTCGGATTACACTCGTTTTCTAAAACAACGGGCATTAAATAGAACTTATAAGAAATAAGTATTTTAGAAATATATTATGATTGAATTAAATATATCATCATAATATAACAATATGAAAACAAAAAAGACCAAAATGCCTTCACATAAGAAGACAAAAAAAAAGACCAATAGGAAAAAGAATAAAACACTTAAAGTAGTCAAAATAAAAGACGATATTAGAAAGATAAATACGTTATATGAAAAGGCAGCACTTTATAAAACAAAATTGGCATCGAAGAAAACGATATCTAGAAAAAAGGTAAATAACATATTAAACAATAAAATAAAAAATTTGATGAAGTTATTTACAAATGAGAAATTGAAAGGGCTGAGACCTCAAGATGATTTTCATAAAGTAACTAATATTACGTGGATAAACAAAATGAAAAACGCAAATGAAGAAAAATATTATACAAAGTTTGACAATTTTAGAATAACACAAGATAGAGTATTTTATCATTTAATTGAGAATGTAAAAGATTTTATAAAGAAAAATCAAAAATCCAAATTAAGCAAATGTCTTTCCAATATGTATTTATCTTGGCGTAATTTGCCACATAATAGTATTTCAAAACACATGACTGACTGTGTCAAAATGATTGATAGTTATTTAGTAAATAAAGACAATTTATGGAAATTTTTAGCCACATTAAATAAAAACGAATTAGTTTCTCATTCACTTCCATTGGTGTGGTATTTAGCAGAAGATAAAAAAAATACAAAGGTATTTGCTAATTATATGATTTCACCTCGTTATGGTTTATATGACATTGATATTTATTTTGAATTAAAACCAGAACATAAAGAACAGAAATCCAAATATATAAAATATATAAATAATGTATTTAATGTTTGTTTAGGAAAATCGCACAATTTGAAAGGTGAAGATGTATTCAATGTGGAATATGATATGATTACTTCATTTGATTGTAATTTAAGCGACATTAAAAGGAAAAATAGTCCTGAAAATTACAACATAATAACGAAAATCCAAAGTCAAAATCAGTTTCAATTTGATTGGGATACATATGCGAAAGAATTGGGATACAAAACAACACCTTCTTTTTTTATAGTAAATGACATAAATTATTTGAAATGTATAGTTCAAAAATTGGTTACAAATTGGAATACACCAAAATGGCGTTCTTATTGGATATTTATACATTTAAATCAAATGATACGATTTCACAAAAAATTACGACACTTGTATTATAATTTTTATGAAAAAGAATTAGCAGGTCAAAACGCAATATTTCCGGATGATATTTATCCTATTTTTGGAATCGCGACTGCGTTTAATAATTTTTTAACGAAGCAATATCGGAAGCATAATTATAACAAGCAATATGTAGAATATGCGCAGCGAATGGCGTCTAATATGCGTGAATTATTTATAACGCGTGTAAAGAAAAATAAATGGCTCACAAATAGAACCAAACAATATGCGTTAAAAAAAATAAAACATATTAATTTACAAATTGATACACCTGATAATTTAATTGAAGACCCTTTATTAGATTATGATGCGAAAGACCCTTATGGAAACATGTTGAAGATATTTAAGTGGAGAACCAATAAATTTATATCTTTAAATAACAAACCTATTGTAGAATATTCCATAATGGATTGGAAAACATTTCATTTAAATGGAACTCAAACTTATGTTGTAAATGCGTTTTATGTACCATCATTTAATCGTATTTTTATTCCATTAGCATATTTACAAAGACCTTTTATAGATTTAGAGGATCGCGGAATAGAATATAATTTAGCCAATTTAGGATATGTTATAGCGCACGAATTTAGTCATAGTTTAGATGTAATTGGAAGTAAATATGATTATAATGGAAATTTGAAAAATTGGTGGACAAATGAGGATAAAAAGAAATATCAAAAATTGGTGAATGATGTTAACGCTCAATATAAAACGTTTATGTCTTATGACAAATTACATCCAAATGTGGAGTTTTATATTGGAGAAAATATTGCTGATATTACTGGTATTGCTTTATGTAATGATTATTTGATGTTATATCATAGTGTAAAAGATAATTTAGAATCAGTAAGCACAACATTTTTATCATTGAAAACATTTTATAACTATTATGCTATTCAAATGAGGCAACATTTAACGGATGATTCAATTCAAATGTTATTAAAGACAAATCCCCATCCACCAGATAAATATAGAATTAATTGTCCTTTATCAAGAGTTGAATTATTTAACAAAATATTTGGAATTAAGGAAAAAGATAGAATGTTTTGGAATAGCAAAGTGGATATTTGGTAAAAGGTTTGATTAATAATAATTTTTACAAACGAAAAACGAAAACTCTTTGTAAAAATAAATAATATCCCAATACAATTAATATTTTGGTAAAATTAATATCTTCTTAAATTGTATAATGGCTCATAGAAATAGAACTAGAACTAGAACCAGGAGAGTGAAGAGAATTAGAAGAAAATCAACTATGCGAAAATGTATGCGAAAATGCAGAACTCGTTGTCGTAGAAAGTCTCGTAGTTACAAGAAAAAACGTGGTGGTTCCGCGGCAGGCCCTGTAATTATTTTATAAATATTCTTTATTTTTAAGAATTTTAATATATAAAATATAAATAATACCAAAAACGTATAAATAAATTGGATACATTAATCCTTTCAGGTCATTTGTATATGCGTAAATAAACAAAAACGATTGAGCTAATAAATTAGAAAGTAAAGATGTTGTTGTCAAAGACGCGGTATTTTGTGATGTAAAAATTCTATGAACAATTGTCATAAAAGCAAATAAACCTAGAGAACTTGCAAATCCAGCTAAAAATTCATATTTGGCCATTTTAATTGTATAATAAGTAAATATTATATTCTATTTTAGGTGAATTGATTTTATTATATAATTTATTATCAATTTAATATATAATAAATTATAAATGGCATCACCATATATTTCATCCTTATCCAATATTAGAGCAAGAACTTTAGGTCCATTGAATGCTAACAGAACACCCAATATTTCAAGAATAGTGAATCGTGGAATAGTAAATGGAACACCACCTCAATATTTTTCTCAACAAGAGCCACTTAATGCGAATATGAATAGTATATCAAGAAATCAACATATCAGAACACAAGAGGATAAAGATGTAAAACAAGTTTATAAAGATACGTCATCATCAGACCGTATCAGACGCCTAAAATCGCAAACAATTGGAAACAATATGAAGTCAACTAGTACAAAAAATGTAAATCAAAATGATACACGTTCAGCAGTTAGACGAATGCGATCATCTGGATATGTAGTTCCAAGAAAAAATAGAATTTAATTAGTTATAAGCAGATATTACATTATATATTATACATTACACAACATATAACATATACTATCTAAATAAAACATATACTATCTAAATAAAACATATACTATCTAAATAAAACATATACTATCTAAATAAAACATATACTATCTAATTTAGTAATAAGAGTTGTCGTCATCACAATAGTCATAGTCTAAATTACACTCACTACCTTCATCCCAATTAGGCTTCCTATCGCTGTAAGAATTGTCATCAAGAGAAGAAATGTCATCTTCAAAATCTTTGTCAAATTCTCTATTTCTTCTTCTATCTTGTTCTTTTTCAGTCTCTTGTTCTTCTTCCCAGCAGTCGTTATCTTGTCTCTGATTTTCCAAATCCATAATTTCTTCTTCCGATATGAACCTACAAAAGCATCTTATATTTTCGGGAATAGGTTCCCGGTCCCAAACTGGAACAAAATCGCCACAAATAGTACAGCAATTGCTTTCAATATTAATGGAACTATATTCAACACCATACTTACCTGTTCCATGGCGTTTCAATCCATAATTAATGCGATTCATCATATATTCTAACACATACAGTTTGTATTCTTTAATATCTTTTTTTATAAGGTGTTCATTATATAAATCTGTTCTAATATCAAAGAATGTAAATTGACGAATAATATCCACAATCTCGTCAGGCAAGTGATTTGTTATTTCGCCACCTCTTGACCATCCAAGGGCCTCCAACATAACAGCTTTGTTAATTGAACTCATTGTTCTACATAAATCAGTGACTGGAAATATTATTATAAAAGTATTTCATTTTTTTATAATAATTAGTGGAAAATAATGATAGCATTTCAAATACTAATATATAAAATTGAAAATTTAGAAAGGTTTTTGTTATTTTTTTATTTATTTTTAATAAATTTGTTTGTCTAATTTTTGAATATCGAACCAGGTGACCACAAACTTTATTGGATGATTGACATAAATAATTGTCAATATTATGTCATTAATTAAGTTTATTTCATTAATATAAAAAGCAAACAAATAAATATAATAATAATATAAATTATAATATGTTATTGAAAAAATACTTGACTGAATTTTTGGGAACTCACATTTTGGCTCACGTTATTTTTAAAACAGGCAATTGGTTGGCCATTGGGAGTGCATTGGCGATTATTGTGTATTTAGGGGGACCTATTTCGGGAGGGTCGTTTAACCCTGCGGTATCTATTGCGATGTTTTTTAGCAAACAAATTAAGATGGATTATTTAATTCCAACCGTTGTAGCGCAAGTTTTAGGAGCAATATCTGCAAAGATGCTTTTAAAATATACGAAATAAATAAATAGGTACCATAATTAATAATTAATAACTCAATGTTGTCTTAATGATTATTAAATTATGAAAACTTATTTTGTTTTTATTAAAGAATTTAGCACATATAATCCTAAACAAGATAGTCCAACAATATAAACTTTCGTTAAAATATCATTTGGGATTTCAGGATTAGGAGAAATTTGTACGCTTTTTATTAAGTTTTTGTTATAATTAACATCAATCAATGGCATATAATTTTGTTCTACATTATTCGCTTTATTTACATAAGGTTCAAGAGTAACTATATTTAGACTTTTTTTTTCTGTATCATTGTTTTCGTTAATTATATATTCCATTATTTTGTTTCTTACTTGCTTAATTGACATTATAATATATATAAGTATAATATTTTATAATGTTTAAATGATAATTTTTATTTTTTATAATATTATATATTATAAACACTACTAATGTCAATGAAAAGAATAATGTGGAAAAAAGAAGGTGTAAGTGCTAATATTGGGGGACATATAAAACCTTTTTCAAAAACAAATATGTATTTACCTGAAAAGCATCCTTTCGGCAAACCAAGACCAATAAAGCATTATAGAAGAGGATGGATTAATAATGATAGATTTATAAAAACAAATACTGTTGCAAGTGTAGCGAACTTAATGGATAAACCTGGAGCATTTGTCCAAAATTCTCAAAATAATTCTTGTTCGTTAGTTGCCAATCATTATCCTAATTTAAAAAATAAAACAGATAAACCTGATTGTAAATTAGAGACAACTAAAATGTTTAACGCTGAAAACAAAGCAAAACGACGAGTTCGTTCTGGTCCTACAGTTGTAAAACATAATTATTATCAAAGATTACAAGAATATAGAACGGCGAGATGTAGCACATTCGACCAAAAATCATTTCATTTTGATGAAGCGACTAGCGAGTCGTATGGAAAAGGACAACATATGGGAAGGTGTGCGAATGTTATATTTAATTATGACAAAAATGGAAAAATTGTCGACCAAAAGAATACGTGTACGAATGTAAGTTACAAACCAAAAAATGATAAATATGCAACTAACAATTCCGTTCAAAGTAGCACGCGAACATTGAATGAAAAGAAGAATAGTATATTACGTACATCCAAATCCTACAAAATAGACCCCGACACAGGTGAATTAGTTGGAAGTATATTTATTAAAAAGGATAAACAACCTGAATGTAATGCGAATATAATTAACAAATATAAACAAAATAAAACAGTATGTGTTTAAATAGTATAATATGTTAACCCGAATAAGATATATTATATTTTTTACACCATGATATTGTCTTTTTTATTTTTTGTTTATTAATTTGTTTTAATTTTTGTAGAAAAAATTCATTTTCATTTTCATTTTCATTTTCATTAATATTAAATTTATTATTTGAATAAAAATAGTTGTTTAGATTATAAATAATTTCCATTTTTTGTTGTAAAATAATATTTTTCACATTTTTTAATTTTGAGTTAAAAAAATAAGGAACGCCAGTTTGAAATAATGATATAAATTTATTTTCTTCCTTAGATTTTAATTTATTTAATAAGAAAAAAAACATAATTATATTTTTATTATAATTATCAGTTCTGTTTTCGTTAATAATAAAGTCATTACATTGAATATATAATGATATACCATTACTGCATTCCAATTGAACTATACTTATATTTTCAAATAAATAAGATAAAAAATAAATGAATTCTGATATTTTACTGTAAATTTCAAAATCAATTTTAAAAATACACTTTCCATTTTTTTTAAGATAATTTAATATTATCATTATTGAAGTTACCAAATTTTTATAAAAAAAATCTTTTTCTAATAGAATATCGAAAATCATAAATTCAAATATATCCTCTTTCGGTCTAATATTTTCGGAAAAATTGTCATCATATGAATTAAACGAAAAATACTTTTCGTATTCAATGTTATTTTGTTTTATTGCATCTAATATTTCGTTTGTATATTTTGAAATGATAAAAACATTATTTTTTTTAAAGATATTATGTTTAAAGATATTATGTTTAATAATAAATTCATTCATTTCATAAAACATAGAATTATCATAATTATCATTAGTTATTTTGGTATCATCCATCGTGTTGTTATACAAAAAACTTAACTGTTCCTCAATGTTGTCTTTTTCATACCAATCGCATTTTGCATCATTAAAAAAAGATTTATAATTATTTTTCAATTTTTCATACAAAACACCTTCATACGAAGGTGTAGGTTTAATTGTATTATAATATGAATCGTGGTTATTCAATTCTATAATAGGAGATATTAATATTTCAAATTTATTGCTCGGTAAAATAAACGACATATTTATTTTAATATATATTGTATAATATTATCAATATATATTTAAATCAAGGGAAAAATAAATAAATAATGAATATAATATACATAATAGATAATACATAAAATTGTTATTGTTTTATTTTTCTAATACTATTTTTTTGACCTTTTTGGTTTTATTTTGTTTAACACCTTCAGCAGGAACAATTTTCAATGTTTTATTTAATTTGACAATTTTATTTTTATTTTTATTTTTATTATTATTATCATTGTCATTGTCATCTGTCTTTTTAATTGTTTGACTAATAGTTAAATCTTTGTCTGGGTTTTCATATTCATTCAGATCTAAATTTATATTATTAACATTGACTTCACGAATTTTTTTGAAAACGAAGTAATTATTGAGGAACGATATTTTCTTTTCACTTTTTGTCATATTGGGTGCATTTCCATATTTCCAAGTCATTCTTTTATTTCTTTTTATATCTGTTTTCATATTATTATACATCAGTTCAAAATTTCCAAGACTACTCGGAAGACCCAATTCTTGAGTTTCATTATCTTCAAGCAATTTAAATCCATATTGTTCCATGAGACGAACTAAATAATTGAAATTAATTAAATATTCTGAAATGTATTGATTAATGGACTCTTGAAATACTGTTATTTTATAACCAATACTACTAGAATCGTCTTGAAAACTAAATGAATCATATTCTTTTACAATTTCCCAAATTTTCTTATCATTTTCCATAATTTTTATACTCTCATTAATATTTTTATCGGACAACATATTGAATATTTTCTTGCCGTCATATGCGGTTCCAATAAAGTATCCGTTCATTTTAGTACATTCAGCAACATTTGTGAGAAAGCCTTGAAGTATATTTGGATCGCGAAAGAAGTAATGTAAAGCAAACTGACATGATGAAATATTAAATCCATTTTCACCTATTTTGTAATTCTTTTCAACGCCAGGACCCACCATTTCCTTACCTTCACCAAAGACAACATTTGCGATATGTTTCTCTTTTACACTTTCAATTCCTTGTCCGTTTCTTAAATTGAACCCACTATCTCCGTTAATAAACAATGCGTTAAGTATATTATTATTTTTCTTTTTCTTACCTAAATATCTAGCACAAGCACCATTCAAACGATTTTCAATATTATCTTTTGATTTATCTATACCAAATACAAACGACAATTTAGAATCAATCCATTTTGGCAAATCACCCGCTTTTCCACAAGCAAAATCAATCAAAGTGTTGCCTTTATTTGAAACACTATTAATAAGTGCTTTCTTAATTACCAGATTGTGAAAATCTTTCAAGTTAGTTGTATAATAATCTCGTGTATTTCCTGAAGTATTATAGTATTTATCATCTGATAAACTTAATGATGGTATATCGGAATTATTAATCAATATATTTTCGGTTACTGGGAAGTGTATTGATTTCCAGTTTGAATTAGCGGTTTCATATTTATTTGGAAACTTTTTATCGTATCTTACACGTAATGGAATCCATCTAAAACCAGGTTCTCTTGACGTATCATAACTAAATTCCACAATATCATTGTCATAAAATACTGTATTTTCGTGTGTTTTCATAATTGCCTCGTTATTCGAATTGCGCTTAAGAACGATATTTGTTACACCAGCATTTATATCAAAAGGTTCAGTAGGATAAAATTGGTATGGCAATGTTTTTCCTCCTTTTTTTTCAAACTCTTCCGCAATTTTATCATCAATTACATCTTGACAAGGATTTATATAACCATCCACATCTTCATTGAAACCTGTTCTTAAAATTATGGTTGAATACTCAATAACATCACTTGTTCCTGACATATTTTTCCCGTCTTGAATTGATGTATGAATATCTTGTTCTCCACTTTCTTTAACAACACTAACCATAAAATCAATCGTGTTAAATTCTGGGGGTTTCCATTTAAAACTGTAATTCCAGGTGATATTTTCTTTTGGTCCAGCAACACCGATTTTATTTGAACCCACACCATAATGAGAATGAGTAAATATTAGTCCGTCAATTGTATATGGATATATGCCATCTTTTTCATATCCTAAAATTGTTCTACATCCGTCAAATATGTTATTGGTTTCTTCGTTATCAGGATAAAACGTTTTATAAGATATAAATATAGGAGAAACTAAACCATCAACTACAGATACATCATCTAATTCACTTATTAATTTTCGTAATAAATAATATCTTGATTCATCGTGACCTTTTTCGTCTTGATATACCATAAATTTATTTCCTCTCAAATCATAATTGTTAATAAAATATATATCGAATACTAAATAATAATTTATGAAATTATTGTTTTTGTCATGTAAAACAAGTTCTCCGTCGAAAATAGTATTAAACGCATTACTATTTTTAGTGATTGAACCAGTAAATTTAATGTTCATTCCTTGAGAAATCAAATAAATTCTACCTTGGTTATTTATAAACATTAAATGTCGCAACCCATCAGCTTTTTCAGTTACAACAAAATTATTTCTTATGTTTATTTCATTCGTTTCATATTCGTCGTCAATTTGACCAACATTATGAAGTTGCAAGGTTACTGAATTTGGGCCAATAAAATTGGTTCTTCCAATCTTCATATTTTCGGCTTCTTTTTCAAAAATCATTTTTAAATATTCTTTCTGAATTGTTTCTTGTTCTTTATATGATACTGGATAATTTGTTCCTTGAATACCGGACAAAACTAATTTAACTGTTTCTCTTAACGCAACCATGATTTTCTTATGAGAATTATATTTTGGACTATTTATTTTGTTGTTATCAATTTCAATTTCAATTTCATAATTTTCTCTGTTATTGAAAACATTAGAGTCTTCTATGTTGTATACAGGGTTATATTGTCTTGTATTAATATCTTTGGAACTTGACTTTACTATACTTATATCAATAATAAAAGGATAATCGTCATTAACAAACGAACATCTATTAATATACCGAAATGTCTTTTTATTTTCTTCCCAGTTATTTAAAATACTCATTATTATTCTTGTATCTATTTTTTTCTCAAGATTATAGGAAACCCGAAAGTTGAAGTCATTAACATTAACAGGAAAAACTCGTTTTTTATCTACAGAATATAAAGATTTCTCTATAAATAAAAGAGATGTTGGGTCATTTTCGTATAATTGCTTTAAATTGTTTGTTTTACAATACATCTGAATCGCTTTCAAATCATTAATCTCAATACGATTAGAAGACATTCTCTTAAATCCAGATTTGTTTGTATATTCACTTTGAATTCTCAAAAAGTATGATGTTTTATTATCTAAATATCTAAACCCATTGGATTTTAGTTTTTTAATTACATCATCATAATTATTACGATTCAATGGTTTATTCCCTTTGGTTCCAAATTTGACTTCTAATTCAGGTGTAACGATTGATGAACTATTAAAATTAACACTCTGATAATACAATTTTATCAATTTGTCAAAATCAGTTTCATCTTTATCATCACGGAATCTTTTCTCCTCATCTTCTTTCTCTTTAGCTTCTTTCTCTTTTGCCTTCTTATCCTTTTTAAGTTGTTTTTCTTGAGCGTATTCTTTCAAAAACCATTTCATATCATTAAAATTAAAATCTTTAATTTTATTTTTTGCTTTTGAAGATAAGTTTTCATAAACAGAATATAGGTCGCTCGGCAATTTTGATAAATCCATTTTATAATTATATAATACTATATAATTATATTTTTATATTGTTCTTCATTTTTTTTAAATAATCTAAATATGAAATTAATTAATATGATAACAACATAATATTATGATTATGATAAATGCTGTATAATTTGTTCGTATAAATCAGATTTCTTCTTCTTTTTACTTGTCCCATCTATTGTAACAGATAATCCAAATTTTTCACACATATTTATCAAATCATCTAGTTTATAAAAAGATATAGATTTAATCGGACACATTATATTATTTGTTTGGAAATATTGTGAGTAGATTTTATTCCATTTTTCATCTTTTTTTTTACACGTTTCAAACCCAAATTTTTCATAGTTAGAACAATTAATATTGACCTTTGTATTATATATAATAAACACTTCTTCGTCATCATTCGATAATAATTCGTAAAAAATCTTATTTTTTACCACAATAACATTAATTTTTTTAATCGCACATAAATTCAAAAATGTATTAATGTTAATTTTTTTTTCAACAATTAGATTGTTTTCAAAATCAGATAATGAAATTATTTTTTGTCTTTTTATGATTTCTTTATGTTGTTTTATGTTTTCTATATAATTTATTTTATCGTTTTTTTCTATTATAAAACGTTTATTCTTATTATACTCATAATCCATTATTCCATTTTGCATTATATAAAATATCCAATAAAGAGCATCTTGGTCTCTTGGATAATATAATGTTTCTTGTTTTTTAATATAATTATTATTATTGGAAGTATTATTATTGGAATTGGTAGTATTATTGGAAGTATTATTATTGGAATTGGTAGTATTATTGGAACTATTATTATTGGAATTGGTAGTATTATTATTGGTAGTATTATTATTATTGGTAGTATGTTTTTTAACATTAAGTTTTGATAATATTTTATGTTTCATATTTTTCAAATTTTTTTCACAAATAATATAATCGTGTAATTTATTCATCACAACATTATATTTTTCAAATTCATCGTTTTCAAATTCCATATTATTTTATAAGTGTTATTATATTATAGAATTATATCTTTAAATAATTTTATTGTAATTTTATTTTAAGTAGAAAAATATGTACTTATATATTTTTCTTTTTTATGTTCTATATTATTTATTTCGTTTTCCTGAATATTTACATATTTTATATTCTTATTAATTTTTTCAATAATGTCATTACTTAATTCAGTCATATTAATATGAATTCCATATTTGTTCTCGTTAATACATTTATGATTTGATTCGTATATTAATTTAAGAATTTCTACTTGATTATGTTTATCCATATTTTCAATAAGTTTACGAATAAAATCTAATTCGCTAATAGAAAAATCATTATTTCCATTTACAATCGCAGTTATTTCCATTTTATAACTTTATAGATATCCTTTTATATATTATTATAAATATTTTTACCTTTTACATTTGTTTCTTAATAGAATTAATTGGGTAAATTTCTTCTTCAAGAAGTTGAATTCTTGCTCTATTTTTTTTAATTTTTCTTCCAAATCTTCTTATTGTCTTTCTTAAATTGAATTTACGACCTTTGTTTCCTTCTATAATTTGTAAAAAATAAGAATTTTCACACAAGAATATAAGTAAGCATACAACCATAAAAGTTAAAAAATGTTTTTTTTTTATTAAACTTGTAATTTTCTTTAATATGTTAAGCATAATAAGTTATATAATTAAAATATATTTTAATAAATTATTATTTTTTATTATTTTTTATTATTTTTTATTATTTTTTATTATTTTTTATTATTTTTTATTATTTTTTCTTGAATTAGCATTTGTTTTAGGATGATTTTTTTGAATTTGGTTCCTTGATAATTCACCAATAATGGAAACATTTGGGTCATTTAGTTCAAATCGTTGTCCTATAACCTTGACAATTATTTTATCTCTTTCTTTTATTGCGTTAAACATTTTATCTCCTTGGTGATGTTCTTTTGCTAAAAAGGCAATAATCGGAGAAGGAACAAATTCATTACTTTCACAACGCACACCCGCTTTTGTCACACTTGTTGTTATACATTCTATCAACATTCCCTCCACAGGAAAACAAAGATAACAATCAAAGATAACATCAAAGGAAACCTTATTTCCTTCAAATATAGTTCCACAAGAGTAACTGAGTATATTGCAAGAACCAGGTCTAATGAACCCATCAATTTGACACTTGCCTTCATAATTTGCTTTTAAATAGGTTTCGATAGTTTGTTTTATATTTTTGCCAATATTAGTAACTGGTAATATAATTTTCTTGGTAATTAAACCACGAGTAAATATTGTTTTCAAAGGTCCTTCCATAGTATATTATTATATAAATTATTCTTTAATTATAAATTTAATTCATTTTTTTTATTTTATATTTTATTTTATATTTTATTTTATATATTTTAATTATTTATTGGTTTGCGTCCCCTTTTTTTTGGTTCATTGCCTTTTTTATTTTTATTTTCAGATTTATCTACAATAATATTTGATTTATTTACAAAAAGGTTCCAAACATTAGATAATATAGCGTTATCCAAATTAAGAAACCATCTTTCATTATTATGTTTTGTTTCTTCATAAAATCGCAATGTCATTTCAGCAAACACACATAATTCTCCTCGTGTAATCTTTTCTTGTAATTTATTTCCTTTATTATCCTTAATTAGTTTAGTATTTTCTGTGTTAAATAATTCTTTATTAACAATGCGATTAATTTGACTAATTATTGTATTTTTATTAGATTCAACACATCTTGCACCGGTATCACGGTCTTTGTTTGATTTCATTTCTTTCATTTTAAAAACACGATTATTATTATTTTTGTCGTAAAAATAGAACCCAATTAAAAATTGACTATTTATACTTTCACGCAATTTTATACTAGTAAATTCTTCTTTAGATGTCATTTTTTTAATTGTATAATCATCTAAAATTTCAATTTTTCTCCCAGTGATTTTAAATATATTTAAAACATTATTACTTTCATATAGGAAAACGTATTGAGAAGAGCCAATAATAAAAGAAATATTCTTTTCAAAAAAATCCCTAATATAAAATTCAATACTATCTCTTTTAATTGAAGTCAATGAAAAAATATATTCTAATAAATTTTTCTTATCAATATATCCCAAGTTGTCAATTATATGCGAAATTAATAAATTCATTTTATAATCTTCATAATTTTCCAAATTTTCTGTTAATTTAAATAAAATTTTATTATAATCAATATACCAGTTTTTATCTCCAATAATTTCATTATTAATGTCATCACTATATGGATTATTAATAAAAGATATTGTATTATTAATAGTATTAATAATATCATAATCTATTTCTTCTTCTTGTTTCAAATCATCATTTATAATAATATTAATCTTATTGTTTTTGAAGTCAACTGGATTACTTCTTTCAAATAATGTAATATTAATGTCACTTATTTCAGAAGGTTGAAATAAGTATAAATAATCAATGTTAATTAATCTCCCTTCCCGACCAAATTTATCAATTATAATTTCTTGATTGTCAATTAAATAGGTAAGAGCACCAAAAATTTGTATTAATGGATAATGTTTAATGATATTTATTTGATAAATTAGTGTATCTTTATCATAAAAGAAGTGTTTTTTAAATAATTGTTTAATTTTATTTATAATTGTGGTTATATTTGTATTTATAAAATTTTCATTATATGTATCATAATTAAGTTCATCTATTTTATTATTATTTTGACAATTATATTCACAAGTTTCCATAAAATCACAATTACTAGAGAATGGTTTATCACCCACATTAAAGTTAGGTACAGTCATATGATTGGATAATATTTGTTCTACTTCAATGTTCATTTTTTCTTCACTAAAATTTTGTTGTTCTGCATTCAAAATACAATCCACTGAATTTTCCTTTAAAATACGAGTAATTTGACCTATTTGTGTTGCTTTATATTCAGCAACACGATATAAATACATATCAGCAGTTTCTTCCACATTATTATCTAACAAGGTTCCATGCATAAATATTTGAACGTTTCGTTTTTCAAAAGGAAGTTCTTTATGACTCTTATTACGGACTGACCTACCAATAATTTGCTCTATACGATTCATATTATACCAAGGGTCCAAAATATGAACTTGTCGAATAAATTTTAAATCAATACCTTCAGAACCCGAACGAGAAATTAGTACAATTTTTATTTTATTTCCATCTTTATTGTCATCATTAGTCAAGGCTTTAACTTCAAAATTATTATCAGGTGAAAAACGAGAATCTCCTGTAATTAACGAATATCTAGCAGGCATAAAATCAGTTCTTTTATCAAGAGGTTTCATAGTTCTAACATCAACAATACTTGTAGGTGGTTCTTTAAATAGAGATTTCGTATTTTTACCAAATCTTGAGAATCCATATTCTTCCAACGCAAGAGCCATTGGGATTAAACCTGAATCAATATATTGTGAATAAATTAAAATAATACCATCATTTGGTTTATCCAATAATGAATTATAAATATTATCCAAAACTGTTTTTATTTTAATGCTAAATTTTCCAATAGATTTATGAGAAAAAAATTTATCATGATTTTCATTATACTCATAATTTCCTTTAAATGGGGGTTTTACAATTTCTTCAAATTTAACAACTCTAGACAATCCTTTTTTGCCGAATAACTCATCAGGTGAAACTATATTTTCGTCTTGAGAATCAAATTGAACATCAATATTGTCTTCTACGTCTTTAGAAACATCACTATCCATAGCAACATCAAGAGATGAACCACCTTTGTTATTGTAATTTTGATTGTCATCATCTATTTTTTCATCGCTTTTTGATTCAAAATTTTCATCCAAATTTTCATCCAAATTTTCAACAATAATTTGTGATGAAATAGAATTTGAATTAGTACCATAATTGACTTGTGGTATATTACGAATGACATTAACATATTCTGGATAAGGAAACGCAATAATTAAAGATTGAATTAATCCTTGTAAATAAGAATAACCGAATGATTCCATATCTTCTAATCCAGGAAGCTGCATTTTGTCCCCTTTTTTTGTTAGTCTCCTGTTTTCCTTTCTCTTTAAGTAATTAAGAATATATTTATAAATACAAGATTGACAATTACCACAACCGTTACACTTTTCCATTTTATTCAAATAAACATCAACTATTCTTTTTCTTGAATCTTCGCTTATTCTTTTTAAATTCAATTGATATGTTGGATATTTGTTTTCGTGATGTAAAACAGATTGTTTCTCATTAAAAATAATTGGGTATATACGATAAGGAAATGTATATGGATTTTCTCCTTTCACAAATGATATGTATCCGGTTGCTTTACGAGCAATCAATTCTTTTCCACCTTCTTTTATTTCTCCATTACTTGTAAAAACATCATTCATATTTATTCTACTCCTTTTATCATTAACGTTCATCAAATTAAGTAACCATATGATTTCCTTATAGCTATTATACATTGGAGTTGCTGATAACAATAATAATCTAACATTGTCACAATACTTTGCCAATGTTTCTAGTAAAAAAGGTGTGCAATCTTGACGAGAATTTTTTATATTTTGTTTCTTTGCTCTGTCATCCTTTGTGTTACGATGTAATAAACAATGTGTATGGTCTCCTTTTTCAACTGTTCTTATATTATGAACTTCGTCTATAACAATTAAAGAACCATTGAAAACTTTTTTTAGAGACTTTATCATTGAAGGAGTAATTTTAATTTCATCGTCATTTATTATTGCGTTATTCGTCAAAACACGATGAATATAATTCGCAAATTTTTCGTATCCATAAAATGAATAATTACTTCGAATTAATGCCTTGGCCATTGAAACAATTTTTTCTTTAGGTATGTTCTTTATGTTAGTAGGATTTATTTCATGTATGATTTTATCTCCGGCACAAGTTTTTGAACTCCACAAACCTCCTTTAATCACTAATTGATTTTCGTTAAATAATTGATTTTTGAAATTATCTTGGACGTTTTCAGACGCAATAAATATAATTTTTTTATTTAAACCAATTTGATTCATATAATCACGCATTTCTTCACAAATTCCAATCGCACTACACGTTTTTCCTGTTCCTAAACCGTGATAAAGTAATAAACTATTATATGGTGTTTGAAATGACATGAAATTTCGTACAAAATTTTGATGTGGTTCTAATTCAAATGGCATTTTAGATAATTTATCTGAATGTGCTTTTATATCCTCATGAATGGTTCCATCAATTTGTGTATCAAAAAATTCTCTCTTTTTAGAAATTTTTTCAACAAAATTGGGATCATTTAAACTAGGATATAAAATATTGTCGTTTGTTTCTTCTAATTGTTCTCTTTCATTAATCTCATTATTTTCCATGATGTTATTGCAAGTAGAACTATATCTATTAAAATCATTACATACAACATCTTCTTCCAAAATAAGTGTTTTAATTTTATTTTTCCTCTTCTTTTTTTCTGTTTTTGATTTGGAGTTTGCTTCTGCTTTTGCTTGTTCCCTCTTTTCATATGGTTCGCATTCACCAGTCTTTTTATTTTTGCGAGTTCCTCTCGGACAACGTGGCATACTATTATATAGTTATATAAATAATATTCATATTCATATTTAAAACAAATATTATTTCAAAATTCAAAATTCAAAATTTAATACCAAACACACTTTATCAAAATTTAATTATTATACAACTTATACTCTAATAATACATCATTGATATTTGTTATTAACTTTATTTTTTCTAAATTGTATGGTCTTGTTTTTTTTATACACTCTTCAAGAGTTACCCATTCTAATTTGCTTACTTCTGATTTCTGATATTTATCCAAATTGGTTTTTATGCAATCATCATATTTCATGTAACTCAAATAATATTTATACGTATAAGATTTATAATTTATTGCTATAAAATTCTCTTCAAATGGCAAAATATTTTCAATGACATTTATAAAATCCTTTTTAATTCCGGTTTCTTCTTCAAATTCACGAATAGAGCATTCTAAGTGCTTCTCATTACTATTTATACGACCCTTTGGAAATTCCCACTCTGGTTCTTCCCATAATGTTTGACTTTTTTTAATCATTTCGTCTATCAGTTTTATTTCTTTCACCTTGTTAAATTTATTATTAAGTTTTATATATTCACTATTTTTTTCAAAGTTTTTTTTATTTATATCATAATTCCATAAATTACACCATATTTCATTAAATGAATTATTTTGTAACATTTTTTTCTCGTTAAGGGTCATTTCATCAAACATGTTTTGTAAATGAAATTTATTTGATATTGTATAATTTCCTTTTATAAAATCTATAAATCCAAATGTATTTCTTCTACGAATAAATAAATATTTTATCAAGTTTTCTGATTTATTATATGTGCACAAAACTATTCCATAACTTATTATTGGTCTGCTATTTTTAATCTTAAATGGATCGACTTCCATAAATCTACTCTAATATGTAAATATATTCTTAATATTATATCAATAAGTATATAATAATGGTTTTGTATGATCCATCTGTTTGGGGACCTCATTATTGGTTTTTTTTGGATACAATAGCAATGACTTATCCAAAACATCCAAATGCTGTTACTAAAAAAATTTACTACGATTTGATACAACATTTTCATTTATTTATTCCTGTTGATGAACATTCAAAATTTTTTAATAAATTATTGTCTATGTATCCAATTACACCTTATTTAGATGATAGAGAATCATTTATTAGATGGGTTCATTTTATACATAATAAAATAAATGAACGAATACAAAAACCTAACATGCCCTACAATGATTTTTATACAAATTATTACCAACATTACAAAAACAAATTAATTCAAAATGGTGAAAATAAACGGTTTTATAATAAATTATTGTTTTGCTCTTTAATTTTGATTTTATTATTTTCTATTTCTTATTTGTCAAAAATTTAATTGTTTAATAAATTATAGTTATTTAACTAATTTATACACATATTATAAATAAAATGAAAAGTTTATCTGGAGGAAAAGTAATCAATTCTGGTGGATTTGGGTGTATTTTTTTACCTGAAATCATTTGTAAAAATAAAAAAGGTAGCAAAAAACATAATAAAACAAAAAAAATTTCAAAAATGATGTTAAATCGTCACGCTTCTGATGAATATAATGAAATTATGAAAATTAAACAAATTATTAAAAAAATACCTAATTATGGTGATTTTTTTGTCATTAAAAATATTGAAATTTGTAAAATTAAAAAACTTACTAATGAAGATTTAGAGAAATATCAGGAAAAATGTTCTGCCTTAAAAAAATATAACATTACAAAGAAAAATATTCGCAAATCTTTTGATAAAATCTCTATTTTAAATATCCCTTATGCGGGGATTTCACTTGATACATTTATAGAAAGCAAATTTACTATTTCTCGTGTAATGCATTTGAATAAACTACTCATTGAACTATTAAATAAAGCCATCATCCCTATGAATAAATATGGTGTTTTTCATAGTGATATTAAAGCATCTAATATTTTAATAAATGAAAGCCATAAAAAAGTGCGATTTATTGATTGGGGTCTTACCGTTACACATCCAAAAAAATTCTTTTCAGAAATTCCTTCGAAATGGAAAAATAGACCTTTTCAATTTAATGTTCCATTTGAAGTTATTTTATTTACGGACGATTTTGTTTCTAAAATGAATGATTTTATTGATAATTTTAATAATAAATCAAATAATGGTAATAATGGTAATAATGGTAATAAAATGTTTAAATTTGTAAATGATTATATCTATTATTGGTTAAATGAAAGAGGAAAGGGACATTTAAGTTATATAAATAGTATTCTCATTATGCTTGATATTGTAAAGGAAAATGGCGATGAAAATAATAATGATTCAGAATCTAAATCTTATACAAAAAATGAGGAAAAATATGTTGCTCAATTTGGTAAATATAAAAACACAATTGATTTTATTACTAATTATATTGTTTTCATTTTAGCCAAATATACTGAATTCAATAATAACGGTTCATTTGAAATATTAAATTATATCAATAAGATTTATAAAAATTACGTAGATGTATGGGGACTGTTAATTACCTATATTCCTATTATTGAAATTTTACACGAAAATAAATCAAGACTAGAAGATAGTCACAAATTATTATTTTATACTTTACAAAAAATTCTTATAAAACATTTATACACTCCAAAAGTTAAAATCATTAATTTGAAATCAGTTTCCAAAGATTTAAAAAATATGAATACAGCTTTGAAAAAATTTAGTAAATATGAATATAATCCGACTGATATTAATAGTCATATAAATTCTTCTATCACTGAAACTCCAATTACTATAATTTAATTTTTAATTTATTATCCAAAAAATTACATATCTTATTATATATATTAATGGACGCACAAGAAAAGGTTAAAGATGTTGCTAATAATGTAACTAATGTCGCTCAAAATGTCGCTAATAAAGCTCAGAATTTAGTTAATAATACCACTAATAATGTGAAAAATGTCGGCAAACAATCTGCCGCAAAGTTACAATCTGTTTCACAAGACGCAAAAATTATGGCTACTGCTGTCGGTAATAATGTTAAAATGCTTACTTCTATGTTATGTTCCCCAGCTTTAGTATTTTTAGCAATCGGTGCAACCACATTGTCTTCTTCTTTTATTAATGGAATGGATACTTCAATGTTTGGTGTTCGTTTAGTAAAATTAATATTATGGACTTATTGTGTAAATTATTTATGCCGAAGTGGCCATACTAGCATTTCTTGGGGCATCGTTATGATTCCATATGCGTTAATCCCTTTACAAATGCTCGGAGTCACAAATTTTCCTAAAAAATATTTATATGCCCTTTTGTCTCAAGACGAACAAGAATTTTTTGGCATTTAAGAAAAATATATACAAACAGGATAAAATAACATATAATAATATATTAATAGAATTAAAATGAGACTTGAAATTGCTATATTGCTTATCACTTCATTTTTTATATTTAATACGTATCATGATGGCAAATATACTAAAATGATGGTGGCTTTTAAAAAACACTATAAAATGGGGTTTTACGCATTTTTAGGTATTGGGATTTATTTATTATTAAAGAAAAATCCTCAACAAGGTAGAAATATGTTAATGCAAGCAAATAATTATGTAAAATATATGCCTATTGATACAAATACGCGTCAATTAATCAACCCTATTTTAGATTTTACAGCATCCATGAACCAAAATCAAAACCAAAATCAAAATCAAAACCAAAATCAAAACCAAAATCAACCTCATTTTAATAAACGCATGATGAACTCTGGAAAAAATAGCACAAAACGTTCTGTAAGTGAAACTAAAAAAAAATATGTTGCTTCTAGACAAGATTGGAAGTGCAACGGTTGTAATTGCCAATTAGACCATACATTTGAAATCGACCACAGAATTCGTCTTGAATATGGTGGTGGGAATGACGTCCATAATTTAGTTGCCTTGTGTAGGAATTGTCACGGGAAAAAAACTGCCAAAGAAAATATGGAATCTGATATTTAATTAATATGCTTTTTGTTTTTTTTAAATTTATATCAATATTATATAATATTTATATAAATGATTGATACTTTTGATTTTATGAAACCTTTAGAAACTGCTAAAGACGTTTCATTTATTTTATTGTCAAATATATTATTAGCATTCGTATTAATAATTATTCTTATTTCTATTATCTATTATGTTACAAATAAAGACCCCGATTCTGATTATATTAATTACCTAAAAAATCAATTCAATTTTGACTTTTCATTTCCGAATTCAGATTCTAAATCAGATTCTAAATCTAAATCTAGTTATAGGTCATCTCTATTTTCATATTTCGCCTTTGGTTTTGATAATGTTAAATACAATTTTATTAAATATCCAATTTTACTTTTATTTTCTAGTTTCTTATTTATTATCCTTTTTTCACTTCCTAAAAAACATGCATTTCATGATACAGCAAAATACTCTATTCCTGCATTATCTCTTTTCTATTTTTTTATATTATATAAATCCTTCACAACTAGTTACTTGGATTTGAATAACTTTAATCTAAATCGTATCAAATCTGTTATGATTTTTTTCAGTGTTATTGCTACACTTTTAACCTTTTATATTAAAGACCCGGGCAATTTCATTTCAAATAATTTCGGAGAATCGCTTCTTATTATCATTATTATTGGTATTTTAGTTTTTATGCAGTTAATTAATGTTCTAGTTGTTAATCGTATGAACCCCTTTAAAGATTATGTCATAAAACGCACTTTTGAAAAAACAACTCGGACAAATAAATTGTTTAATATGGTTAGTCTTATTTTATACTTTGCTTTCATAATTATTATGACTGTTTTAACTATTAAAAATAAAGATAGTGACCAATTTGTACCATTGCTTTTATCAACTGTTTGTATTGGTCTTATTTGGGGCGGTATCAATATTGGTTGGATCCTTTATAAGAATCCAATTAGAGGCGACCAAGTAGCTAAAGGTGAAAATTTTTCTAAAAAATTTGGTATTTTTATTGGAATAGCAATTCTTATTTTGGGAGTTATTGGTTCTCTAAAATTAATTGATGATTTTGCTGGTGAAATGACAACATTGGGCAAAACAATCACAATCCTTATTTTACTTACATTAATGGCAACATTTTATAAATTTATTAAAGCCAAATACAGAACAAGTGAAACCAAATTTGATAATTTATTTAATCTCATATTTGACGGTATTTTTTACATTCCTTGTTTACTTAATGATATTTTTGATTTCATTTATAGATTGTTTTACTACCTTTTTACGAATGATGGAAAAATCTCTTTCTATAATCAACAAGACAAAATATCAATGCTCATCATTTTCTTTATTGCTCTATTTTTCTTACTTTATGTATCAATTAAACAAATTAATAATAAACTTGTCACACAAAACGGAAAAGTATTAATTAATCATCCTATTCCACTTAATAAAGAATACCATTTAGGCAACTATGAAACTTTAAATGAAATTTCTGATTATAATTATAATTATTCTATTTCTTTTTGGATGTATTTACATTCTAGTCAATCTAATAATTCAGATAATTATTATTCAATAGTCAACTACGCAAATAAACCTAATTTTACATATAATCCAAATAAACACGAATTCCAAATCATATGTGATATTAGTGGATCTGAAAATCAAGAAATCATTTACACAAATGATAATATGCCTCTTCAAAAATGGACGAATATTGTTTTCACTTGTAATAACGCAACTATGGATGTATTTGTTGACAATAATTTAGTAATAAGTAAATCAAACATTATTCCCTATGTTAATATTGATTCTTTAACAGTGGGTGGAAAGAGTGGATTGAGTGGTGGAATATGTAATGTAGTTTATTTCAAAAAACCATTAAGTGTTGGAAATATGTTCATTTTATATCATTCAAATAAATACATAAAACCTCCTATTACAGACATATCTAGTAAAACAGTTTTGAACTCAGTAAAATAAAATTTGTTTATAAAATAATTCTGAAATACACTTAATAAATTTATCTCTACATAAATATATAAATGGAAACTAGTTATATTGTTGGAGGAATAGTTCTATTGTTACTTGTCATATTATTTTCGGTTAAATATGTTGTTGCCGATAAATATACTTTACGTGAAATGCTTAATGCTAAAATATCAGAAACCGTTTTTAAAAGCGAATTGTCTTCTCAATCAGGTCTTTCTCAAAATTTTACATATTCTATTTGGTTATATGTAAATAACTGGAATTATAAAAATGGAGAATATAAACCTATTTTTGGACGATTTGAAGGATTAGATAGTGCTGATGTTTTTGTAAATGAAAATGAAACTGAAACTGATAGTTATATTAAATTTATTAAAAATATAAATCTTTGTCATAAAAATTATTCAATTTATACTACAGATAAAAATACAAATAATTGTGATAATTTTAAACCTAAACCAGTTGTTACATTTGACAAAGTTCAAAATGATATTTTAATTTATGTTCCTTGTGATAAAGGTATAAATGATACCAATATATATCAATGCACTGTAAGCAATATTCCTATCCAAAAATGGGTCAATCTTTCTATTACCCTTTATAATAAGACACTTGATGTTTATATTAATGGTAAATTACATAAAACATGTGTATTACCAAATGTTCCTGACATGCAATACGATGGTGACGAAAATATTCATATTACACCTGGTGGTGGATTTGATGGTTACACATCTAAATTCCAATTTTATCCTCAAGCATTAAATCCTCAAGAAATCTGGAATATTTATTCTAATGGTTATGGTACTTTAGCATCTACATTAGGCGACTATCAAGTTAAAATGTCTCTCATTGAAAACGGAAGTGAAACAAATTCTTTAACTATTTAATTAATCCTTACAGACTATTTATTTCCAATTTATTATATAATTTATTTATATACTCATTATATAATGGACCAAGTAGAAAATAAAGCAAATAATGTTGCAGAAAATGTTTCCGAACAAATATCTAAAGTAACTTCAATTTCTTTTAAAGATTTTGTTTCTTCCAATTCCCTTATTTCAAAAGTTGCTTTCACACTTTTAGTAATGTTTATTTTTTTCTTCTTATTAAAATTCTCAATTGCTTTTATCCCAAAATTATTCAAAGAAAGCAATTCCCCTTTTATTTTTAATGGAACTATTGAAGGAAGTCACAGTGTGGTTGTTCCGCAAGACCCTAAATATGATAATGCGATTCCTATTCAGCGTTCTGTAAATGAAAACAATGGAATTGAATTTTCTTGGTCCCTATGGATGTTTTTAGATGACAACGCGATTACTAGTGGAAATAAAAATATTCATATTTTTCACAAAGGAGATTCTCATACTTTAAATACTGGCGAAAATAAAATTTTCCATAAGATTGCTGCTCCAGGTCTTTATTTGGACGGCGAAAATAATAATCTTCTAGTTACTATGAATACACACAATAGTTCCGAATTAGAACAAATTCCAGTATCAGGAATTCCTATGAATAAGTGGGTTAATATTATAATTCGCGTGAAAAATAGACGTGTTGATGTCTATATTAATGGAACAATTAAACGTTCAATTGAATTAAATGGTGTTCCTAAACAAAATTATGGTGAAATTTATATTGCTCAAAATGAAGCCGTTTCACTTCAAGGTTCTAAATTGTCTAATTTAAGATACCATGATCACGCATTAAATGTTTCTGATATTCAAAAATTAGTCCAAAGAGGTCCTAATAGAAAACTTATCACTTCTAGTGCTATGACGGATAACTCGTCTTCTTATTTGGCCTTTGATTGGTACTACAATGATATTTATTAAATTCATTTTGTAACATTATAATATAATATATAATATATATTACAATGTCAATAACAATGCCACAAATGAGATTATGGAGTCGTTACGAAAATGTATGTCCTAATTTAACTCCAGAACAAGCATATACGAATAAAATATTGTATAAAAATAATATTTTAAAGCATAAATCAAATAGCACACCATTAACGAAAAAACAAAATTATGCTAATTTATCTAAACGAGTTGGTAATAGAATACAAAAGTGTTCTCCTAAACCTAGTGGCGAAATTACGGTTGGAATGTCTCCTGATTTAGTTATTCTTTATTCTAGAAAATCGGATTCTTCGTATTATCCTCGTACAAAAAGAACTATGCATGTGGCAGGAACAAATTGGCCGAATGGATCAAAGATTACAACTCTTCCTCACTCTTGTAGAGCATTATATGTGGCAAAAGAACTGACAGAAAGAGAAACTGACGCTTAATTATCAAGCCCTTAAAGTAGGATTTATACAAATGTCTCTATTTGGAAATATATTGCCCGACATACAGACATCTCCTTTTTCCAATTGGCGACAATTTCGGATTCCATTATATTCACCTACATAACACCATTGTCCTGTAGTATCATTTCCTTCATATGACCCAACATTTTTCTCTTTTCTGCGTTTTATATTAATGTTTCTATTTAAAGTATTATTGTCAGGAACATCAGGCAATCCAAAATCTAATTTAGCTGACGACAATTCATTAACATTTTTCGCTTTTTTCGCGACAGATTGTGTTTCTAATAGACCTATTTTAGCAATAGAACCAACAATATCTACAGCTGATTTACCTCCTTCTGCAGCTACATCTACTGTTTCTCCTGCTACTCCTAAAGTTGTTCCAAAAAACGGTTTCAATAGACTAGCAATTAATTCAGAACCTTGGGCTAAATATAAAAATATATTTACTCCTAAAAATGTAAAAAGAATTATAATCAATATCCACATTTTCCATCCTATTTTGCTTAAAAAACCATTTCCTTGCTCCAAATTAGGCATAACATTTGGAATTGAATTTGTTGTTGCGTTTTTTGCGTTCATTATATAGTCATTTATTGCTGATGATTTGGCGTCCATATATATAATATTTATTATTTTAATTAAATATTATATATTTTTAATGAAATGTAAGTAAATACAAAAATTGGTTTAAATCTGTCACTATGTCATCCCGAATATTATACAAATCTGGGTCTAGTTTTTTCTTATCTAATATCATCAACATTTTTATAAATTTTTCTACGTGTATTTTCATTTTATCATTATCATTTATATCATGTAATTTGATTGATTTCACATTTTCCATATGAATTCGTTTTTCATTTTTTCCAATGATGACTTCAATAAATCGGTCCATATGCGCATTCAATTTTTCATATATTTCATCAGTTGCTTTATGTGCTCCATAATTATGTGTTTTCCAATGAAATAATTTAATACATAATAACAACTCAAAAAATTCAGTGACAATATGTTGTTTCAAATCTTTATATTCGTCTTTTATATATTTTGTTTTATATTTACAACTCTTTTTCAGTGATTTGCTAGATTTTTCTTTTCTAAATCTTTTATTTTTCTTCAAGGTTTTATTATTTTTATTAGTTGTTCCTTTCATTTATAATAAAGTGTTATTATTTTTCAAGAATTCTTGGAATAAATGATTCCTCAAAAGATTTCAATTGGTCTATTTTGTTTATTGTATTATGTAAATTTCTTGCTTTAGAATCTTTAAATAAGTAATCAGTTCCTGCTGATATTTCCCCTTTTTTTATTTGTTTATAAATTTGGTCTATCTTGGTTGTTATATTTGTTATTATTTCGCGATTTCTTTCTGTTATTATTTCTCCTGATATTTTTGGGCTTTCACATAATAATGTAATCGCAAAATACAATATATATTTTCGTTTTGATACAACCGATGAAATATATTTCAGACAAAATATTGATAATAATGATTTTATTATTTTTTGAATAATTTTACTCCGATTTTCTGATTCGTTTAATATTATTTCCCATATTATCCATACTATTTCTTTTTGAAACATTGAATCTACCTTCATTTTCGCTCTTCGTTCGCATTCTATTTTATCCTTCTTTCTTTTTGCTCTTTTTTCAAATTCTAAAATCCATTCCATCCAATAACATCCATTCATTAAATTCTGATTATCATTGGATACATTATATGCTAATTCATTTATTGATATAAATAATTCTTTCGGGTCTTCTTCTTTAAATGTTTTTTCACCATACGTTAATTTTGTCGCCTTCATTTTTTCCATCATATGTGTCATATCATAATCTATATCTCTTATTTTTACTGAATTATAACTATGTCTCCTTTTTGCCATACATAAAATGCAAACGATTTCACAAAATAATCTTCGAATTTTTTCATTATTTCTTAATTGTAATTCATTTGAAGTAAATCCATTATTCACAATGTCTTTAAATGAATTTATTCGCATGTCTAAATATATTGCTAGTTTTGGATTTCCTAAATGAATATATTTAGTATAAAATAAAATAATCGTATCCCATAAATCTCCATAATGTCCTGAACATATCATTTCAGCACTCCAGTAACAGGATGGTTCTATTTTTTCTTCCATTAGACTTTTTAATAATTCTTTTTTTACATCCGTATTTTTGAAATTTGAAAATGTTATCCCCTTAAATTCATTTGCCAACCTTAAATCCGATATTGTTGTTTCCATTAGATTATTATTTTATATATTTATTTTTTTTTGTAAAAATAATCACATCATAACATATAAATGAAATTAAATTCTATTTTTAAAACTTATACTAAAATGGACTCTATTGGAAAAACATTGTTTTTTATTGTTTTATTTTTGTTAACCATTTCAATATGTAAAGTGGTTTTCAAAAATAAAACAGAGGAAGGTTTCCAAAATGATGTTGACTCTAATGAACATTTTAACAATATAGATATGTTTGATAAATTTTACGCTTCTATTTATGATTTCATTGCTTTTGACGAGAAAAAAAATAATTTTGAAGTGAAAAAAATTATTGAATTAACTAATCCTAATATGAACAGTGTTATTTTAGATATTGGTTCCGGTTTGGGTCACCACGTTAAAGCATTAAATGAAAACTATTGTGGTGAAATTATTGGTATTGATAAGTCGTCACACATGGTGGATTATTCGAAGCATATTTATCCTGATATTTCAGCTTCGTTTCAAAATATTGATATTACAACTGGTAAATCATTCCCTAATCAATTTTTTTCTCATATTTTATGTCTTTATTTTACTATTTATTACATTCAAAACCAAAAATTGTTTTTACAAAATTGTTTCAATATGCTCCAAAATAATGGTTACATTATTTTACATTTAGTAAATAAGGATAGTATTTCTACTTTATTACGACCAGATTATGTAAATAGTGTTTCCAATAATTATGTTCCTAAAACGACTATTGACTTCAATAAATTCCAATATATTTCTACATTTGATACATCAATTGATGAAAAAAATGTTATTTTTAAAGAACAATTTACCTTTAAAAATGGTAAAAAAAGAACCCATAATCATTCTCTTTTTATGAACGATCAAGAAGTTATTTTAAATTACGCTAGAGGTGCTGGGTTTATTGTTCATGCTAAAGTAGATATGACTGATTGTGATTATGAAAATCATTATTTGTATGTTTTAAAGAAACCTTATTAATATCAATAATTATATTTATCATTATTTACACAATTTTCAGGGTATACTATTTCTCGTTCCATTAAATCAAAATACTTTTTATTGTAAAACTCTGGTTTCTGTGAACTCTTCAATAAATTATTAATCTTGCCCTTATCATATGTATACATATTCTTTAACAATATTGTCATTCGTTCTTTGTCGTATCCATTTGCTGTCATAAAGTAATATAAATTATATCCTTCAAAATGCTTCAAATGATCTTTTACTAATAAATTAACAACCCACCTTGGAAAGGTTCTTGGGTTGAAGAAATCTTCTTTGGTCCAAAAGTTCCATCTTTTCGCTTGTGCTGCGGTTTTGATAGTAGGAATATTAATTTTCATTTTGTGTGAAATTGTGAATTATAATTCACAATACAATTTAGAAAAGTTATTCATTTTTTTTGTTTATATATTCATTTTTAATTTTCCAATAAATTTTCCAATAAATTTTCCAATAAATTTAAATTTCGTAAAATTATTTTATATTTATGACGTTTATTTTTTGGTGTTTACTTATTTACAATTAATTATGAAAATAAATAACAAAATTCGTATAAATCAATTATTGTAGATAATAACTAAACAAATAAAATAATTTAAATAATTAAATAATTAAATATATTTTATTTATATGAGAAGTTCAAGAACCTTAAAAAAGAGGACAAGGTCCAGTTCCAAATCCAGGTCCAAATCCAGGTCCAAATCCAAATCCAAATCCAGGTCCAAATCCAAATCCAGTTCTAGTTCAAGTATTGGTGGACCTCTTGTTTTAAGACGTGAATATCAACAAATTAAAATAACAAAAAAAGAAGCAATTGAAATTATAAAAAATCGTGTAAAAAGGTCACAATTAAATCCTCCATCAAATTGGGAAAAATGGAATAAAGAAAATGCTAAATTATTTAAAAAGGGAGCTTCAGTTCCATACCCAGAATATAATGAAATTTTGGATAATAATATATGAGGTGTGTTGGGATTTAGCTGAATGATAATATTTTTTTAAAACATAAAAAAAATGATTAAATTTGTTTAAAAGTTTAAATTAACATTATTTAAATATATCAATACAACAATAATGTTTGAACTATATGATGTAAATTATGAAGATACAGAACCATTTATTCCCCCAATAACACATGGTAAGGTAATAAAAGTATATGATGGTGATACAATTACTATTGCTGCTATGTTGCCATATAAAGATTCTATTTTATATAGGTTTTCGGTAAGAATAAATGGTATAGATTGTCCTGAAATCCGTACAAAGGATAAAGATGAAAAAAAATGCGCAATAATGGCAAAAGGTTTAATAATGGAAAAAGCAATGAACAAAATTGTATCATTAGAAAACCTACAAACCGAAAAATATGGAAGAATATTAGCAGATGTAATATGTGACGGTGAATCTTTAGGTGACCTTTTATTAAATGCAAGATTGGCAATCAAATATGACGGTGGCAAAAAATCACCTACAAATTGGATAAAATATTATACACATGGAGATATAAAACTAAATGAATCACCAAAAAAAGTTCCATTTTATAAAAAAATATTAAATAATATAGTATCGAATAGAATAAAAAATAAAAAATAAAAAATAAATGTGATTAGAGTGATTGCGATTATACTATTTGCTACTCTAAATATCTCGTCAAAAATTGTTCCAATTCTGGAAATTTCCCCGCATCTAAAACACTTTCTTGGAAAAATATTGTTCTTATTGTTCCATCCAATGTCACATTTTGTTTTATTAAATTATTTATCTTTACATCATTCAAAAATTGTCGCTTAAATGTCATCATCAAATATACCGGATATTGGTCTATTTTAAAAACATGTATATTTAGAAATATACCAGAATAACTCCTGATTTTGAATTTAATCGCTATTACCGATTGTTTATACATATTATCAAATGTTTTCTTATATAATATATTATCCATTGCATGTACCGTTCTATATTTCGTATCATCATATTGTATCTTTTTTATTTTCTTATTAATTTCATTACAATATTCCATTATCGCATAAATCTTTTCTTTTTTAAACGGAAATACTACCTTCTCATTTGTTTTTTTTATCATTATATATTTCACTATATAATGACATACACAATCATTCGCTCGTCGCAAAGGTGATGTAAAATGAACATAATATTTCTTTTCCACTAAATCATGACTTTTTTTAATCGTATTATAACACGCACTCACACCATTGCTAACTATATATTCTAAAATTTCATTCCCATTCTTCTCTTTCATTTTCTGTTTGTCTTCCACTTTTAACTCACAACTTCTATATATATTATGCTTCTCTTTCAAATTATTTGATATATACTCGGCTACTATACTGTTTGCCAATATTGCAAACTCCGCAATCATTTGCTTCATTTTTACTTCTTCTTCGTCATCTAAATATAATTTTACTAATTTGCTTTTTTTATCATATACAGGATACGCATTATTTACTTCTGATATTTTTTCCGCGTATGAACCCCTTTCCTCTCTTAATTTTTCTGATATCTTCATTCCCAAATAAAATATTTCATTGCTTTTTATTAATTGACTTGCTTCTTTATATGTATATGCATTTTCTTTTCTTATTTTGATAATAGAAGGAAATATTTCGACATCTTCTTTGTTAATCTCATTTTTTTCATTGTCTACGCACATCTTTAGTGTTATTGCGTTCTTATATTTTGTTTCTTTTTTATCCTCTTTTAAACTAGACATTGTTAGTATTTCGTCAGGCATTAAATGTATTGGCGCTCTGTTTGAAGGATATAATGTATATGCTTGTTTGCTTATTTGTTTCCATAGTTTTGAATTTATATCTATATATTCCGTCGGATCTGATATGTGTATATACAAATATAACATCCCTGTTTCTTCATCCTTTTCTATACTAAACGCATCATCCGCATCTTTACTTCCTTCAGGGTCTATCGTATATACTTCCATATTTCTTAATACCTTTCTTTTCTCCCTAGGTATTGAATACATATGAGGTTTTAAAATATCATTATCATTTTTTACTTCATATTTATTATATTCCTTCATAAATTTTCTATCATAATACTCTTCATATTGATCGTTTCTCATTTATTACTATATTATTACTATATTATTATTATCTTATTTTTATGTTGTTTAAACTTATTTTTTATATTCTTATTTATTATTATGCTTTATTTATCTCTATTTTTTTTTATTGTTTGCTTCGTTATTTTTATCTCTTTTTACGGATATTATAAGGTTAAATATAAACAATGGATTAATCATCCACTTAACTTCAATTTGGTCTTCAAACGCAACTATTTTCTTAATAATTCTGATTTACTTTTAAAAGAAAAATTAGATTTCGACAATATTTACACTTCTTCTTTCAATTGTTTGAATCAACTACATAAATCATTCGTTAAAAATATGGATTCACACTTTAACGACCTTGATATTATCTCTATTCAAACTAAAAATAGATCCATTATTAATCATAATTCTAAATCTGTTATAGAAGACTCTTTTGTATCCTCTTGTGTTTCTTCTTTTGAAATTAAAAACTTAAATAATGATATTTGCTTTTATATTAATAATCTTATGCTTGATTACACAAATATTAATTTACATAAAAAAAATAACATCATTCTACATCATATTCTTTATTATATTTCCAAATTGAATGTAAATTACGGTATATTTAAATACAATATTATCCCTTTTGCTTACCCTCTTTGTAAATTTAATACTTACATTTTCCCCGTAACAAAATGGCGTAAACCTCCTTCTAATCATCGCTTTAAAATTATACCTCTTTCTAAACAAAATTTCCACTTATTTACTAGTTTCCTTAAAACTTTGAATTCAGATTTTGACACCATCTTTCACGCAAATTTTGAACGCATTATGTATCTTATTTATAACTCCATTTGGCACGCTAATTTACTTATCATTGGTGATCAGGTTAAAGCATTCTTCTTCTTTCATATTCGCCGCAAATCTGTCTTACATTGCTTCTCTTCCGCGAATAAATGCACCAATATAAATGACTTCATTTTTGCCTTCAAATTTTCGTTTTGGAATATCGCTAATAAATATAATTGCAACTTGGCTTCTATTGACTCTATTTCACATAATAACCCTATTATTGATAATATTATCCAGAAAACACATCCTTCGTCCGTTACACCTTTCGCATTCTACTTTTATAATTTTAAACAATCTTCCTCTGTTCCTAATCATCAATGCTTACTTATTTTGTAAATAATTAATAAATGCCCCAATGCTCCTGATAAATGCGTGATACAATGATAATATGGTTCTAATTGTACACTCGTTTTGATACCAATTATGTTATTAATGGCTCCATAAAAATAAAAATATATACACACCAAAAAGAAAAACACAACCAACACACTTATACTTTTGTCTTTTATACTTTCATCTTTCATTTTTTCTTTGTAAAATCTTTTTCCTCCTTGATATACTACATTGTATACCGCTATTTTATCTATTATTCTCATATATTTGTTATTAAATTCATGATTCAAAATTGACGTGCAAAATAATATCACAAACGAATAAAAATATACTGGTTCATCTTTCATATACAAATAAATTATATTCATTAATAATACATGTGACGATAACGTACATCTATGATTGAAACCAAATTGACTCATAATATAACTGTTTTTATTATATTCCATATATATTTGATACATAATGTCTATATATTATAATATGGGGTAAAATGAAATAATATGGGGTAATTTGAAATAATATGGGGTAAAATGAAATAAAATGTTATATATTAATTTTTATTACTTAATACATATTACGGTTAAGAATTGTATTTGTATATAATAAATGGGTAATTCAGTTTGGGGTAATTTGAAACATAATTGAAACAAATTTCAAATTACCCAAAATGACATTTTGATTTAAAAAAACTAAAAACAATTATCGTCTCAAAATGAAAATTCCAAAAAATGAATGAGAGCATTATGGTAAGAACCCATTTTTTTAACTTTTTAATGAAAAGTATTTTGGATTTTCATTTTTGGACATTTTTAAAAATGTCCAATTTTGCCTCAACTTTTTTTCTCTTACTGACGAAATTTTACTCATCTTTTTTACTTCATTTGTAATGATAATCAGTATCACATCATATCCAATAATAGATTTTTTTAACACCATATTTTTATCATTTTGGTTTATAATATTTTATATTAATTTAACTTCAAATAAATATAAAAAACACTAATTAAACTTCATTGCGTTCTGGTCTTGTTTCAATCAATTAGCGTCACTTTGGTTTCACTATTTTTAATTTGTTTGAAACAAAACCACCTATATGCTCTTGAAATTAACCCATGATTACTACTTTCGGAACTCGTTCTGGAACTCGTTTCTGATTCCGAATCTTCAACATAATCGGCGCAATCTATCGGCACATAGATTTTATTCATTTTCCCTATTATTAAACTTTCCGTTTCAGGTGATATATAACTATTTTTGTATATACTCCCCCGCACATTTTGTATCCCCTCTATCGACATATAATTGATTACATAATCTTCCATTGCAAATATTGGATTGCTTTCTATTATTTTTATTATTGCCAATGGACGATTTATTAGTAACCAATCCGGTCCGCTTAATGCTGATATCGCTTTTATATCATCTATTAACATCAATTTCGTCTTGTAACTCGCAACATAAAACTTTCTATTTTCTAATAATATGTAGTAAATATAATCTACTGTTTTGTCATTTATGTTTATTGAGTTTTTTCGCATTTATATGTATATTATTTATTGAGTTTATATACATATTACTAGATTTCATTTATTACGAATAATTTTATTTCTTATTTCTTCTTCTTTTGCTCTTTTTTCTATTCATTTTTGTCTTCTTTTTGGCCTTCATCTTCTTCTTTGTTGTCTTCTTATTGACTTTCCTCTTCTTCGTCTTGGCCTTCTTATTGCGACGAATTTTGCGTCTTGTTTTGCCTCCTGTGTTTTTTTCTTCTTCTTCATTTGTTAATAATAATGTATTATTATCCGGTAATTCATCAACAATTTCTTGTACAGCTGCTGTTATACTTGTTGTAAATTGTTGCAAATTTGTAAATTTGCTAAAATCGAGTCCATTCATTATTTCTTCAGTAATCATTTTCTTATCTGGAATAGATAAATTTGAACCGGAAAATATGCTATTTAAAATAGTTAATGCTTTTTTATTTTGTTCTTTAATTTCTCCTTTAAGTAATTTATTGTAATCTTCTAAACTTAAGGTTTCTTTTCTATCTGTTATTGGTTCTATAAACTTATTACCATGCGTATGAATAAATGTAGATATTGCTAACATAACACTCATACGGAAGAACAATCCGTATAATAAAGATTGAATATTTGATGTTAAATTCACAACAGATGATATTTCTAAGTTAGTTGAAGCTATTACTATTGGTAAAAAATTAACTATTTGTTTATATAACATAATTTTCTGTTGTGTTTCATCAAGACCTTGAAACACATTTAATAAATTTGTTAATATCCCTTTTTCCGTTGATAGTAAACCTTTTAAGTCACTCGTGGCAGTGTCAAGTATTGTATATAATTTTTTTACATCTGGAAAATGTTCTGTAGGTTCAAATTGTAAGATTGTTTTGGTTTTTATATATAAATTTTTTAAGTTAGTAAACATACCATTGTATTCAACCATACCATTATTCGAATCTAATTCCAAAGGTAATTCCAAAGGTTTAATATTTTTTAACATTACTTCTGTCGCTAATTCGTTTCCTCCTTGTAATTCCCAAAGTGAATTAATTAAACTATTCATTTTGTCTACATGTTGATTTGGTTTGGCAAGTGCTGAATTTAATTGGTTTACATTATCTTCAATTAATTTCATATTTAATTGAATTGTGTTTTGAAAAAAACTCTTTATAATTGAAAACGTTATTAACATAAAAAATATATTAAGTACATAATACAAAAACTTGTTTCGCTTAGTAATTGTTACTGTAGTAACACCATCAGCAGTGTTAATTTTAATAAGATCATCTCCATCTCCATCTCCTCCATTTTGTTTTAATAATGTTTTACCTTCAATCTTATTAATTATTGTTAAAGCAAATCTTATTTCATTCTCTGTTAATTTTAATTTTTTTAATTCTTCATATATTTGTTTATATATTTGTTTATTATCATCATCAAATATAATATTTTCATTTTTATTTTCATTTAATTTGTTAAATTCTAAAAAGTTATTAACTAAAACTTCTGTTGAATTAACTGTATCATGAAAAGCAAAATCACTCATATTATTTATATCTATATAATAAGGTTATAAAAAAATAATTTATCGCACATATTTGCCTACTTTTGCGAACGAATCAACAATAAAAATCATAAAAACGCCTAAAAAGGAATACAAAACGACTTCTTCAGTTACGTTATTGGTTTTTTCGTCGTGTTGTTCTTCCAAAAGTTGGATCATATAGTTAATTTTTTTGAGAAGAACATCATTAGTAGAATTTTCGCCTAAATTAGAAGGCAAATTTTGATTATTTCCGGAATACCCAGGTAGAACCCGACGATAATATTCTTCGTTTTCATTTTCGTTACCATAATTGCTGTAATCGTGTAATTCCATTTGAGTATCTTCTTGGTTCAAAGCTAAAGGTTCAAATCCTTCTTTTTCCTTATGATTGTCTTTCAATTTGGTTCTTTCTGTGCCTGCTGATTGTGGAGGAGGGAGAAAATTATTATTATTATCATAGTCCATAGACTTGAAATCACCGATAGATTTCCCATTAAAATCACCGATAGATTTCCCATTAAAATCACCCATAGAGTTATCATCATCCGAATCCTCATTAACAATCATGTTTTGGACGTTTTTAAGCATAGTTTCCATTTTATCTTTATCCATTTTAAAGTCAAATCCTTCTTTAAAAGCCTTTTGAGTTTTATTATGATTTGATTTAGGTTTAGATTTGTTGAGTTGTTTAAATTGTGCTAATTTAGAGGATAACAAAGAATTTTGTTTAATAGGATTATTATTGGTATTTTGGTCCGATTCAAAAGGAGCGGCATTAATTGCTAAAGACATAGTATTAATAAAAAAGCAGATAATAATAATGGAGTTTAGAATTAAAAATAAAGAAAATAAAGAAATATTTCTAAATAATTTCCAAAGAAAACAAGAAAATAAGAAAACAAGAAAACAAGAAAATACAAATATTTTTATATTAAGTAATAATATATAGCAAATGGAAAAACTTTTGAAGAATTTAATGAAGAAATTAAAGTTGCCAAAAGTAAACAAAAAGGGGGATGTAATGAGTTGTGTCTTATGCATGCTTTTAGTAGTATTGGCGAGTCAATCCCGTGTATTTGACTTTTTTATTGAAAGTAATTTAGGAAGAATGGGGTTATTAGCGTTAGTATTTACAATATGTTGCACAAGCAAGGTATTTGGAGCTGCGTCTGTATTATTTTTGGTGCTAGCATTTGCCGTCCATATGAATTCTCGTGAGGGAATGTGTGGCGGTAAGAAGAAGGAGGGAATGTGTGGCGGTAAGAAGAAAGAGGGAATGTGTGGCGGTAAGAAGAAGGAAGCATTTGGAAACCTAATGGGAGGGGACAGATTAACACAAGAGCGAGATTTGCAAAAAGGACAACAACCTTTTAAAGAATTTGAAAAAAAGAGTGAATCAAGTGGTGCCAAACCCCACGAAACTTTAGAGAGTGAATTTGGAGGAGCATATTAAATAAAACAATGAATAAATGAAAAAATAAAAAACAAATATATAGACAAAATGAAAATGAAAACGAAGAAAATATTGGGAGTATTAGATAAAAATATACGGTCACTAAATAGTAGTAAATTTTTTGCCGGAATAGTGATGATAGTATTGAACATAGGGTCACGATTCATATCAGTAAAATTTAGTAAATCTACAGAGGAGTATATAAGATACGGAGTAACGAAGCAAATATTAGTCTTTGCGATGTCATGGATGGCATCTAGGGATATATATACATCATTAGCATTAACAGCAATATTTACGGTATTATCGGAGTTATTATTTAATGAAGAAAGTAAGTTATGTATAGTGCCGCAAAAATATAGAATATTAAATAAGATATTAGATGAAAATAATGATGGAGAAGTAGACGAAGTAGAGTTAAATAATGCCATAAATTTATTAGAAAAGGCGAAACGAGACCAGGAGCAAAAGAAGCAAAAGTCAGCATTAGTAGAATTTGATATGGAGAAGATTTAAATTTAGTTAAAGAATTCTATAGAATTTAATGAATTTTATAGAATTGTAGAGAATATTTTATTTAATAATACATAGTTCATTCTATACTATATCATCAAAATAACACACACAGATATACACATGGATAAATTTGTAGCAAAAAAGGAGACCCTTAATTAGACACATTACACATCCTTATTGGAAACCTCTACATCCTTCAATTCTACATTACATTTTTATAATAGAGTATGTCTAATTATACCATTCATATGTTGTTGTCCTACCTTTTTCCACCTAAAATAAGTATAGGCATCATGTTTAATTCTGAACAAAATTTCGGGTTTTTTTTTAATAACCAACTCGAAAATATTTACATTGTGTTCGACACTTTTATGAATCTGTTTTTGAACTTCGATAATTTTACAATGAATAACATTACCTAGAAATTTATATTTTTTTTCAACCTTTAGAAAGAAATGGTTTCCCACACCAACGTATGCGTCATTCCTCCCACTTCTTTGTCCGCAATAACGAACAACTATTATGTTGTCTGTTTCAAATAATTTAGTATCACTATATTCGCCGTCTGTAAAATTGCACCAAATTGATACTGATTCAAATGTGTCCGTCGACATTTTTACTATTAATTTAACTTTAAAATACTTCTTAACACAATCTTTATTTTTTCATTTCATTTTTTTCGATGACATATATAATGAATCGAGAAATATAATAACACTAAACTTATTTTTTGTCTTTGTCTCCGTCATAGTCTTTGTCTATTTTATTATTATAAGAATAATCTAAATATGGTCTAATTTTGCTTAAATCAATAGAAGGGTCATAAAGTTCACTGTTTGAAATTTTAGTAAAATCAAATAACTTTTCTGAACTAAAAAGTTGTTTTGTGTTATAAATCATTTTTCGTTTTTTAACATAACATTTGGTTTCATTTTCACTTAATTTTTTATTAGTGAGTTCAACATAAACTTCAATTTCATATTTATTAAGAGAAGTTTGTTCAAAATCTTCGGCAGATAAATAAGGGTTATATTGGGTATTATTATTATTATTATTGTTATAATAGCTACTTCGGTTACGAACATAATCTTCATTGTTTCTTAAATCATAATAATCTTTTCTACCACCAGTCATATTATTACTTTTTTCAAATGTAACAATATTTGTTTCCAAATTATGTTTCAAAAAAAGAGACAAATGTGTATTTGAATTTGAATTTGAATTTGAATTATTAGTATTTTCACCATTTATTACTAAATGGATACCAGCAGTAGAAAGTGAATTTGCGATATCGGTCAAGGATTTATTTTTATTTTTATTTTTATTGATTAAATTAAGAATAGAATTAGTAGTTGAAATATTATCAATGCCGTGCCAAATACCTTTGATGAAGTAAACCATTTTGATATCATTTTGAGTGTTATAGTTGTTAATTTGAATGGAAATAAATTTAGAAAATTCTTTTAAAAACGAATCATCATTGAGGTTAAAAATTGTTTGAAAATTATCATCTACAACAAGAGAATGATAATAACCACCACCAGTAGTAGTAGTAGTAGTATTAGACTCTTTTTTATTTAAATAAGGAATTTTATTTCTCAAATTATTTAGGAATCCGGTTGCTTTTTCAGTTGATTCATTTGCTTTTTCCATAACATCATCAATATCATCCATAGTTTCTTCTTGTAATTTATCTAATACAGCTTTATTTGCTTTGCCTTTTTTCCGTAGTTTTTTTCGAGTATCATAAATTGTTTGATTTGGGTCTGCGGTTATGGTGCCAATTTTATTGGTAATTCTTGGTTTATTAATTTTCAAATTATAGAATAATATGGTGAAATATTTACCACCTAGATACAAAGTTTGACCGGGTTCAAAAATAGTATCAAGAACAAAGGATAGATTATTATTAATGTTATCGTTATATTGAAGTGAATTTTTCTTTTTTTTTATGTCATATTTCGATAATTTAAGAAGTTGCGTAGATGAGTAATTATAGACCATAGACTCGTAAGAAGTGCGGTTAAAAAAATGGGATACACGTTGTTCATAATCAGGGATGTCCATGAGGGAATCGGGGTCTAATTTAATTAATGGGTTAAAAATAAGGTCTTTTTGGGTAATCAAATTTTTGTTTTTTATGCTCATATCAGGGGAATAATAAAACTTACCTAAAAAAGGAACAGAAGTATGTAAAATAATATCGAGTTCATCAGGAACATCAAATTCAGAATTATCTTCAGATTTAGGTTCAGATTTTGATGTATTCATATATTAATATAATAATTTTAAATAATAAAATAAAATCATAATATATATTTAAATATGCCTTCAAAAAAAACAAAATCAACTAGAAAGCAATATATAAAACAAAAAGTAAAAGAAGCCAATGATGCTATAAATGAAGGTTTGCGAAAAAGTAGTGGAATCATAAATGAATTAGAATCAGAGAAAAGTCATTTGGAAAAGGTAATAACCGATTTAAACTCTCAATATGTGTCAACTAAAAAAAAAATATTTAGGTTTGGAAAAGACAAACAAATGAATACATTAAAAAGAAAAATAGAACAGAGAGAAACAGAATTGGATACACTAAATAGTGATATAAAGAATGTTACGAAAGAGTTAAAACCTTATATAAGAAAAAGGAAATCAGTCCCTAAATCCAAATCCAATTCCACATCCAAAAGTAGTTCTTCAAAATCTACAAGGCGTGTCAAATTCAAATCAAACAAAATAGTTGAATTTGATAAAAGTGACCCAGTTGATTCGTTATTGATAAATAAAAATAAAACAGTAAAAAATAAAACGGTAAAAAATAGTAAATAAATAAATCAAATATTTGAAACAATAATTTGAGTTTCAATATCAATATCATCCATAATATTTTCAAGAGATTTTACATTATGTAATGCCGATTTATCATTAATCAAAAAATCAACTAAATCTAAAACAATTTTAATACGTCCATCAGTCCAAAGTTTCATTAATTTTGAGTTGACTTCATCGGTATATAAAGAAGTCATAGTATCTTTTTGAAATAAATTATCATTATTTTTTTCGTCAATATAATTTGAAATCATTGAATAATAATAATTAAGACATACATTCACCATGGAAGAATTGCGATAAGTTTCAATCAAATGTTTAAGACCAATTTGAGCGGTTTCAAATAATTTTTTAATACGGTATGTTCTTTTTGCGTTTGTTTCTTTTTGTTCTAAAAAATAGGAACAAGCAATTTTGATAGGATTATATAAATAATGTAAATCCGTTTTACTAGAATTATTCAAATATCGCGAAATAAATTGAAACACGCCAGGGTCTTGGAATTGAATAATATTATTTTTAATTAGCGCTTTTGTTCCGATTGGTTTATTTGCCAAAATAGCCAGTTTAATTATTACAGAAAAAGGGTCTAAAATGAATAATTTTATATTTAAAGTCGAATTTTGTTCTGTTTGTAACAAAGGAATATTTATATTATTCATATTCATATTCATATTCATAAAATATATTTTAATGTCAAGTTATATTTATTATATTTAAATTGAATGTAATAAATTGAATGTAATAAATTGAATGTAATAAATTGAATGTAATAAATTGAATGTAATAAATTGAATGTAATAAATTGAATGTAATAAATTGAATGTAATAAATTGAATGTAATAAATAAATAAAAGTGTAACGGACTAAATTAAGTCAATCTTTTCAAATCAGACCAAAAAAGCTTATTTTGTTCCCTTTGTTTTTCGGTATGTTTTATATTTTCATACGTCATTGCCACACATTGGTCTTCAAGGTCTCTATTTTTTTTCTTCAAAAATTTATAAGCATTTTGTTCGCTCATTGGTTTAACATTTTTATGTTGGTTGTCTCTAAAATTTGTATAATCGTCAACACCATTGAACTTTTTCATTTTATTATAATCTTGTTGTGTTACAGGAATAACAGATTCTTCATAAGCTTGTTTAAGGTCACTAAATCCATCACCAGAAACGATTGAAGAAGAAGAGAATGTGTCTTGAATACCTTGATAAGGAATTATTCCTTGAATGCGCTGTTTATATTTTTCCATTTCGCTTCCCAATTGTGATTGGGATATTTTTGCGGTTTCTGCAACACCTTCGTCCGATTTGAGCCAATCACCGTATCCGTGTTCTTCTTCTTTCACGTGATGTTTTTCAAATTTATCGTTGAACCATTTATTGAATTTTTTTGGATTTTTAAAATTGTTGTTGGTTTCAAATAAATTATTTAGTAATTTTTCTTTTTCATCTGAATTAGCGGGATTATAATCGTTATTAAAATTATTAATACTTTTTGCTGTTTTATTTTGAGCTATATAAATAGAGTGAAGACGATTATATGCTTTTGAATAAAATATATAGTAATCAGAGTGTAAATTAGATTTATCTGGATGAGTTTTGAGAACAACCTTTTTCACATTTTTCATCAATGGTTCATCTAAAGTGCGTCCTTGAATACCCAATAAAATAAATAAATCATCGCAAGAGTAATTTTCAATATCTAGGTCAATATTTGAAGTAGTAATTTGAGGAGAAAAATGTTTGTTTGTAAAATCATCAACAGAAAACAAATTTGAAGAGTGCGTTTGAATTTGTGATGGTGTTTCATGAATTTTAATACCAGATTTCGGACAAGTTTTTTTCATTATAACAATTAATATAAAGTAATAATAATAAATTTTATATTAATAAATGTATAAAAGGTTAATTAAATACCTAAATATCTAAACTAATCGTATTGCTTGCGGATTTTTGTCTGCGTTTGCTTCTTTTTGGCATATTTCCATCAGATTGTAATTCTTTTAGGTCCTTAATGCTGATTGTGCTATTATCTATTTCTGTTTTTTCATTTTCATCTTGAATATTTATATTTCTCGTTTTTAGACCAGATAAAATATCCGAAATATCGGATGGACCTCTCATTTCAGGCCGAGATGAAGATTTATTTTCTCTCATATGAATACCATCACTATCCATGTTCATACTTGATTGAAAAGAACGTCCATCATTTGCGAAATTAGGTCTATCTTGATTTTGATATTGAGGTGGAGGTGGAGGTGGCATTCCAGAACCAGAACCAGAACCAGAACCAGAACCCATCATATTATTCATAAAACCAGATAAACCAGGATTAGTATCCGCCATTGAATTAACAGCAGCCGATTGGAAACTCTTCATCAGGTCAGGATTTTGTCGCAAAATGTCGTCCATACCGGGCATAGAACTCTTAAACATAGTATTAGTCATATGAACCATCATACCACCGCCACCAAGTTGAAAAAGAAGTTTTAATTCTGGGGCCATAGATGCTTTAGAGCTATATTTCTCGTGAAGTTCACCAAAAACATCATCATAATCTTCAATATTTTCATTAAATTGTTCGCCCCATCCATCTAATTTAATATCAAATGGGTCAAACTTGTTATTCAAAAATTCCACCCCATTAATAAAGGCCATAAGCATATTCCCTTGAAATTTAACCGAATTTTGCTTCTTTTTTTCCTCCATAATCGTTTCATATTCACCTCGCATTTCTTGTAAATTGGATTCCATATTGTATTTTTTAGAGAGCTCAATACCCTTGCGTTCCAATTCTTCCAACTTTCTTAAATATTTAAATTTCTCGCGAAGCATTTGTTCGGAAGTTAATTTCGGTTCACTTGGAAGAGGTTTATCAGGATTAATAGGAATATTATTAAATTTCGCATATCCATCCCATGTTTTTTGACCCGAACTAGAACCTTGTTCAGATGTTTGTTTTCCAATAGGAACATCAATATCTATAGCAGAAGCTTCATCGTCGTCATCAAAACGAACTTTCCCACTAAATAGGTCGGATTGGGCTTCAACATGTGTATCATCTACTAAATCGTTTAGTTCATGTTCTAAATTGTCAAGGTCGTTTAGGTCAATATCGCTTTTTCGGGAACTAGTATTGTCGCCTAATTTGTCGTTCATTAAAAGTTCTAATCCTCCTCCAAAATTGCTTGAAGGTTGGTCGTTAATATCAATTTCGCTAATTTCTATAATATCGGACATTTGTTGTATTCTTATTATTTAATTAGAACAATTAATTTTAAGTTCATACGAATACTTATTATTTATTTATTTATTTATTTATTTATTAAACTAATTAATTAATTAATCAATTTGTAATTTGTAATATGATATAAAAATAAGATTCATAATTAATAAAGATGTTATTTGAAACCAATATAGATTTCGAACCAGTTAGTTTAAAAAGACACCGTCATCGTCTAAAAGGAGGAACATATGACCCTTCTAAAAAAGACAAAGATGATTTTGTTAAAGTGTTGGGTGGATTCCCAGAAGACAAAATGACTAAACCAATCACTTGTGTATTAGATTTTTATTGTCAAAGACCCAAAAATCATTACAGAAGTGGTAAGTATTCTGATTTATTGAAGGATAATGCTCCCAAATATAATACAAATAATAAGGATTTGGATAATATGGTGAAATTCGTATTAGATGCTTTAAATGACAAATTATATGTAGACGATTGTCAAATTATAGAAATTAAATGTCGCAAAATGTATGCCGAAAAAAATGGTTACATATATGCTAAATTTGAAGAAATAATAGAAAATGAATCGTAAAATATAAAATTAATTGTAAATCAGAAATCAAAAATCAAAAATCAAAAATCCTAAATCCTAAATATTCTTATGCAAGTCTAGGCAATTTCAAATTGACGTTGATAGAAGGTGCTATAAGTTTGCCTTGAAAACGCTCATTTTCTATATATTTATTTTTTAAATCACTTTTACAACTACCAATTGAAGAATAATTATCATCATGAATACTTTTAAAAATATGTGGTGTATTAGGTGTTTGGGAAGGACCCTTATGCTTTAAAAGTTCTAGTTCTTGATTTTGAAGGGTTTTCCTCAAGTTCCAATTAGATTTAGATTTATTTCTCACAATTGAAGAATTTTCATTATAATTGTTATAATCATAAATAAAAAAGTCTTGTTGATTATTCATTTATATAATATAATTATTTATTTTATATAAATTTAATATTTATTATCGTGTGAATATAATTTAATTATCTTCAAGCATTTTTAACAACTCTATTTTTTTCAATTTATTGCTTGTATTTGAAATCAAATTTTTATCCAATGCGATTTCTTTGAGTTTTGCTACTGATAATTTATTGTAATCAATCAAATCATTGTTAATTTCCTCTATATCGTCAAGTTCTTCAACCACATTTGTTTCATCTATATCGTCAAGTTCTTCAACCACATTTGTTTCCTCTATATCGTCAAGTTCCTCAACCACATTTGTTTCCTCTATATCGTCAAGTTCCTCAACCACATTTGTTTCCTCTATATCGTCAAGTTCCTCAACCACATTTGTTTCATCATCATCTAAATCATCTAAATCATCTAAATCAACAGAATTATCCAAATCATCCAATTCTTCCATATTGTCCAACTCTTCTAAATCATATTTTCCTACTCTATCATTAAGTTCTTCAATAATTGACCCATCTAATTCAACAATGTTATTTGATTGTAAATCTTCCAATTTTGTTATTGTGATTATTTCGTTTTCACTGGTTCCTAAATCCATAGTATTTACAATTTTAGGATGATTTAAATCATCAACTGATTCTGAATCTGTTTCTGAATCTGTTTCTGATTCGGAATCATCATCATCATCGGAATCATCATCATCATCGGAATCATCTTCATCATCAGATACATCAATAAGTTTGCTCTCTTCTAAATTTTTATTTAAATCATTAATTTCAGTTTGCATTGCGGGTAGACCTCCACTAAAATTACTTTTATTCTTAAAAATATCCATTTCTTCTGCTAACGAAGACACAAGACTCAACATAGAACTCATTTTATGATCGTATGCTTTAAACTTTTGTTCAATATATAAAACTAAACAAGTAACAATCAATAAAACAACTCCTAAAATAACAAAAAATTGGGTATTAAATATATCTTTAACTTGGTTCATTTAATAATTCGTTATATTAATTTTTGTTTAAACTAACGAACTAAATTATTTTATTTTTTTGTTATTTCATCTGGATAGTCCATATTTTTCAATATAGTCATACCACCTTTGATTGTAGATATTCCATCAATAAGTTTATAATTATAAACCAAATTATTATTCTCAAAAATAGTCTTCATTTGGCTATTTTTTATTTTCTTATTTGTTGCTAAACTGGTGCAAATTTTCGCAAAATGTGTTGTAAGCATACAAGATACATTTTTATTTTTACATAAAAATTTCATAAACGAAGTTGCGCTTTCTTCTGCTTCTTCAGGATTAGTGCCAGAATAAAGTTCATCAAAAACGCAAAAGTGTGTTTCATTTGTTTTTTCTATTGCGTCTAATATTTCTTTACAGCGTCTAGCTTCTGCTTGAAATAAACTATCGCGTCCAGAAGTATCTGGAATATTTAAATAACAATGTAAATTATCATATGGAACTAAATTGCCTGTTTTAAAAAAACCACATCCGAATTGTTGACTGAAAATAATATTAATCAATGTCGTTTTCAAAATGGTTGTTTTGCCTGAAGCATTTGGACCAGTAATAATGAAATTTTTATGTAATTTTACATCATTCTTGACATGGTTTTTATATTTTAAAGAAGCGTAATAGCAACCATTGAAATTATTTTTTACAATATATTTTTGTGTTTCTTTGTTTCTTTTTCTCTTTTTATTATTCTTTTCGTTTGGCATAATGTTTTTGTCTTGTAAATTTACACAATTGATATATTTATTCTTTAAATTATGTGAAATATTATCAACAATTTCACTGTAAGCATTAAAACCAATAGAATATAAAAGTATTTCATTAATATCATCGTCTTGGTATATTTCATAAAATAACTTCATTACATATCCTAATTCGCTTATTTTCTTATAATTACTGAAATCATATTTGCTTATACAAATGATTCGTTTATATAAAGTTTCAATGTATTTCAATTTGGATTTCAATATTTCATTAAATTGGAACAAACTAGGTAATGAATCGGAAAACGATAAGAAATTTATTATATTATTCTTTGTGTAGTCTAAATAATCCGAAAATTTTTCAAAGTAATTATGAATTTTTTTCATATTTTCGTGGAATTTAAAGCAAGAAATAACATTTTGATAAATAGAAAATATATAAAATCCAGCAGACACTAATAAATATATTTTTTGAGTGCTATCTACACTATTAAAATTGGTAAAAAGTTTAAAAATTGAATTATTGGATGCAAGTGTTTTAAGTATTTTAATATATTCGGTTATAGTAACTTGATAACCTTTTAGTTTAATTATTAAAAAAGGAATAATTACAATAAATATAGGAATTAATAATGAAATTAAAGGAGAAATGATATTGTAAAGACTCAATCCAGTTAAAAATATTTGGGACCGATTTAGATATTCAAACATATCCCAATCTATAAACCCATATTTGTCTTTAAAACTTGAGTTTAATTTTATTTCATCAAACAAATCAATATAAAATTTATTACTAGATTGTTTTTTTGGTAAGGATTGATATTTTTTCAATAATTTTTGTTGGTCTTTTAAATAATCAACATCTGTGGTATATTGCTCTGAAATTTGTTCTAATATTTTTGAATTTACAACATTTTTTTGTTCTGTAGTTTCATCTGTATCTGTATCTTTGTTAAAAACAAAATAATCATAAATTGGAACACAAGAAGAATCAATTGTTTCTAATAGTTCTAAATCCTGTGTTATATTTGAATTTATTGATTTCTTTTTTGTATTGTAATACATTGGAATTTTGAAAAAGTTGTTTACTGATTCTAATTTGCTGATATAATCAGTATCACTAGACATAAATAGATATTAATATAATTGGTTTTAATATCTATTTAAATTTAACGAAATAAATTTATTTTATTTTTTTATATTTTATTTTTTTATATTTTATTTTTTTATATTTTATTTTTTTATATTTTATATTTTATTTTTTATTTGTTTAAGGTAGTTAGAATGTTTAAGGTAGTTAGAAAGATTGTAAAAAAGTCAAATCTTGTGGCATTTCATTAATTTGTGAGTTATAATGTTGTTCTATTCTACGCAACTGGTCTATATCTCTCCTTGTTACAAAATTAATACCAACACCTTTTCTACCCCATCGCCCACTGCGACCAATACGATGCAAATAATTATCAATACAGTGAGGCACATCAAAATTAATAACAGCACTAACTTGTTGAATATCAATACCACGAGAAGTAACATTAGTAGAAATCAACACACGACACTTTCCATTCTTAAAATCAGCAAAAGAATCAAATCTTTCTTGTTTTGACATATTTCTATGAATACAGCAAACAGGGAAATTATCCTGTGTCATTGCATCTTTTAAATCACAAACTCGCTGTACACTATTACAATAAATAATAGATTGTGACATTGACAAAAAAGAAAAAATATGCTTCAATGTTTCATATTTTTGTGCGTCGTCATCTACTGCAACATAAAATTGTCTTATACCTTCAAGAGTAAGCATATCACTTTTCACCAAAATTCTCACAGGATCACGAACAATTCTATTTACAATATCGTGTATATTTGGAGGCATTGTTGCGCTAAATAATGCGATTTGAATATCTTCATTCATAAATTGAAACATACTATATACTTGCTCTTTGAAACCGGTTGACAACATTTCATCCACTTCGTCCATAATAATCAGCTTGATATAACTTGTATTTATAACATTCCTTCTCAACATATCATTAATTTTTCCAGGACATCCGCAAATAATATGTGGTTTACTTGTATTGAGAAAACTATTAGATGAATTACCTGCTGGGTTCATACCTCCATACATTGTTTCAACTGTTAAACCTTGTATCATACTACCCAACTTTTCCACAACAGTAGCCGTTTGAACTGTAAGTTCTTTTGTTGGGGATAAAATAATGACTTGGGTCTTTTTTAAAGTAGCGTCAATTCTAGATAGGGCCCCAATAGCAAATGTGGCTGTTTTCCCTGTTCCAGATTGAGCTTGGGCCACAATATCCCTACCCATAGATATAGGTTTAATCGCACACTGTTGAATAGGGCTAGGATTTTCAAAACCCATACTATGAATGCCTCGCAAAATAGCTTCATTAATATCCAAATCGTCCCACGTTTTTATATTAAATTCTGAATTGTCTTTTTCTTGGGTATCTTTTTCTTGGGTATCTTTTTCTTGATTGTCTTTTTCCATTTATATTATATTTATTATAAAATTGTATTTAAGTTTATTATTAAAATTATATTATTTAAAAGTAAAATTAAAAATGAGACAACTTATGAGTAAGTTTTTAAAATATTTTATAAAAATATATATCTTATAAAATTATTAAATAAAATGAATAAATAAATGTTGTTGATATGAAAAACGATTATTGTTATTTAAAAGAAAAAATGATTTAAATATATAAGTAAAAATATATAAATATAGATATAAATATGAAATACACTTTAAGCGAAACACAAAATTTGATTCAATCCGGAATTGAATATAATATTCCTGATGATATATTAGATATTATTAATAATTTATCAAGTCAAGTTGGATCACCAAATTACGTAAAAACTCCTGTGTTTACAAAACGCAATTTTGAAAAGGATAAAAAAACAAAGCCGACCAGAAGAAAAAAGGTTAATGAAGAATGGACAAAAAAATCAGTATTCAAAACAACAAAAATCGAGAAATCTGTTGGATTAAAGAAAAATGCGGATGATGTTCGCTTACATTTGAATAAGTTGAGCAACAACAATTTTGACGACATATTTAATAATATTGTAAAAATTATTGATGACTTGGAAAATGAAGATGAAAATGAAAATGAAAACTACAAAAATATTGGATGTGTGATTTTTGAATTAGCATCTAGCAATAGATTTTATTCTGAAACATACGCCAAATTGTACTGCGATTTAGCATCGAAATATGAGTTTATGAATGACACATTAAGAGAAAATTGTGATGTTTATATTGAGACCTTTAATGAATTGGATTATGTTGATGCAAATGATAATTATGAAGGGTTTTGTGATATGAATAAAGCAAATGAAAGACGCCGTTCATTGAGTGCGTTCTTAGTGAATTTAATGAAAAATAATGTTGTGTCGCGTGAATTAATCAATAACTTCTTGGTGTCATTATTGTGTAAATTGGATGAATTTTTGAATTCAGATAATATGAAAAATGAAGCAAATGAAATATGTGAAAATATTTGTCTTTTATTCGATGATACATATGATTATTCTAATTACACTATTAAAAACGCAATGTCTGTCAACGATTATTTAAACTATTTAGCTAAATCAAACATATCTGTCTTCAAAAGTTTTACAAATAAAACAAAATTCAAAATTATGGACTTGTTGAATATGTAAAAACTGAAACACATTTAAAAAAGAATGTATACGGTCATAAGTTATGTAATTAAATCTATATTATTAATCTTTTTCTTTTGGTAAATTTTTTATTACTTCATCTTTTACCTTATTGATAATTGGTTTGCAATTATAATATGTTCCAACCCATATCCCTAAACTAAATCCTATCAAGTATCTATACATACAATAATTTAAGTATAAAAAATAATTTATTGTATTAATCTTATAAATGTTATTAATCAATAAGTCATTGTTTTTATAAAATCTTGACAAACATGATCGTATTTTTTTAAATAATAAATGGTATAAATTTGATTTTTTTCTGATTTTTTATCAAAAACATTTATGAAATTACTTTTTTTGTCAATATAATACTTATAGAAATCAATATTTGGAAAATATACATCACCAGTGCTATTTACAGGTGAATGTACGTAGGATAGTATAAGTTCATCGTATAAATGATGTTCTAAACAAAATTGATAAATAGTGGCACCACCTATGATATAAATTGTTTCAATGGTTTCATTTGATTGTATTTCCATTAAACACGTCAAAACATTATTGTAATAATATAAATCTTCAGTGTCAGATTTTAAAACACAATTATTTGTAATAACATAATTAATACGATTTTTCAATGGTTTCCCCATACTTTTATATGTACTATTTCCCATTAAAACAGCATTTTTTTTATTTTTGTCCTTTGTGGTTATAGTTGTTTTTTGGAAATGCTTCATATCATAATTCATTTGGTAAATTAATTCGCCATTTTTATTTCCAATTGTTTGATTATTTGAAATACATGCAATACCGATAATTGGTTTCATTTCTGAATAATATTATTTGCTAATAAAGTTTTAATATTATTTTCAAATAAAGTTTTAATATTATTTTATATTTTTATTACAACATTTATTTATTTTTACAACATTTATTACGTAAAATAACATTTATTACGTAAAATAATATATATTATTATTTATTTATTTTACTTACCTTTTTCGCTCATCATTTTTCCCAATAAAATCCTAAAATATTTTCAGTCACAAAAAAACACTTTATTTCAAGACTTTTCAGGAATACTCATTTTTGGACATTTATAAATGTCCAAAAATGAAAACCTAAAAATCTTTTTGGAAAATAAAGTTAAAAAAGTAAGAAAAATGAAATGAAACCATAATGCTCTCAATTGAAAAATAGAAAAAACAGGTTGTGACGATAATTTTTTTCACAAAAATTTCAAAATCGCCTCAATTTTTTGACATTTTTGGACATTTATTTGCGTTTCCAAAAATGTTTCCAAAAACGCATTTTTATTTACAGCATAATTGTAAAGTAGAAATAATATTGTTACTGAATATGATAATATTTATACATTTAAGACAAAATGCGTTTTTGGAAACATTTGGAAACAAAAAAAACGCATTACGCATTTCTTATTTTTATACCTTAATAACTCACATATATTCTCAACAAAATTCTAAAATATTTTCAGTCACAAATCATTAATCCGTTGGCCAATGATTAATTCAAAATTGCGTTTTTAGTGTTTCCAAAAACGCATTTTTATTTACAGCATAATTGTAAAGTAGAAATAATAATGTTACTGAATATGATAATATTTATACATTTAAGACAAAATGCGTTTTTTGGAAACATTTGGAAACAAAAAAAACGCATTACGCATTTCTTATTTTCATACCTTAATCACTAACAACTATTATCAATAAAAACCTAAAATATTTTCAGTCACAAAAAACACTTTATTTCAAGACTTTTCAGGAATACTCATTTTTGGACATTTATAAATGTCCAAAAATGGAAACCTAAAATACTTTTGGGAAAATAAAGTTAAAAAAATGGAAAAATGAAAACGAAACCATAATGCTCTCAATTGAAAAATGGAAAAAACAGGTTGTTAGCATAAACTTTTTTGGAAAATCGCCTCAAAATTGCTTAATTTTTGGACATTTATTTGCGTTTCCAAAATGTTTCCAAAAACGCATTTTTATTTACAGCATAATTGTAAAATATAAATAATATTGTTACTGAATATGATAATATTTATACATTTAAGACAAAATGCGTTTTTGGAAACATTTGGAAACAAAAAAAACGCAATACTTCTGATAATAATATAAAGATAATGTATTGTTTTATTATAGAAAATGAAATATGCATGTAAAAAATGTAATTATTCAACAAATAATAAATATGATTTTAATCGACATGAAACAACTTTAAAACACATTGAATTGTATAATGATGAAAGTGATGAAAGTGATGAAAGTGATGACGAACAATATTATTGTTCTTGTGGAAGAAAATACAAATGTAGAAACGGATTATGGAAGCATAAAAAAAGATGTGACTATAATGTTTTAAAAGAAGATAGTAAACTTGAAGTTTCTTTATTGACAGGACTAGTAAAAACTCTAGTAGAAGAGAGCAAAGAATTTAGAGACACCATAGTAACTATGCAACAGCAACAGCCATCCAATATAACAAACAATATAAGTACACAAAACAATACATTTAATTTGCAATTTTTTTTAAACGAAACGTGTAAAGACGCAATGAATTTAGACGAATTTATTGATTCTATTCAAGTAACTATAGAGGATTTGAAAAATTTGGGGAAAAATGGGTATGTAGAAGGGATGTCTGATTTATTTATAAAAAATCTGGAAGAATTAGATATTTCACAACGACCGTTACACTGTAGCGATCTTAAGCGTGAAACAATTTATATACGAGATAAAAATTCTTGGAAAAAAGAAAACGACCAAAAAAATCATTTAACCAGAATTGCTACCGATATTTCTAGAATAAATACAATCGCACTTCAAAATGACTACCAAAAAAAATATCCACATTGTTTAACCGATACAAAATCAAAAGAACACGACGAATATGGTAAGATTGCTTACGAAGCATTTGGAGGAAAATTAGATATTGATAAAGCAAATAAAAAATTGTTTCGCAATATAATGAAAGCAGCTGCTATAAAAAGAAATATTTTTTAATTTTCAATTATTTTCAATAATGTCAAAATAATGACTATATTTCATAGTTGAATAAAAAAATGAATTATTTTGTAAAGTAAAATGTTTTTGACATATATTATAGAAACCGCACATAACAAATGCAAATGTTTATCTAATTTTATAAAACATTTTAAATTTGTTTCGTTTAAATATTATATAAACATAAATTATAAAGACTATTATAATATGGTAGTATCAAAAATAAATAAAAGAATAAACTACCCAGAATTAAAAACAATCCCTCAAATTGATATCAAAAAAACACTTGAATTGTATCAAATTGAAGTCCAAGATATTGAAATTGTCATTGCTATTGGATCCCCCAATAAAGATTTTGAAGATGATGATATTATCTATTATCCTATTTATTTAGTCAATAAAGAAAATAAAGTTATTCAAATTGGTGTCTATGAAATTGAATCAAACCAATTCGTATCTATGTATTCTGACGATAATGAACTAATAATTGATAATTTTGATGACGCACTTATTTTTTCCTTTGTTAATAAACAAATGCTCAATGATATGCGTTTGAAACCAGAATTTCAAATGAATGATTATGATTATAAAGATGACGAAGATGATGACGACCAAAAATCGTCTTTAAATTATAAATCTAAAGTGGTTTCAAGTAAAATTTATAAAATACCTACTGAAAGACAAAACCTTTTTACATTGGCAAGTGATGCACCACCTGAAATAGAATTGATTGTGGAAGAAAGTAAAGAAGACGCAAAAGATATTACAGATAAATATCATTTCAATGAAAGCGATTTATGGATTCAAAAATGTTTAAAAAATAAATTATATACCATTCAAGATGTTGAGGGTAATGGTGATTGTTTTTTTGCCACAATTAGAGACGCTTTTGCTTCAATTGGTCAAACCACTACTGTATTAAAATTGAGAAAACGATTATCAGAAGAAGTTACCCAAGACATGTTTCAAACATATAGCGAACTATTTTTACAAACAAGTATTGAAGCCAAAGAAAATAAAGATGTCCTTAAAAAAGTAAATGAAAATATAAAACGCGTTGCTGAAACTTTTAAAAATACTCTTAATATCGATGAAAAACGAAAACTCTCCGCTGAAGCAACAAAATTAAAATCAGAAAAACAGCGCCTCGCGAATGAAGTCAAAATGGCTATTTCTTTATTGAACGAATATAAATTTATGAAAGGAGTGAATAGTATTGAAAAACTGAAAGCGAAATTAATGAAACCTGATTATTGGGCGGATGATTGGGCTGTTTCTACTATGGAACCCATTTTAAACATTAAATTAATTTTGCTTTCCAGTGAAGAATTTAATAATTCAAATAGTTGCGATATGATTCTGAATTGCGGTCAAATTAATACATCTTTATTGAGAAGTGATGTCTTTATGCCTGAATTTTACATTATTCTTGAATACACTGGAAATCATTATAAACTTGTAAATTATAAAAATAAATCGTTATTTAAGTTCAATGAAATCCCTTATGACATTAAAATGTTAGTAATATCTAAATGTTTGGAAAAAAATTCTGGTCCATTTTCATACATTCCTGATTTTATTTCTCTTCAAAATAGTTTGCCTAATATTCGCAACAAACCTGTTATTGAAAATGTTTATACAAATACAATTAATGGTAATTTATTTGATGATGAAATCGTTTTTGCGTTTAATTTACGTTCCACTTTGAAAAAACCTCCACTTCCAGGTAAAGGTAGTGGTGGTGAAACAATTCCAGATGATAAAATTAAAATGTTTAGTGAATTGCACGCTATTGAAAAATGGCGCAATAAATTATCCAATTCTTGGCCTCAAGAATTCATATTAGATAACCGGAAATGGCTCTCTGTTGAACATTATTATCAAGGTGCTAAATTTAAGAAAAATAATCCTGATTTCTACTTGACATTCTCATTAGATTCTGGTACAGAATTATCTAGAGACCCTGCTATGTCTAAAAGTGCTGGTGAAAAATCTGGAAAATTTAAGGGAAAACTTATTCGACCCACTTCTATTCTTATGGATCCGGATTTTAACTATAGTAAAGAAATGCACGCAGCACAAAAGGCAAAATTCACTCAAAATGAAGATTTAAAACAACTGCTCATGGCAACGAAAAATGCTAAATTAACACATTGGGTTAAAGCTAATCCAAATATTGTGTTTACAGAATTAATGCAAATTCGTGATGATTTATACAAACAAATTATTTAACTTAATTATGAATTAATCGTTTTCATTTTCGTTTTTTTTTATAATATTTTTAAAATTAATATTATAAAACATTTTATTTTTCTCTTTTTATGTCATTCAACAACAACAACTTAATATTTTTCTATCAATTTTACAATCATTATTTATCGGAATTAATATCAATTTTACACACACATCGATGATTTTATTTGAGTTTTCTATTAGTCCTTGTTTTTCATTATTATTTATATCATTCTCATCTTCTACACTACTCCCGTTAAGGTCAGCATTTATAAAATTATTCAAACTAAAATGCTCCATTTCTAACAATAGGTTGATAATTATTTTCAAAATATCTCCTGCTGTCATTGCTAATGTTTCCCCACTAAATGGTGCTAATTTCTTCCGATGTCTTACAATTAATATGTAAATATTTTCAACTAATAGTATAAATTCAGGAATGTCTTTGAAATCAATTTTATTGTCTTCTATTATTTTTTGAAGGTTGCTTGATATGTTGTCAAACTCATTTGATGCATTTTTTATTAAAATTTTTAATATCTCTACTGTATTATGAGGTATTTTTACTTTTATTTCTGGATTTGTGTTTGTTATGTAATTCATTAGCAATACTTTGATTTCCGAATTGGGTGAATTTGGTTTTCTCAATAATGTAGATTTAGACATATTTATATATATTTTTATGGACTTTCCCCTAAACCTTAATTAAATTAAGTATTTTATTTCTTTGTAATTGAATAATAGTTATATATTATATGAAACTCACTCAACAAACGATTCATAAATTCTTCTTTATTGATAAAAATTACAAACATTTATTGAAATATTCTTTCCAAAGAAATACCAAAATTGCTTTGAAAAGTTTGTATAATATTATTCAACAATCCTTCAAAAAATATAACCAACTCTTTTCACATTTCCCTAAAAATAATGATTTTATAAAAGAAACAAATTACACTCAAAACAATATCATTTATCCATCCGATTTTAATGATTCGGATTTCCCATTTGAAATTATTTCTTACATTAGAAACAATATTATTAAACAAAATTGCTACACATTTGTGACAAATGGACGCAAAGTTAATGTCTATATTGGCAACACATTACATTCAAATATTGATAATCATTTGGTTATTGAAAAAATGCTAATGTGGCTTCATATTTTATCTCATTATTCGTCTCATAAATGTTCCCAAGAGTTGTCAATTTACCTTTATATGACCCCTTTGAAAAAACATTTGCCAAATAAAGGAGAAATTATTGATTGGAGACATGTTAATAGTGCTTTTACACGCACTTGTCGCCCTAATTCAGAAATCGTTATTTACAGACAAGAAGAATGGTTCAAGGTGTTTATTCACGAAACATTTCATTGCTTTGGGTTGGATTTTTCACATTTGGATGAAACTTTGAATACTGTTAATCGTCATATGAGAGACATATTTAATGTTAATGTGGATATTTTATTGTTTGAAAGTTATACGGAATTTTGGGCCGAATTATTGAATTCAATGTTTTTTGTTTATTTAGATAATCCTAATTTAAGGACCAATTATAACAAATTTTGTAGAACTTTAGAACAATTGGTTAACTATCATCGCGTACATTGTGCGTTAACTATGAATCAAATTTTGGCTTTTCAAGATATAAATTATGAAATGCTGATTAATCAAAAAACAAATTACAAAGAAAAAACAAATGTCCTTGCGTATTTTGTGATTAAATCTTTGTTGTTTAGTCACTTTAACGAAATGATATCTTTTTGTAATTATGAAAATAAAGAAAATATATTACAATTTGGTCATAATTTAGAAACAGTTGAAGCATTTTGCGTTTTTATAAAAGAAAAACATAATTCTGATTTAGCAATTTCGTTGTTTTCCAATTTGAATTTGAATTATAAAAATAATTGGATCCAAATGGATTTATTTGATTTTATTTTCTAATGTTATTTTATAAAGATTATGAGTGCGACTGAGAAACATAATTCAATTCGAACAATTAAATATAAGAATCCAAGTATTGAAGAAATGCAAGAAATTATTGCAGAATGGAATAATAATCTTAAGGATCCAAAACAACATTACTTAATTAATATTGGTCCTAATACTGAAGATAATGCTGATTTTGATAAGTTTTCTTTTTTAAAAAACAATATGCCTCCTTCACTTTTAGATTATATAGCTCGTAATGCAGAAGGTTATGACAGAGATAAAGCATTGGAAAACCTTCCATTATCTGCACAAGTATATAGAGATGGACAAGGAGGATATGAAGGAGGCAAATCACGTCGTCGCAGAAGGAAGACAAAGAAGAAGAAAACGAGAAAGGTAAAGAGGAAGGCGAAGAAGACGAAGAATAGGCGAAGAAAGGGTAAAAGAAAGAGCAAAACTAGAAAGCATTAAATAAGTATTTGAAACATAAGTAAAGAATAAATAATAAATAATAAATCAAATTTGATATATTATTTATAAAGTCGGTCACAGCAGGGGTCGAACCTGCGACCTTTCGGTTAACAGCCGAATGCTCTAACCAACTGAGCTATGCGACCAAAGGGTGATTATTATATAATCAATATTCATTTCATAATAGTGTATTATTATTATTATTTATAAAATAATTTAAAGTCAATTAAGCGGTGGTGGTAGGAGCAGTCTTGTTACCCATCTTGGCGAAATGAGGGCTCATATACTTTTGAAGGTTAAAGTAAGTGAGCTCTTCACCCTTCCCAATCTTCAAAAGGTTGGTAAGCTTGGTGTCGGGTAGGATAATGCGACCGTTCTTCTTGTCTTGGAGTTGGTTAGCACGGATGTAGCAGTTAATCTCCTTGGTGACTTCAGTGCGGGCCATTTCGGTACCGTGAGGCTTATTCAAGAAGGAAGCCAACTCCTTTGAAATAAGGGTGGGCTTAACGAAACCAGAAGGGGCACGGGGTGCGCCAGAGTTCTTGCGCTTCTTATTGCTGCTCTTTTGGGCGACACGAATAGTTCTTTGGTATTGCTTATCAAGAACACGAAGCTTTGTGACAGCAGAACGAGCCTCGGTGCTCAAGCGTTGGAAAGTAGTCATCAACTCGGACATTTGAGCGGATAGACTGGCAGCATCATCAACGGAAGCAGAAACAACTGGGGTCTCAACAACCTCGTTGGTGACTTCAGGGACAACAACAGGTGCTTCATCCTTCTTGGGAGCGGCCTTCTTGGTTGCCTTCTTGGTTGCCTTGGGTTCAGTAGCGGGAGTAGTAGTGGGAGTAGTAGTAGTCTTTGCCTTTGTCTTTGCCATTGTATTATACTATATCTAAACATAAACTTTTTAAGTAGTTTTACGCATAAATATATTTATTTATTATTTATACTAAATGATAATGGGTCTAAATTAAATTAATTGAAAATATTTAATTTAATTACAAAAATATTTATAAAAATATGATAAAAATTGGAAATTGGAAAAATAATTTAATTGGAATCCGAATCCGAATCGTTTGCGACAACAGAAAATGATTCATATAACCAAGGCAAATCACTTGCGGCATTTTCATTTACAATAGTCAAAGCTCCTAAAACATACATAGCACCAAGATTTTGATAAGTTTCATCTCTTGCGGCGTAAATAAAATTTTCCATTATATTCAAAACGATAATTTTTAATTTTAAAAGGTCGTCTATAAATCTCAAATTCAACACATTTATTCCTAAAAATGGATTACCAGTTGGAGGGCAAATTCGCATTTTATTTTGAGATGTGATATTTGCTCTATAATCCCAAATATCTTCTAGTTCTCGTAAAAATCTAATAAGTTTTACTTTGGGTAAAGATAAAAACCATTCATTTGAACTGTAATTTCCAAGTCGGTTAATGTATTGAAATAGTTCTAGAGACCTTAATTGTAATGCTTTTTCTAAACTTATTTCAGGGATATCTTTTTCAATGTACAAATTGATTTTGAAATTCAACAATTTACTTAAACTGACAATATGACATATTTTCATAAATACTCCATTGTTCATCATTTTGCGATTATATGGATTTTCAACATCAAAATAATTGTTTTCTTTAAATAAATGATAAATAGAAGATAATTCGAAACCATAAATGAAACCATCATCGTCTTTAAAACTGAAAAACTGATGGAAAGGTATTTCACTTAAAGGGTCTAATGAATAAAAATCACTATCATTCGTGCATAAATCTCTTTTTAAATATGCTGGACCGTGTAGCCAATTATAAGACCTTTGTAAATAACCTCGTGTAAATCGCTGTAATAATAAAACATATTTATCGACCATTAAATAATTTTTAATGCGATTAATCAAATCTTTTTTGTTTCCAGACAATTTTAAATTATAATGTTTGACAATTCGTTTTAATTGATGTAATGAATAATTGGTGATTTCAAAATAGTATAATGTGTTTTTACAAGGAATTTTCATTTCTTCATCAGTCATTTTTTGTTTTTTCTTTGTGATATTTAATTTATTTTGTATGCTTTTAACTTCATCAAGTTCTTTAGAAGGAATATGATATAATTCGTATAATGGTTTACTCATATTTGTATTTTATATTATAATAGAATTAAATCTTTGAATTATTTTTATAAATTTATATTGTGAAAAATAAGTATGAATAAGTAAAACCAAATGTAGCGTTTTATAAATGTATGATGTAGTGACATTTATAAAACAAAATGTTGAAAATGATAATATTTTAGTATTTTCGTCGATATTGTTTCTTCTTCCAGCGTATATTGCGTATCAAAATAAAATGTATTTACATAGTATTGTTACTGTATTTGCTGCGTTAATATCATGTCACAATTGGTTGCAATATAGGAAGACAAATAAAAGCACAAAATTAGATATATATTAAAGTAGATTATCCTTTACATTTTATGTTGTCACTTCTTGTATGAATGTAAAATCATATATAATAGTATTATTTGGATTATTGGATGCTATAAATTGTGGAATATTTTATTTTACATCATGGCAAACAGTAGAAGACAAATTTACAACCAATATGTTACATTTTTTGTTTCATATTTGTATAATAATTGGAAAAATAATGGTTGTATCAAAACTTTAACCATTATGTTTGTAAATTATAAAAAAATATCCAAATATATTATGGATTGTGAAGAAGATAATTTAATATGTCCTTTGTATTGTTCACAATATATATGGTATATATGTTGGCTTTCTATTGTATCTGGAGTGTATGCGATTCATAAAAATCATTATTTTTTATCAATAATACCATTTGGTGTTTTTATATTGGGAATCAATTATTGGAAGAATCCAGAATCAAATTGTTTAAGAAGATATATAGATATAATGTTTGTATTTGTTTCAATAATAATTAACACATATGTTTCATTTTATGCCGAAAATGGAAAGTCTCACAATTTGTTTAATATTTTAGCCCTTATGTGTTATCCAACTAATTGGTTATTATTCACAAATGGATATTTAAAAACAAGCACATTTTTGCATATATGTTTACATATTTTCGCAAATATAGCGTTATATTTCTTATATTCAGGTGATATAAATTATTCCAAATTATATTTATAAATGACACCATAACTGGTGACATTCTTTAAATCATTTTATATTTTACAGTTTAGAAACAATAAATTAAAAAAATGATTTAAAGATTAATCTATAGTATAAAGTATAATATAATAAAAGCAAGATGAGCCAAGCAATTATTGACGGAACCCAAATGGACACCAGTGTATTCTCTTATTCTGCTCCCAAGGCATATGCCAAGGGTGGTAAGGTAGTAAATTTGTATAACAAGTATATGAAGGAATCTTTATGTATTTCTACCCCTCTAATCCTTACTTGGGGAGCTCAAGAGGGAATGGACCAACAAAAGATTCCTACAGGGAAGTTTTCAATGTCGCTACAGTTTCCAACACCAGAGTATTCCAATGATGATTTGGATGCTTTCTTGAATTCAATGAAGGAGTTGGAGCAATCTGTAAAGAATTCGGCAATTACATATTCCAAGGAGTGGTTTGGAAAGACAATTAACAGTCCTGAAGTAATGGATGAGAAGTTTAATGTAATGTTGAGACATCCAAAGGTGAAGGGAACGCAAGAGATTGATTACAATAAGCCACCAACATTGACGGTAAAGGTGCCTTGTTGGAGTGGTGTTTGGCAGTCAGAGATTTATGACGAAGATGGAAATCCATTGTATGTAAAGGGGAAGACGGAAGGAGCAAGTCCATTGGATTTCTTAAAGTCCAAGACACGCGTCATTTGTTTGCTACAATGTGGAGGACTGTGGTTTGTAAATGGTAAGGTTTCAATCACTTGGAATTTGAAGCAAGCAATCGTTCAGAAGCCAAAGCAATCTATTGAAGGAATATGTTTGTTGAATATCAAGTCATCAGATAAGGAAAAGTTAAAGTCAATGCCTACGCCAGAGGAGGAAACCGTAGAAAGTGATGTGGTGGTAACAACTATTGTAGAAGATAGTGACGATGAGGATGAAAAGAATGTTGAGGATGGCTATTCTATTACGGAGCAAGAGAAGGAGCAAGAGCAAGAAGATGAAAAGGAGCAAGAGAAGGAAGATGAAAAGGAAGATGAAGTTATTGCTCCTGAACCAGTAAAGAAGAAGCGTGTTGTGAAGAAGAAGAAGTGATTATTATAAAAATAAAATAAACAAAACAAATAAAAAATAAAATAAAACAAAATAAAACAAAATAAAACAAAATAAAACGAAATAAAACAAAATAGTCTATGTAAATAATTATATAGACTATTTTTTTATTTATATATTTAATATTTAAATACTTAATTCATACCAATATTCAAAATAATATCCGATTTGACTTCAACATCATATATATCATCTTTAATAGTAGAAATTCCTGCGCCAAATACAGTATATTGTTGTTTTTTCTTTAAAAATAAATTGGATAATTCAATATTTATTTTTCTATTAGAATCTAATTCTATTTCAAAATTAGCATCCTTTTGTAACAACTGAATAACATTGGTGAAGCTTATATCAAAATCAATAATGATATTATTATTTTCATCAATGGACATATTATCAGGCAAAGTAGGATTACATAACACAATAAGTTCTTGGTTATCATTAGTTGAAAAATGAAGTTCATTGTGCCATAAAGGAACAATATATATTTCTTCTTTAATACATAATTTATAAACATTGTTTTCAAATAGATCATTAATTTTTGGATTTAAAGTATAACAAGATACATTGTCATATTTTTTTAAAATGATGAGACGAATTTGGTCTATAATATTTTGACTCAAATGAAGTAAATTTTTGTATTTCATAATAAATGTATAAATCATCAAACAATTTTCTTTTTCAAGACCATCAAATATTTTAATAGAAATGGATTTATAGTTATTAAGAATATCGTTAACAACTTTATAAACAGCATCAGAATATTTTTTTTCAAACAAAGAGTTGATAAATATTTTTAAAAAGTAGGAAAATGTAAATGAATTATTTGAATTATTTGAATTATTTGAATTATTTTCATAAAACAAATTTTCATCATCTTGGTCATTGTCATTGTCATAATAATATACTTCATTTAAATACGAATATGCTTCATTTATTTCTTGAAATTTTATTTTTGCTTCTTCAGTATTATTGTTTTTATCTGGATGATGTAATAGAGATAATTTATGATAATATCGTTTTATAATAGTAAGATTTAAATCGCTAATAGGTATGTCATTGACACCAATAATTTTAGTTGCTTGTTCCCAGTTCATATTTATATAATATTATCAATAAAATCATTTTAATATTATATAGTGTAAAATAAGTTTTTACGATTTATCCGCAATTTGTTGACATAAAAACAGAAAATAATTTTCTAAATGAAAAATAGGACGATAATTATTATTATAATACTTTAAAAATTCAAAGGTTTTAATCATCGTTTTGGAGATATTTTCAGAGTTTATTTTTTTTTCTTCGTTAATTAAAGATTGTAATATGTACCATATAACAGAATAAATATTCATTTCAAAAATTAGAATTTCATACATTATTTCCCGAAAATATAATAAGTTGATTTCATTGTAATTCAGAATATGTGATAAAATTTTATCGCACAGCAGTTTATAAGAAGGTTTGTTATTATGAATATTTTTAATATTTGAGATATTCAAAGTTTTAACATTTTGATTTAATTTTATAAAATCATTTTGTGTCTCTCTATTTTCATTCTTATTGTTCTTGTCATTTTCATTTTCGTGAAGAATAAAATTATTAAATATGATTTTGTTATATTGTGTTTTAGAAGGTCGTGATATACTTATGGTATTACAAGAGTTTGATATATTATCATTAATAAAACTATATTCATCTGTAATAATAAAAAAGGTAATATTTAAATGAGAATAATTATTGGATTGCATATAACTATAAAATATTTCCAACAATTCGTTATTAATTTTATGGAAATTTTTACATACAATAATACCAGATTTATGTTGTTTTGTTGAAATGATATCAATAATAAGCATATATATTTCATGCCAAAGTTGTTTAGAGTTGCAACCTAATAAGGACATATCTATTTCAAAATGGATATCACTTATTTTGAAGAAAAATGGTTCTTTGTTATATAAAACATTTGCCTTTTTTTCATATTTCAAAGAACTAGGACTATATTTTTTTATAATATATAAACATTGACTGTATTTTCCTGTTCCTGGTGGACCAAATAAGATTATATTTTTTAATTTATGTATATCTTGTGGGAATTTATCATAATGTTTCGTTAATTGTGGATGTAAATTATAAGAAGTGACATTCTTTATATAATCTTCATATGATGTATCATAAAATTTCATATATTATATAACGTGTTATATTGTTTAATACAATACTTAATTATATTATTATAAATATATTAATTGAAATCAATTTAATCATTAATTATATAATATATTAATGTATTATTTAATAAACATAAATATTTCAAACGAAGAACCAAATCATTATAAAAATCTTTATTTCAAATATATATTCTTGGGAAATACAATTAATAATCGTATATTAGAAAATGGAAAATTTACACGCATTTATTATTCTACACCATTATGTAGTTTTAATGGAATCTATACATTATTAAACATAGATGATATTATTGAATCTAATTATAATAATTCATTTAATAACAGATTAATGATAAATGTGGAGAAAAATAGTGTATTATTGAATAATATTAAACAATTAGAAGAAAAAATATTGAAGGTAGTAGAAATAAAGAATAAAAGATTAACATGCAATATTTATAATGAGTTAATGAAAGGGTTTTTAAAATTAAATTATAAAAATAATTTGAATAGTTGCAAAATAATGTTGAAAATGTCAGGAATATGGGAAACAGAAAATTCATATGGGTTGTCGTATAAATATTATTATCTGAAAGAACACATAAAATGAGACAAAATGAGACAAAATGAGACAAAATAAATCACATAATTAAAAATTTATATAATGATGCGACAAATATGAAAATAACGCATTTACAATTGTAAAAAAAAAGAGAATATACTTTAATATATTTGATTTATAGAAATTGTAGAAATGGTTCATTATTAAATTGAATATTTGAAATATTATTATAAACCCAAGAGATAACACATACAGACCATTATATAAATAATAATTTATATTAGATTTGTTAGACATGATATCCTTTTGGTGTTTTTTGATGTTATAAGTTGTAAGCAAAATAGATAATATAGTAATAATTACTGGTAAAAATATATAAAATTCTGATAAGGGAAATTTACCATTATTTTTGGCAGGAATACTTAATAAATAGACAAATATCATAAATATCATTGAAGTTGCACTAGCAATATTTCCATAAAATTTACCAGTGTATGAAGTAGAACATTGAAATAAACCACCCATTAATAAAAAGCATAAAGACAACAATAAAATGACAATATTTAGTAAAATTAAACCTTTTCTCAACATTACTAGAATTATATTATAATAAATATAGATTATAATATATTTTGGTATTTAGTATTTGGTATTTGGTATTTAGTATTTGGTATTTGGTATTTAGTATTTGGTATTTGGTATTTTTATATATTTTGTTTTGTTTTTAAACATTCTATTTCTTTTTCCATATGTTGTATTTTGGAGATTAAAAGAGGAATCAATTCGATATAATTAACCGATTTATAATTATAAAACAAATCATTTCTTACTAAATTAGGATAATATTCTTCAACATCTTGGGCTATTAATCCGTAATGACCTCGTTTATTTTCATCTCCAATATACTCATATGTTACAGGATGTAAATCACTTATTAATTTGGTTTCTTCATTTGTAATATTATGTATATTTGTTTTCAAATTAAGATCGGATGGATTTTGTATAGTTCCTTTAACAATAATATCACTTTCCAAATATAAATCTTTCTTTGAATCTTTTAAAGTTATTTTAGAATTATCAATTGTTTTCCATAAATTTTGATTATTTCCTTTGGTATTATTTCCTTTGGTATTATACTCTTTTATAAAAGATTTGTTATAACTGCCTTTTGAAGTCATACTTTACTTTATATAAGATTATAATATAAAATATAAAATATAAATTATAATATTGTTTTCAAAAAAAAGAAGTTTAAATATAATATTATTATAAATATATTTATGAAATCAATTAAGAAATATGTAAGTATTCACTCCGAAGATAGAGATATGTTAAAGTATCCTAGTTCGTCTACATTTTCAATAGATTTACCTAATGATATTATGGATGTAAAAGCAATTCGTTTATTAGATTGGACATTTCCATCAAATTACAACACTTTTTCAAAATCTCTTCAAAATACAATTATAAAATTCAAAATTAACAACCCATTTAATCCACAAACCACATCTATATTTAACCATTTAAATGAAGATATATATATTGCTTTGTTTTACAATAAAGATTATGAATATAGTGTTGAAATTTCAGAAGGGTTTTATAATCCTCAACAAATGGCAAATGAATTAACCAATAAATTTAATGAAGCAGTAACAAATAAAATTATAAACTATTTTCAAATCAATAAACCAATTAATAATTCAATTAATTTCCAATTTGCTACATCATTGGAATCCATTAAAAAACAAAAATATAATGATTTTGTGTTTGCTTATGATGATGTAAAACAAAAAATAATGATAGGAAATAGAAAAGATGGGTTTACAATGACAAATTCATCTTTATTTGAGAAATCTTATTTACAAGAACGGAAGTATAAAGAATTTAATAATTGGGGATTGTCAGCACATTTAGGTCTTAATATGACAGATGATACTTCAATAGAACAAATCGATTTATTACCTCGTTTTTATCATATGGAAGGAGAAGATGGTTATTGGTTGCCTTCATATGGAAATGATGTAAAGGTTCATTTTATAGAACCAAAAGAAAAAATCAATTTATTTGGACCCTCTTATTTTTATTTAGAATGCGCTGGGTTAAATTGTATTGATGAAACGTCCCCTTATGAAATGAATGAATATACATTGACGAATACCTCAACAAATAGTCGTGTGCGTTCTGCTCTTGCTAAAATTCCAATTCCTAGCACCCCAATGTCGCAATATTTTGATACAAATACGAATTATTGTATGGCAGTTGACAAGAGAAGTCGATTAAGTAAATTAAACTTCAAATTGAGATATCATAATGGCGAATTAGTGTCATTTGGTCGATTTGAATATTCGTTTACAATTGAATTCATTATGATTGATTAATGTTTTCAAGTTTATAAATATTCATAATGATTTTGTATGTAAAAATGTATCCCATAAATGAAAAAGAAAATATGCCCAAGAAACAAAACGTTAGTTCCATTTATTTTATTTGTTTAATTTAACACAATAATCCGTGTGTATTTTTTATCCACTCTTTTAGTTTATCAATGTCGAAAGTGATATAGTCAAAATCACAACCATCTAATGAATAAAAAATAGGTTTTTTCATTTTCTTTGTTTTGTAAAAAATATAGTCAGGAAATTTTGGTGTTTTGCCTTTATGAATATAAATATTTTCACTTATTTCACGAACAGTGTTTTCAGTTTTTCCTTGTAAAATAGGAATAACTTCATCTAAAGAAATGTTTTCTATTGGACGATTTCCGAAACTTTTTAATGAAACATTTTTGGTTCCATATACAGCATATAATCCAAATTTACCCTTCTTTATAACTACCGTTTTTTCTTTATAAATTCCCAAATCTTTTTCATTTTTATTGCTTGTAGTATCACTATTATCTTCTAATATTTCTTCTAATAAATATTCACCTTGTTGTAATTTATCAAAGTCAATATCTTCTTTAATTTTTTTGAATGAAACACTATTTTTTTTAGATTTAGTTTCATCAATACATTTCACAACAGGTCCATATTTAGCAAAAATGACACTATGATTATCATCAAATTTATATTCAAATTGTTCTGATTTCATAGATTTTAAATAACGCTCAATTTTGTTATTGCATTCAAAACAAACATGGTTGCAATTTTGATTTCCATTTGCGACCTCATCTAAATCATTTTCCATTTTATTTGTGTAATCATAATCAAATAGTTCTTGAAAATTTTCTTGTAAATAATTATTAACTATTTTACCTAATGGGTTCAGAATGAGTTTGTTCTTTTCGTTTCCAATTTCGATTTCCTTTTCAATAATATTAATATTTATAGATTGTTCTTGTAAATCTAATTCATAAACATCACATTTTATTTTATTTCCTATAATGTTTCCTTTTTTCACATATTTTCGTTCTTGAATTTTATCTACAATAGAGGCAAACGTAGAAGGTCTGCCGATACCTTTTTTTTCCAAAGTTGAAACTAATTTGGCTTCACTGTAATGTAAAGTTTGATTTCCAATTGAAACATTAGCGACAGCTTTTTTTAAATTTAATTTACTACCTTTTTTTAGTCGGGATAAATAATCGTAAAAATTATCAGAAATATTATTTTTTATAATTTGCCAACCAAGAAATACAGGTTTATCACATTTATAGGAATAATAATAGTTACAAAACGCGTCATCCAATTTAGCATTTAAAACATCATAAGTAGCATTACTCATACAACTTTCAATAGTATTATTCCAAATAAACGTATACATTGTTTCTTCTTTTTTCTCCAATTTCATATCGGATACATTTACTTTTGTTATATCGGTTACTCTTATTGCTTCGTGTGCGGTTTCTTGGTCTTCTTGAGATTTTTGTTCTGTATTTACATATTTATGACCAAATTTGGTTTCAATAAAGTTATGTGTTAATTTTATAAATTCAGAACTATAAGTGGTTGATTCAGTTCGCATATAGGTAATCAATCCTTTTTCATAAAGTTTTTGACATAAAGACATTGTTTCTTTTGGGGAATAGTGTAATTGGTTACTAGCCATTTGCTGAATAGTAGATGTCGAAAAGGGTGATGGAGGTGATATATTGGTTCGTTTTATAGAATAATTGTAATTGTAATTGTTTTGTTCTTTTACTTGGTCGAAATAGACTTCCAATTCGCCTTCCAATTTGGAAAACGATTTATTTAATGTGAAAGGAATATTGTGTGCGGTAAAATACCCTGTAACCTTATAAGATTTTTCTATATATTTATTTTCACCTTCATCATCATTTTCACAAATAAGACGTAAAGCAGGTGTCTGACAGCGACCAGCAGACAATTTTTTGTTTCCTAATTTCCATAAAAGTGGTGAAACTCTGAAACCAACCAAAAAATCCATAATTTGACGAGCCATTTGAGCGTTTACTAAATTCATATTTAATCTTACTGGATTTTCATATGCTTTAATAAGACATTTTTGTGTAATTTCATTAAATATAATACGCTTTGTTGTATGAATATTAAGATGAAATTGTTGACAAATGTGCCAAGCAATTGCTTCTCCTTCGCGGTCATTATCTGTCGCTAATATGACTTCAGAACATGCTTTAATTGACTTTTTTAGTATCTGTATTTGAGTATTTTTACATGCAATTGGTGTGAAATTGGTCTTGAAATTATTGTCAATATCAATATCTTTGAGTGATTTTATTTCACGAATATGTCCGAACGAGGCAACACACTTTATATCTTTTGATGCTAAATATTTTTCAATTGTAGCACACTTGGAAGGAGATTCTACAATTAATAGTGGTTTCATTTTATAATTATATTAGTATAAAATGAAATCTTTAATTTGATTTACCATAATTAAAATTCGATATATTTCAAATTTAATATCTTATTTGGTTTGTATTTTAGTATATCTAATTCACTACTTGTGGTGGGAAATTCTGTCGAGTCATATATATCTTGTAACATTAACCATTCAAATAATCCACCAGTATAAATAAAAGTATTATGAAATCCTAATTTACGCAGTTGTTCTTCTTTAGTAAATATTTTTTCATCATTGCTATTTTTTCCATAAACAATTAATTTTACATTATAATTTCCTAATTTTATAAATTGATTGATTAATTCTTCTTCTTTATTAATGTCAGATGTGTTGTAAATTAAACATTTTTGTTCTGCCGGAGGAAGAGTATTTATCAGCATAAACATTTCATTATTTTTTATAACATATTGAACGTCTTCAAAATTTATTTTTTTTATAGACTGATTGTTACCCATAATATAAATATTTATGCTTTATATTTATATTATTAAAATGATATTTATTTTGTTTTTATTGTTATTTGGTATAATTATGAATATAATGAAAAATTCCAAATAACACATCAACAAGCAAAACAATATAGGCCTTTTTATTTTGTTGAAATGCCAAATAAGCAAATAAAGCAAAAAATAAAGAATGTATATAACGGTTCCACCATACTTTATTACCAAAAGCACCATATGGTTTCATTTTTAAAATTTCTATTACAAAAAATGCTAATGACATCAAAGCAAACATTAAACCGATAGGTTGTAATAAATCCGGATATTTAATACCCAAAATAAATGTAAGATAAACTATAGATAAACGAATAAAAATACATATAATGAAAAGCGGATTCATTTCTTTCTATAATAGATATATTTTTAAATTTTATAAGTTATGTGTTGTAAATCCTAAATAATTGTTTATAATTATTTTCGTTTTCGTTGTTGTTGATTAATACTAAATTTGTTTGAGTAATATTTTTACTTTGAATGACATTTTTTATATTACCTTTTAATAACATAAAGAAGTACATTACTGGTTCATATTGTTCGTTTACTTCGTAACCAGTACATAAAAGAACCAATCCTCGTATTCTATATAACAAACCAGGATAAATTGATTCTTTTATAACAAATAATATATTTTCATTTGTTTTTTTTAAATTATCTGCGTTTTCAATAAATACCTTAATATATTGAGATGATTTCATTTGGTTAATTTAAATTATAATTTTATTTTGAAACAAACAAATAAAAGATAATCATTTTTTATTTTTTATACTTCTTTCTATACGCAGAATGTTTCGGAATTCTTTTGTAAATTTGTTTTTTTGTTCGGTTATATAATTTTAAATCACTAGGTTCCATAATTATATAATATTGTTATTTTATATTGTGTAAAACAAATTGCTTATTCTTTATCTAACAACATAAGTCCCATTGCGGCATAATTATGTAAATCTAATAAAGTATCACGAATGTTTTCATCTTTGACTAAATTAACACCATTATTTGTAATAGATAATGAACGCTGAATTTTGTCTTCAATTCGCATTAGAACTCCAATAATTCCGTATTTTGCAAATGCGTCACCATAGTCAGCATTTTTCTTTTTAAATAATTCTAATCCTTCTTTTTGGATTAATTCCATTTGTTCTACTCTGTTTGCCATTTTACTTTAATAAAAACAAAACAAAATATCTTTAATATAAAATTTTTGAATAAATAATATAATAATAAATAATAATAAATAATAATAATAAATAATAATAATAAATAATAATAAATAATAATAAATAATAATAATAAATAATAAAAAATAATAATAATAATAATAAAAAATAAAATAATAAAATAATAATTTGTCACAATATATTAAATATAAGGTATCTTTAATTTATAGTAAGTATAAAATGGAACTAAACAATAGCGCATATTTAGAAATCAATATTGGACCTATGTTTTCAGGAAAAACGTCAAAATTGATTGAACTTTATAAAAAATATTCTTATTGTAATATTACAGTTTTACCAGTTAATCATATTTCCGATAATCGTTATAGTGATACTATGCTTTCATCTCACGATAAAAATATGATACCTTGTGTAAAAACATCTTTGTTATTTGATATTGATGAATCTGTGTTACATTCAAGTGAAGTTATTCTTATTAATGAAGGGCAATTTTTTACGGATTTAGTTGATTTTGTAAGAACAATGCTTCAACAACAAAAAAAGATTTATGTTTTTGGACTAGATGGTGATTTTCAAAGAAACAAATTTGGAAATATACTGGACCTTATTCCTTTATGCGATAATATCTATAAACTTCATTCTTTATGTGGCTTATGCAAAACAGGAAAAAAAGGATTGTTTTCAAAACGTGTAACAAATGAAAAATCACAAGTATTAATAGGGTCAGATAATTATATCCCTTGTTGTAGAGAATGTTATGAAAATTGTGCTTGAATTATTTATTAAAAATAATTGTAATTTTAAATATTATTTAAACATATTTAGATAATATTTCTATAATGAATCCAATTGTTTTTGTAGGTTTCATTGCTATAGGTGTGTTTGTGATAATTGGTATAAGTTTTGTGCGCTACTTTGGATTTTAATTAACTAAATTTAACAACAATTTCAACTTCTTCTTTTTTGACACTTTTAATTGCTGAAACGGATAATTCTTCGCGCTTTTTTCGCGTTTTATTGTCAGTTATATTTAAATCTTTATCCTTGCGTTTAGACGTACTATTACGATTTGTTTGGTCACGTTCTATTTCTTCATAATGTTCTTCAATAAAGTCAATTACTTTATTTTCAATGGCCCATTTAAAAAAATTTAATTGACCGATAGTTGTCTCAATACTTGTTCCATTTTTATAAGGAATATTAATTCTATCCCAACGACAAAAAGGATCAAACCGCTTTTTAGAGTAAGCCTTCAATTTTAGTTTGTAATCTAAATAAACTTTAAAACGTTTATCATTTACAAGATATAAAGTGTAATATTTTTTAGCATAATTTGTAGCAAACCAGTCTACAATTCGCAGAGAAATTTTTGTTTCACCTGTAATAATTTTCAACATTTTATCTAACTTATCTGAATCTTTTTTATAATAATCCATTAATTTATTCAATAACAAGTCGTTTTGAGAAACGTATTTAGATGATAAGTTCATTTTTACATTTTAAGTTGCGTTTTCTTTAAATACTTAAATAGATTAATAATTTAAATAACACATCATTTTATATTTTATATTTTACATAATATATTGTTTTTACAACATATTATTTAAAATAAAATATTGATACATTATATAATAATAAAATGAATAATTTTATGGAATCTTATTTTGGTCCTTTGAACCTCAAGTCTGAATATTGTTTGTATTTCTACTATGTTTCTGTTGTATTTTTTATTATGTTTGCTTTGTCTTCTTTAGGTTTTTTAGCATATGTTATAAAAAATTTTAAAAAAGTAAAGGCAGATTATTTAGTTAATTCCATTTCTCTTTTATTGAGCACATTTATTTCTTATTTTGCCAACCGGGTTCTTTACACTATGTGTCTTTCTAATTTGAAGTAAATAATATATTCAAATCTTTTAAAATTTTAATATATTATTTAGCATTTTTTGGTATCAAAAACACATTATGATTTGCTATATCATTGTGGTAATTATTTTCTAAAAACGGATTATTTCCTATTTGCTGCATCATTTGTCTGTCGGATACTTTGAAATTTAAATCTTCCCTGTTATTTTTATATTCTTCTTTATTATTTAACATCGTCATCATATCCCACGTATTTTCATCATGGTTTAATGATATTGAATGTGCGTTTTTTATACTTTCAGTCTTTTCATCGTTTAGTTTAATTAATGCTGACTTATCTGTATCCCGCTTGGATTGTTGTTGCTTTTCACCATACGACCAAGTCCAATTATATTTCATATGGAATACTTTACTTATTCTTTTATTTTAATTAAACAATTTTATCTAATTAAAATCAAAATTATTTTATAAAGTGTAGTTATTTTATTTTTCCAATTTATGGATAGAAAGTTGACTTGAAAATAAATATTTTTCGTCATTTTGTCTTCTTCGTTTTAAATTACATTTTAAACATACTAAATTGAAATTTTCTTTAATATGTCCAATATCATTGTTTATCCGATCCACCGTCCACTGACTATTATCTCTTACATTTTCGTATAAAATTAACATTTCTTCAAGACAATAATGACATTTCAAATCACAAGTAATCATTTCTTTAATGATTGTATCAAAATCAATTAAATCTTTGTAATTTTCACTAGTTCTGTCGTAATTTTTCTTTTTCATATCTTGTTGTTTATAACTGTAAATTTTGCTAGTAATTTGTTTCTTTATAACTTCATCTACTTCCAAATTAGAAAGGTCTCTTATAAGTAAAATCTGTTCTTCATGTTTAAAATATTTCCTGTCAAATTTCCACGTTGTTGATACATTCGTTTTTTTAATAGGTTTACCTTCATTAACCTTTGTCACCTTTTTCATTTGATACCGATTATTTTGTCCGGATATATTAATTATTTTCTTTTCTTTTGACATTTAAAATAATAATTATAAAAAGATTTAAAAGATAATCCACAAATATATAATTTAATAAAACAAGTTAGAAATATCTTGGCTTATATATTTAAATGGATGAACAAAATAAAAATGACGAAGAAGTGCGTACAAATAAAATCAATCGTAATGAAATGAAATACAAAAATATTGCTAATAATAGCAATTTGGTTGATAATAAGAAAAATACTACTAAACACACACTTAATTCTATTTTAGACAAAAAAGAAGATATTCAAAATGAACCTTGGTGCAAACTTAATAAAACGAATAAACTGACCAAACTTGAAAAATTTGTTGAAGATTATAAAATCAAAAATGATATTAGCATAGAAGAAGAGAATTTACTTGTTATATTTTTGAAAGACTGTTTAGATAAGAAAAAAATTCAACGAATTAAAGATGTTACATATGATAAAACAACTGGAATCATTAAAGATATTCCTGGACTATTTTATATTAAATCTAAAAAACACTTTACACTAAAAAATAATGACAAACGTGTTTCTACATTAAAATCTCTTGGTCCAAAAAAATCCAAGACAGTTTCATCTAAAAATGAAACTGATTTGATTGGTTAAAATGATTATATGTAAAACTATATTAAATATATTTTTATAAATTATAATAAGTAATGTATTATAATTTAAATTTTGATTATGAAGATTTGGAAGAAATGGATGGGTCTTCTTTAATAAAAAGTAATAATGAAAACTATGATGACGATTATAATGAAAACGTTTTAAATGATATTATTGAGGTCATTTTATCACTTATTTATGATTATGTCAAAGAAAATCCATCTTTGCTTTCTTGTTACGATATTGACGAAATTATAATTGACGAAATTTATGAAATGGTTGATATTATACTTGAAGACATTAAATATGATAATTATGTCTTGTTTTTAGATTATGAAAAATATATTGAAGAACATGAATTAATTGATTTTTCATTTGATTTATACAATTCAATGTTTAGTGTAAAACATTCTCATATTGATAACGAACTAGAATCTGAATCTAATAAAAACAATTTTGTCATTGAGGTTGATTTTAAAATGGATTCAAATTTTGTAAATAAAATGGAAGCACATATTGACTATTTGAGGTCTAAACCACAACCAGAACAAAGAACAAATAATTGGTATAAATTTCGTCATAATTTATTGACAGCAAGTAACGCACATAAAGCATTTGGCACACAATCCGCTCAAAATAGTTTGATTTGCGAAAAATGCCAACCTTTAAAACAAATTGACCCAGAAAACCCAGAAATTGTAAAATCGGTTAATATAAATTCACCCTTACATCACGGACAAAAATATGAACCTCTTTCCGTAATGCTTTATGAAGCAAAATATAATACCACAGTAGAAGATTTTGGATGTATCCAACATGATAACTATAATTTTATTGGTGCTTCTCCTGATGGAATCAATATCAAACAAAATTCGCCTCTTTTTGGAAGAATGTTGGAAATCAAAAATGTTGTAAGTCGTGTAATTAATGGAATTCCAAAGAAAGAATATTGGATTCAAATGCAGCTTCAAATGGAAGTTTGTGATTTAGATTATTGTGATTTTTTAGAAACTAAATTTGTTGAATATGAAAGCGAAAATGATTATAAATTAGACAATATAAACACAAAAGGTGTAATATTATATTTTAGTAATGGAACGCCTGTACCTCATTATTTGTATCAACCATTGGGTTTAAATGAAGAAGAATCTGAAAAGTGGATTGAAGAACATATTGAAAACGTAGAAGAAAATATGACTTGGATTAAAACAATTTACTGGAAATTAGATACATATAGTTGTATATTAGTAGAGAGAAATCGTTCATGGTTTGATAATAATATAGTTCAATTGGGAAATATTTGGAACATAATACTGAATGAAAGAGTAGAAGGACACGCGCATAGATTACCACAAAAAAAGGCAACAAAAAAAGATGCCGAGTTAGAAATTGAATTAGAAATTCAAAAAGAAACACAAAAACAAACATCTATTGAAGGATTTTGTTTATTAAAAAAATGAAACATATTATTAAATATAATATTAAATATAAACTAGTAACAATACATAATTAAAATGAACTCAAATATTGATATTCAAAATATTGAAGGACTTGAATATTTGTCTTATATTCAAGATAATTCAATTGATTTAATATTAACAGACCCACCTTATATTATTTCTAAAGAAACCGGTATGAATAAACATTATAATGAAGTTAAGGCAAACGAAGAAAATAGTATATCATCTGTGAAGACTGATGAAGAATGGGAAGCATATAAAGCACAACATAATATAGTGAATAATGAAAAACGTAATAATTTTCTTAAATATGGCACTATTTATGGAAAAAAATATTGTGTAAAAACGGATTATGGGGAATGGGATAGAGATTTTACATTAGAAACTCTTGAGTTATTTATTCAAGAATACTATAAAAAATTAAGAAACGGAGGGACACTTATTATGTTCTTCGATATATGGAAAATATCTTACTTAAAAGATATAATGGAAAGGAATAAATTTAAACAAATTCGGTTCATAGAATGGATAAAAACAAATCCACAACCATTAAATTCTAAAATAAATTATTTGACCAATTGTCGTGAAGTTGCATTAATTGGTATTAAAGTTTCTAAACCAACATTCAACAGCAAATATGATAATGGTATTTATTCATTTCCTTTACAAGGTGGAAAAAATCGTTTTCATCCAACACAAAAAAGTTTGCCTCTTTTTGAAGAATTGATACGAAAACATTCAAATGAAGGTGACATTGTATTAGATACATTTTTGGGAGCAGGCACTACAGCAATCGCATGCAAAAATACGGAACGTCATTTTAAAGGCTGTGAAATAGAAACCAATTATTATGAACAAATTATGAAAATCATTTCTTAATTATCCATTCTATAAAATTACTATTTATTATCCAAAAACGATTTGTGAATATGTTCTATAAAAGCAACCGGATCATACCAATATGTTCCAACCATTGCATTTGGATTTGTTAAGTCAAATGTTTCATCTCCTACAATAAAATCAATATTATAACATTTCAGTTTTTTTATATTTGTCGCACCATATCTTTTACCTGTTTCCTTAGTTTTTTTACAAACCTCTCTTTTTACTATATTGCAATGATTACACAAATATTGAAAGTCAGATATTTCTTGTCTATTTACAATTAATACATTTTCATCATTATACAAGTCATTTTTGTGATCTATACATAATTCACTGTGTGTTCCACAATTTACACATCCATATTCAAACATGTTTTCTTTAAAATACTTTCTAATATGATTACCTATAGGATGTAATGAATTATAAATTTTATTATTATTCATTCCATTTAATTTTAAAGCAATTACCTTTTGTCCTTTTCCTCTTTTTACATCCCATTTATATTTTCTTACACCAAAATATGATCCATTACGACAGTTTCCATTAGAAGACCACTTTAAATCATATTTTTTAAATTCTTCTGTGCTTACAAAATCAGATATTCCTTCACTATTAGGTTTGAATAATAGTTCAACTTTTTCAGTGTTAGATTTTTGGATTTTATTTGTATCAGTGTCTATGGTATTTATATTTGTATCAGTGTCTATGGTATTTATATTTTTTTCAATGTTTATGGTATTTATATTTTTTTCAATGTTTATGGTATTTATATTTGTATCAGTGTCTATGGTATTTATATTTTTTTCAATGTTTATGGTATTTATATTTGTATCAGTGTCTATGGTATTTATATTTTTTTCAATGTTTATGTCTTGATTCGGTTCCATATTTTTTCAATGTTTATGTCTTGATTAGTCTCCAATTGTAAGTTATATTTAAGTAATAATATTTATTTCAATTTTTTAATATATTTAACGAAACAATATTAAAAATAATTTATAAGATATTATAATATATTATGAGTTACTTTACAGAAGAAATGCGAGTAACAAAAAGAAATGGAAAAACAGAAAATGTATCTTTTGATAAGATTTTATCTCGTATTAAAAAAATTGGGAATGAAGTAGGTATACAATTAAATTATTCTTCTTTGACCATTAAAGTTATTGACCAATTGTATGATAAAATTGAAACTAGTAAAATTGATGAACTTGCCGCAGAACAATGTGCCTCTTTATCTACACAACACTATGACTATAGCACGTTGGCCTCACGAATTTGCGTTTCCAATCATCAAAAAAATACACCATTCTCAATGTTTCAATGTGTAAAAAAATTGGTTAGCTATAAAGACTTTGAAGGGAATCCAGCACCACTTATTTCCAATAATGTTATGGATTTTGTAAAAATGTATAAGAGCGAAATTGAAGAAATTATTGACTACAATCGGGATTATTTAATTGATTATTTTGGATTTAAAACTTTGGAGCGCGCTTATTTGTTTCGTATAAATGGAACCATTGTAGAAAGAATCCAGCATATGTGGATGAGAGTTGCTATTGGTATTCATTGTAACACTCAAAATCAAAATAATTTTGAACTTGTAAAGGAAACGTATAATTTAATGTCTCAAAAATATTTTACTCATGCAACACCTACATTATTTAATGCCGGAACATTGAGACCACAATTATCAAGTTGCTATTTGATTGCTATGGAAGAAGATAGTATTAACGGTATTTATGGAACGCTTGGTGATTGCGCAAAAATATCTAAATGGGCAGGAGGTATCGGTCTTCATATTCATAATATTCGCGCCAAAGGTACTCGTATTATAGGAACAAATGGGACGTCAAATGGTATTGTTCCTATGCTTCGTGTTTTTAATAATACTGCTAGGTACGTTGACCAAGGTGGCGGGAGACGTAATGGAAGTTTTGCCATTTATTTGGAACCTTGGCATGCAGACATTGAAGATTTTTTAGAAATGAAAAAGAATCACGGTGACGAAGAATTGAAAGCACGTGATTTGTTTTATGCCTTGTGGATGTCAGATTTGTTTATGGAACGCATTAAATCTGATTCAGATTGGTCCCTGTTTTGTCCTAATGAAGCAAAAGGATTAAGTGACGTATACGGCGACGAATTCAAAACATTGTTTGAAAAATTTGAATCTAGTGGTTTTGCTCGTAAAACAATGAAAGCACGCCAATTATGGTTTAAAATTTTAGACGCACAAATGGAAACTGGGACACCTTACTTACTTTATAAAGATGCAGCAAATAAAAAATCCAATCAGAAAAATCTTGGCACTATAAAGAGTTCTAATTTATGTTGTGAAATTATGGAATTTTCTAACGAAAATGAAACAGCTGTGTGTAATTTGGCATCCATTGCTCTTCCTATGTTTGTTAATGAAGAAACCAAAGAATTTGACTATAATAAGTTACACGAAGTTTCTAAAGTTGTTTGTAATAATTTAAATCGCGTCATTGATGTCAATTTTTATCCTACCGAAAAAACACAAAACAGCAATTTTAAACACCGTCCAATTGGCATTGGCGTCCAAGGATTAGCAGATACATTTATTCTTATGGATGTGGCTTTTACCAGCGATGAAGCTAAAGAAATTAACAAGAAAATATTTGAAACTATGTATCACGGAGCAATGGAAAAAAGTTATGAAAATTCAAGAGAAATTTATGAAAATTCAATTGCGATTTCCGAATTGAATAAATTAGATTTTTCAATGGGAGCTTATTCGTCTTTTAAAGATTCGCCATTGTCGCAAGGTGTTTTTCAATTTGATATGTGGAATGTTACACCAAGTGATAGATATGATTGGAATTCATTAAGGGAAAAAATAATGAAATATGGTGTGATAAATTCACTTCTTATAGCGCCTATGCCTACCGCAAGCACTTCACAAATTTTAGGATTTAATGAATGCTTTGAACCTTTTACAAGCAATTTATATTCTCGTAGAACACTTGCTGGTGAATTTATTGTTATAAATAAATATTTGATTAAAGAATTAATCCAATTAGGTCATTGGAATGAAAATATTAAAAACAGTATCATTTCTAATAAAGGAAGCGTTCAACAATTGGATTTTCTGTCGTCACACTTAAAGGAAAAGTATAAAATTGTTTGGGAAATTCCTATGAAACATGTAATTGATATGTCAGCAGATAGAGGTGCGTATATATGTCAAAGTCAAAGTCTCAATTTATGGCAAGAAGACCCTACATATAGTAGCTTGACAAATATGCATTTTTACGCTTGGAAGAAAGGTTTGAAAACTGGAATGTATTATTTGCGAAGAAAGGGAAAACATCAAGCACAACAATTTACTATTGAACCTGAAAAAAAAACAAATAGTATGAACAATGATAATGATAATGATGATGATGTTTGTGAAATGTGTTCGGCTTAATTAAAATATAGATATAACAATATTAACACCAATATAAACAAAACTATACTACAAAATATAAATTTCTTTTTATAAAATGTTTTTGACATAACATTATTTATTTCATTGTTATTTGTTGTCTCATTATTGCATAATAATTTAGAATTATTTATTATTAATTCACTATCACGAATACTACCACTAAATTCGCTATATACAATATCAATTGTAGCGTCACTACTTCTTACAGAGTATTCTTCTAACATTTATTAATATTAAACTCTATTTTTAATATTAGTTAATTAATTATTTACAACAAATACAGCAAGGATAGAAACAAATAAAAATTTGAGTTTAATATAATACAAAGAATGTGATTAAATTAAAAAAGAAAAAAATAATAATAAAATTAAAATAAACAAATACGCATTATTTAATATATATTAAATAATATGATTACATTATATTATTTATAAACAACTTCCATATTGTTAACTTTTATTTCAAACAGAAGTTTAAATGTGCTTTCATCTACCTTTAATAAGTCTTCCTTGAAAACCATCATATAATAACATCGTAACGTAACCAATACATCATTTAAGGAATTATGTAGATTGTTCGGCTCTTCATCAAATATTTTTTTATAAAGTTCAATCAATTTGGGATATTTATAATATACGGTTCCATCTTTTCTTCTCAATGGTATTTGACATAAATCAATACTCTTTTTCATTGTGCAATATGTTTTATTGGTGTAATTCACTTCGTAAAACATTTTTTTGTATATCGATTTATCAATAATGTCATTATTTTGAATTAATCTCAACAACTCTATTTTTAACATATTCATATCAAATGATATATTGTGACCGACAATAGCTGTCACATTGTTACAACTTATATCTTCAATAAATTCATTTAAAACATCTTCAATTGTAAAAGGCGAGCCTTGTGTCTGTTCATTGGTAATTTTGTGTATATTCATTGTTTCTTCACTCATGACAATAGTTTCAGGAATTTTTACAACCACATCTTTGACCTTTTCCATTTTCATTTGTCCTACATTATACATTACATAACTAAATTGAACTACGTGTGGCCACAAGTGTAATGTTTCCGAATTGATGATTTTGCTTCTAGGTAACCCTGTGGTTTCTGTATCAAATACAATAATTGATTGGTCCATTTACTTTACTAATTTAGTTGCTATATCTTTATTACAGTTGTATCTTAAATGCTTAATATTTATTTCATTCATTTTTTTTAAATCTAGATATATTGCTTACAAATTCCAAAAGTTTTTCTATGCCACCGTGTTATTCCATATTTATTTATGCCTTCTATATGAACCTTTGCGCCATATCCTTTATTTGAATGAATGTTATAATGCTCTATTAGTTCTGGATGTTTTTCACATAAATCATCTATATATTTATCTCTTTCTACTTTAGCAAGAATAGATGCAGCCGCAATACAACTATAAACATTATCACCTCCTTTTACACATGAATGTGGAATACATTCCAACTTTGTTTTTGTTTCATTTAAAAATGTTACCGGATTGAAATAATTACCATCTACAAGAAGTTCAATTTTATAATTTTCTATTTGATTCTCTTTTGCTAAATTTATAAAGTTTTCTCGTGTTTTCATTATAGATTTGTGCATTGATTTTTGTGTGGCTTGTAAAATATTAATATCATCTATTACATCTTCTGATTCATAATTTACGGACCAAGCAATCGCATTTTCTTTTATATAATCAGCAACTGCTTTTATTTTTTTCTTTGAATGAAATTTTTTGCTATCTTTCATTTTACTATGGTCAAATAGTTTAATGTCTTTAGGTAAAATAACACTCGCAGTATAAACTCTGCCAAATAATGGACCTCTTCCGACTTCATCAGTCCCAATTTCAATGACACAAGGGTCTTCATTTTTGCTTATTTTTAACATACTATTATTTGTTTTTATTAATTAACTTTTATATCAGTTTTATATCATTTTTTTCACAATATACTTTATAATAATGAAACTAAAAAGTGCGACAATTGTATTTATTATAACTTCAATATTGTTTTTATCAATTTGTTTATTTGATATTGTTGAAGGAAATGCAAATATGGGAATAACTGGTGAAGCCCCTATTACTCCATCGTCGTCAGAAGAGGAAGTAGATGAAACCACCACAGATGGTGAAGAGGACGATGAAGAGGACGATGAATCAACAACAACAACAACAACAACAACAACAGATAATATTAAATTATTGGACGGTCGCGTATTTTATAGTCAATCTAATGATAATGACGATTATATTGTTGCTTCCATTAATGATACAACTGATGAAGAAACTCTAACATTAACAATGAAATATTCTAATGGTTCGGGTACTGAAGTATATGGAAATCCAACTAATACTCAAAACGAATTTGGAAATACAAAAGAATATTACACTACTGCTTCTACATCTAAAATTCAATTAATTATTCAAGGGGGGGAAGCAACAGCACTACGTTTATATAAAAACGGAAAACGACTTTTTACATCAAATCAGTATGAACCTAATGATGATTCGCATATAACGAATAACGACCATACATCATATGATGAATTATTATCTCATTTTGATAATACCAATACATCCAATTATTCAACAAATCATAATTACATACTAAAATCAAAAGTGGTTCCTCATGTTAAAACAAAAAATCCTTACTTAATGGATGATTTAAATAATTGGACGGTTTATAATAACCTTTTACCTAATGAAAATAACAATAATGATACGGATAAGGAAACGGATATAAAAAAAGAAGAACAAAACTTATTAGATAAAATTAAATCTTTATTAGAATCTAAATCTAAATCTGAATCTGAATCTGAATCTAAACCACTAACCAAATATGAAGAAGCTTATAGAAAAACACATGGAATTCCTAAACACGAACCAAAAAATGACAATGTTAGGTGTCCTCCTTGTGCTCCTTGTGGTCGTTCTCCTGATTCAGCTTTCCAATGTAAGTATAGTCATAGTAATGGGGATTTACCTCGCCCGGTATTAAATAGTTTTTCTACTTTTGGAATGTAAAAAAAAAAATATAAATAAATATAAATAAAATTAATATAAATAACATAAATAAAAGATTATTTATATAATAATACAATATGACTAATGAACTATTTATTATCGTTGCACCACCAATTTGCGCTGCTATTGGATATTTGGGAAAATATTTTGTAGATAGAATTGAAAAGGCAAAAGAAGGAAGGAAAACAAGAAAATTAAAAGCAATTGAAAATAAATTGAAAAATTTCTTTTACCCATTTTATTCAAATTTAAAAAGAGAGAATTTAATATTTCAACGCATTTTATTATTTTTTAAGGAAAACCAAAACAATACTACTACTAATGAAAAAAATTTGTATATGAAAATTTTTTGGGGGCTAGATACTGAAATATTAAATATACATAATGAAAATCAGGAATTAATAAAAAACAATTTCGTTGAAATGCATTTTTCAAATGATGTAGCCAATTTAATTATGATATATGATGAACACGTATCCATTTATCGCATTTTAAGAAAAGTAATACCTCAAAGCAGAGATTTAGATAATGTTTTATGGCCTGAAAAAATGGGTTCAAAATATCCTGATAATTTACTCAATACTATTGAAAATGAAATGATACATTTGCAAAATCAACAAACATTTATTTTACAAGGAAATAATTTTGATTATACATATAAACATCTTAAAAATTATCAATATAGAAAAATATCGCATACATCAGTACAAGAAAATAACTCAAAAATAAACCATTCAAAAACAATTATTGATGTTGAAAAGAAAAATGAAAGGGATAAATATACTGATAATTTTAATAGTATTGTTTAATTTATATCAACTCTTTTTATACAATCTTTATTAATTATCATATTATTTGATTTATTATCTTGAGGAACAATATTTATAACACATTTTGCTTTTTTTCCGTATAAAGGTTCAGTGCATCCTTTTTCTTTATTTTTTTTCCGTTTTTTTGTAATATTTAGTTTTATCACTTTAGGTGAATCATTCTTCGTACACCTTGATCTAAAATGTTCGTATCTTTCTCTTACATCTGAATATGTTAAATTAGAATGTTTATCTAACATTTTATTTACTATTTCGTGTAAATTATATACGTATTTTGAAAATGATTCACGATTTTTCATATGACAACTTTGTAATGGGTATTGTTTAAAATTATTTTTCAAATTGATTCTACAATATTTACAAGGTAATACGTCTTGAAGACTCAAAATGAATTTTTTAAAGTCTTTCTTTTCTTTAATAGTTGGTTTAACAGGATAATTAAAACTCATTGCGTGTAAATAATGCCACATTGCTGGACCCCAAACACTTGTTAACATACCATCACCAGCATTATAATGTTTTTTTGTGAATACTCGTTTTTTACAAGTTTTGCTTTTTAATTTCTTATTTTTACGCGTATTCTTTGGCATTATTATATAATATATATTTATTTTTCATTTACAGGAATTTATTATTCATTTACAGGAATTTATTATTCATTTACAGGAATTTATTTTTCATTTACAGGAATTTATTTTTCATTTTCTGTAATTTATTTTTCATTTTCTGTAATTTATTTTTTTGTTATTTAGTATTATTTTGACAAGTTAAAGTTTTAAATTCGTTAAAAGGTTTAATTATATTAATATTCTTAATATATAATATAATTATGGAATTTATTCAAGGGTTATTAAATGATAAAAAAAAGAAAATCATTTTCGCATTTGTTTTTGTTATATTAATAGTTGCAGGTGTATTCCTATATAAATATATCAATTCTCATAAAACATCTTCAAGTCAATATGAAGAGAATAATGAAATCGTGTCATCTTCATCCGAATCACAAGGTGGTTCCAAATCGGCTACATTATATTTTTTTTACACAACTTGGTGTCCGTATTCACTTGCGGCAATTCCTGAATGGGAAAAAATTGTCGACAAATATAGTGAAAATAGTGTAAATGGTTTCAATATTAATTTTATTGATGTTGATTGCACCAAAGAAACTGTAGAAATTGAAAATATGATTAATAAATATAATGTTGAAGGTTATCCAACAATTAAAATGATTAAAGACGACCAAGTTATTGAATTTGATGCTAAAGCTAAATTTGAAAATATAGAACAATTCTTAGTCACCGTTCTCTAATTTTATTTCTTCTTTATCTTCTAATTGTTGACAATATTGATTTACTATTTGTATTCCATTTTCTAATAACTCTTTTCTTTTTTCAGAGTTTTTTAAACTTGTAATAATTAAATTTAATGTCATATATTTTTCATAACATATAATTTCATGTTTTAAATTTGATTGTTCCTCAATATTATTACAACTTTGCTTCGATATATTATTCACTAATTTATAAAATATATTTAAAAAATACTCAAATATTCCCATTTCTGTTGTTATATTTTTATTTGCTTTATCATTAGTGTATTGATGTTTTATGCCTAACATTTCTTCTTTATTTTTATATTTATCTATACACAATTTCAACGGATAATTTAATACGATTCCACCATCAATAAAGCATTTATTTTCTAAAAAAACAGGTGTGAAAAAAATAGGCAAACAAGACGTCATATGAATCGCATCAATTACTTTAATATCTGGATATGTTTCGTGCGATATATCTTCCATTTGCAAATTATTTACTTCATAAGTTATCAAATGATAATCAATGTTAGTAAGTTCATAAAATTCTTTCATTGTAACATCAATTGATATATCTTTTGCATCAAATAATGATTTATAAGATTTTACAAAAATCTCACGATTATAAAAACCACATTGTTTAAATCCATTATACATTTGTTCTGTGCCAATGTAATATAAATTTTCCCAAGGTCTTTCTATCATAAATTTATTTATAACTTCCCACTGATATCCTAAACATATAAATAATCCAACAATTGCTCCTGAGGATGTTCCGTAAATAGATTTTATATTTGACCTTTTAAATAAATTATTTTTTTCTAAATGTTGGATTATTCCCATTGATTGAAATATTAAGGGTCCTCCTCCTGATATAATTAAATGTTTAACTGATGACATAATTAAAATATAAAAATACTTTTGAATAGTTTTTATATTTTATAAAATAAAAATTATATTTTAGGATACGATTCTGAAATACTTAAAATCCACCAGGGAATTTAACCAAGTTAGCTCCAATACCGAAACCGGCACCAGAGCGAGCAGTGGCACCCATGCTTGGAACGTATGTATCAAGAATACTGAAGGTAGCAGCAGCAGTCAAAGCAATAAGCATAATTTCCTCTAAATTTAAAGAGCGCTTGGGAATAGCATATGCGGCAATAGCGACCATTAATCCTTCAACTAAATATTTAACCATTCTCTTGACGAGTTCTGATAAATTTACTAAACTGTTCATTTCTATATAATTTAAAAAGAAAAAAACTTCAATATATTCAAATTGTTTTTATTAACAAACATAACATTTCTAATTTAGAATATGTTTATTTTAGAATATGTTTATTTTAGTATGTTTTTAGAATATTTTTATAATTTGTTGTATAATTATAAAATATTCGTTTTAATACTTAAAGATAATTTATATTTTTATATAAATGCCTAAAGCGAGAAAAAGTTCTAAATACCAGAAGAAAATTGTTGACGGTAAAGAAAATTCTAAATATGTCGATTTATTGGACGAAGATAAATCAATAAGCGGACAAAAATTTTGTTGTGTATCTTTTCTTTCTCCCGAAAAAATTGTTAAACAAAAGGATTTATTCTTTTTTGATGAGTTTTTAAAACAATGGGATATCAATAAATCTATGGATAAATTTATCCAATTTATGAACTTTGTTGCTTATAAACATAATATTGTTTCTGATGAACTTATGACTGATTTTAAGGAGTTCGTTAATGACGAAAAAGAAATTATTTATAAAAGCAGTATGTATGATGATTTTAAAACATATATTGATAACAATGAAGAAAAAATGTTGGAGAAGTTTAACAAGATTCACGGATTTCAACCTTCTACACGTGGTGTAAAGATTAGAGGTAGTTTCCCTTCAATGGAAGAAGCTGAATTAAGATGCAAAATTTTGCGAGAATTAGACCCTAATCATGATGTGTATGTTGGACCAGTTGGTATGTGGATGCCTTGGGACCCCGATTCTTATAAGACTGGTCGTGTGGAGCATATGGAAGATGAATTGAATCAATTAATGCATGAAAAAACTGTAAACGAAACTTCAGCAAAGAATGAATTTGAAAAACATGTTAAAGATTCAAAGCAAAAGGCTATTGAAGAAAATAAGAAAAATGCTGAAAAATATGGAACTCAAGTTACCCAAACTATTGACGAACAAGGTAACCTTGTGAATGTTAATAATCTCAATACTCAAGAAACAGAATTGACTAAAAATGCTGAGGTTAGTGTATCAGATATTCAAAAAGAATTGTTTGAAGGTGATAATGTTGTTATGAATTTGAGTGATGGTGGGTTAAGTGAAATTAGAAGTAAAATGAAAGAGACAACGCAAGAAAAAGATGATGTGGAATCGGATTCTGTTATGATTGAAACAGAATCTGAAGTCAAAGATGATGTTTCAAATAAACCATCAACTAATAAAAATAAAAAGAAGAAGAAAAATAAAAAATAAAAATTGAAAATTAATTCGAATTAAAGAAATATTTGTAAAAAGTAACAAAAAATTTAAAATAATATAATTTAAGAATAAAATTTATATTATTTACCATTTAGATTTTTTTACACTTATACGAGGACCGCTATTTTTCTTTTTCATCTTATTTGGGTCGTATGCTTCATCTTCATCATCATTATCTTTCAAATCTTTTGATAAATCCCAAAACTCTTTAGAACCCAATTTGAAACTATTGTGTGATTCTGCTTTATACCAATATACTTGATCCTGTAATTTATTTGATTTTGAATTATTGTTTATTACTAAACATTCATAATTTTCAGTACATTGATCCATTACTTGACAAAAGGATTCAAAAGTAGGAAACATACCAGCGTAATTTTCGTATATTCGCTTCCTATTTGCAATATAATTTTCACGCAATATAAATACATAATCAATATTTGTTCGCAAAATAGGTGGCACTCCAAGAGGATATTGCATTGTAATGACTAACATTACTTTCCAATGACGACCATTCATGAATAATAAACGCATCATTTTATCACGAGACCAAGAACTATCAAATAAACAATCATCCAATATTACAAATGCTCTTGGGTCAATTGAACTTTTTTTATAAGTTTCTATTTCCCTTTTTACTTGTTTTAATACTGTTCTTTGACGCTTCAAAATGTTTTCAATAATTGCTGTATTATATTCATTATGAATAAATAATTTAGGAATCATACTGCCATAAAATCCATTTCCTTCTTCTGTTCCTGATATAACAGTACCAATCGGAATTTCTTGATGGTAGTATAGTAAATCTCTGACTAAAAACGATTTACCAGTATCACGCTTTCCAATTAAAACAATGACAGGTCCTTTTGCTTCACTTGCTTTAAAACTTATACTTTTCATATCAAATTTTTTTAATTCTAGACTGGCCATTATATTTTTTATATTATAATAGATTTAATTAACAATTAATTACCGCATTATACAAATAAATACTTTTTACAAATTATTATTTAAGTTAAAAATGTAATTTAAATATATATCAATTTCCTAATAATGTTAAAGATTGATTATATCAAAAGGAAAAATACAAAATTATTTAGTAATTTAAATGAAATCAAAAAGTTAAACTTAATAGATACTTCTAATTATAACCCACTTTATACAAGATTTTTTTCTTTAAACAATACTAATTTTGATACCATAAATCTCAATCACAAATGGCATTTACACGAAATTTTTGAAAATGATTCTGATTCTGATTCTGATTCTGATTCTGATTCTGATAATAAAACAAAATCTGATAATAAAACAAAATTTGACAATGAATCTGACAATGAATCTGACAATGAATCTGACAATGAATCTGACAATGAATCTGACAATGAATCCGAAGATTGTTTAATTAATATTTATAATTGCTGCCTCAAAAGTTCTGTAAGTAACAAGAAAAAATTTAAAGATGTATTTTTTAAAATTGCTCCATTAATTAATCCTTATAAATATCTTATTGGGAAATATAATCACAATGATGAATATTTATTTACATTACCTTCTTTAACAGATGAAAAAATACCAGATAATATAATTTATAATAAAATGAACGACACAAATAATTCTTCATATGTTGATGGATTTTTTTCATTTTTATCTAGCCACTTAAGTGAAAGTTATAATTTTCTAAATTCTACAAAATTTTATGGTTCATTCAATAGCATAAAAAACGATTACAAAATTAATATTTTTGATGATTTAGATATGCTGGAAGATTCTAATTTTTTCTTGGAAAACCACGGAAAACTTTATAATATTCCAAATTTTGATGATTTTTTTGAAGATACATCCAATACACTTAAACCAATTAAAATAGAGAATAATATTACACTTTCTTCTATAAAATCATTTGAAAATGATATGTACGACAATATCTTTGATAATGACAACAACAATATTGACAACAGCAATATTGACAACAACAATATTGACAACAGCAATAATGATGAATTAAGCAATAATGATAATAATGATGAATTAAGCAATATGAAATTACTTGATTTAAATGATTTAAAGTCCTTGTCTATTGATATAAACGAAATGGATTATAAAAGTAATTCTAAAAGATTAAAGTGTTTATCAGATGATTCTAGTTGTTCTTCAAATTCTTCACACACTGAAGAAGAATGTGAAAATAATAAAGATGATATTTCTATTGAAGAAATAAAGTCGCCGACAAATTCAAATGCTAATTCTAATACAGACTCAAATACAAGTTATAGTAGTATGTCAGAAGAAGAAATTATCGCAAATATTCCTAAATTTCCTGTCCACGTGATTTGTATGGAAGCGTGTGATTATACTTTTGATGATTTGATAATGGAAGATGAAATGACCCCTGAAGAATGGTATGCTTCTCTTATGCAAATTATTATGATATTATTAGTTTATCAAAAAGCATTTAATTTTACACACAATGATTTACATACAAAAAATGTTATGTTTAATTATACCGAAGCCAAATATGTTTACTATATTTATAACCAAAATACTTATAAAGTGCCTACTTTTGGAAAGATTTTTAAAATAATAGATTTTGGAAGAAGTATTTACACTTTTGATAAAAAAATATTTTGTAGCGATAGTTATGAGAAAGATGGAGACGCATACGGACAATATAATTGTGAACCATTTTTTAATCAAAAAAAACCTCGTATTGAACCGAATATGAGTTTTGATTTATGTCGTCTGGGATGCTCTATTTTTGATTATTTAGTAGATGATGTTAGCCAAACAACTAAATTTTTAAATGAAACAAATGTTAAATCTGTCGATTATGTAAGAAAATTAATAATTGAATGGTGTCTAGATGACAAAGGAATGAATATGTTGTATAAAAGCAACGGACAAGATAGATATCCGGAATTTAAATTATATAAAATGATAACACGATGTGTACATTATCACACACCTGAAGCACAATTAGAAAGAGACTGTTTCAAACAATATTTATTTGAAGGCAATGTGAAATCAAAAGATATGCTAACTAATATTGATGAAATTCCTAGTATGATTTAATATTGCTCGACTACTTGACTTATATCATTTTTTAACCTTTTTTATTTTATTTGTTTTAAATATCATCTTAAAGATAAAATTATATATTATATTAAATATAAATAATAAATAATATGTGTGAATATAAAACTGTTTACTATTATAGTGAAAATGGGAATGAAACTAGTTTTTATGAAATAATTGAATATCCTAAAAAATGCAAAAATATATACAGAACTAGTTTTCCTCTATACAATTCTGCATACCAATATGTTACTTATTTTGATGATATTTTTGAAGCATATGATTATATAAAACAGCAACAGCAACAGCAACAGCAACAGCAACAACAACAACAACAACAACAGCAACAACAACAACAACAGCAAATTTAAAACCCAGGATTGTCTGTAAATACTTGGGTCACCGTATTTGTTACATCTTCACCTAATAGAGCAGGATTAATTTGCTCTACAATAAAGTTTCCTAATAAGACACATAAATAAACAACAAGTGTGTCTTTGATTAGCACTTTTAAAGGTTTATTATCCTTTTCTATAAATCGCATTTCAATGAACTTTACAATAATGTAAAAGAAAGAAATGAGAGATGCTATTATAAAAATATTTTCCATTTATATATTATAAAATATAAGACTGAAATTTTATCTTATATTTTACGAATTACTTATTTTACTCTAAAATCTCAACATCTAAATTGTCGTCGTTCTTCAATTGTATTGAAGGCTCATTTAATGAATGAATGTCTAAATCATCCAAGTTTATTTCTACATTAGAAATTTTTAATTTTTCATCATCACTGTCATCACCTTCATCATCCTTACGTTGGTTATTTCGTATTTCGCTTATTTTTTCTAATGTGTCTATATCTTTTGGTGCTACAATATTATGTTCCACATCATTAGAATCTTTCACAAAATCTGTATCATTAAATGATAATAATTGGTTCTCTTCATCCAAATTATCTATATCTGGAATTATTACATCTTCCTTTGGTAAACGTGATACATCGATATCATTTTTATCTGCTTCATCATCCTTCGTAATATAAAGATTTTCTTTTATAGGGTCTTCATCTTTGATATTTTCAGGCAATGCTTTCACAATAACTTCTTCTTTAATATCTTCCTCAATTTCTTCTTCAATCGTTTCATCTAAATAAACTCGCAATATGTTGTCTACAGGGATATTTTCACGAATTGTATTCAATATACATTCATTTATAATTATTTCTAATTCACGATTGTTCTTTTGTATTTGTAATGGCGGAATAAATTTTTCAAATAAATAAACATTTTGATATAACTTGCGCGCGGAATTGATGTAAATTTTATGTATAAAATCTTCAATTTTAGGTATATCAATATCAATTTTTTTTTGTTTATTACCAACTCTCATAGCAGTCAATGTTTTTAATTGAATTATGTGAATACAAGTAACTAAATCTTCCAAATAATTGCAATTTGATTTCTCTACTATTCTATTTTTTTCTTCTTCGATAATACTCGCATTCCATTTTGGTATTCTTGAAATTAAATTTTGAAAAGTCATCAAGTATTTTTCTGATTCATTATTATTTTTACATAATTTAATTGATTCTTTTAAAATTGATTTGTATCCTTCAACAACACATGGTGATAAAATATTAATTAAACGACTAGCCCACTCATTTTTTGATGTACTCAAGGATTTTAGGTTGAAATCGTCCATTTATACATTTTATTTCCTAAATTATTTTATTTTTTGAACTCATTAGTATTAAATTATAAAAATGATAAATTATTTATATCATTATTATTTTTTTGTAAAAATATACAATTCATTATCATTAACATTAATATTTTTTCATTCCTTACTTCTTTTCTCATCTTGTTATGACACAAATAGATTTCAATAATATTTTTATCGTGTTCCATATTTTTTATGACATCCATCATTTCTATAGAATTATATCCTTTTTCATAAAAGAATACACTCTTTTCTGAAATTAATTCCAACGTCATATTTTCCGTTGAAATATTGAATAATTTTTGTAATTCTTTTTTGAACCATGTCATTCTACTTGTTTTATAACTTTTTGTCTTGTACGTTTTTTCTAATAAATAACTATTTAAATTAATAATTTTACCTTGATAAATCGGTTCTGGAACATATAATTCACAAAAGCGAGACAATATTGGTTTCATTAGTTTATACTTATCTTCAGCAACTACAAAAAAACGAGTACTATAACTGAATAATTCAATACATCTTCTTAATGCGGATTGAGCATCCATTGTAAGTTTATCCACATTAGATAGTACGATTGTTTTGAAATTCACATTGCCTTCATTATTTTGTACGATTGTTTTCGCAAAGAACTTTAATTCATCGCGTATAAATTTTATACCTTTCCCGTGCGAACAATTGACAAACATTACCAAATCTTTTGTATAATTGTTGTTATATATTTTGTTAATAAAATCATTAACTATCGTTTTCTTACCACATCCATATTTCCCGTGAAATAGTATATTTGGTATTTTGTTAATTTCTATAAAATGATTTAATTTTTTATAGATTTCTTTATGAATAGCAATTTTTTCCATATACAATACTAGTTAATTAGTATATTGTTATTCATATTTTTAAACGATTAATTCGTTATATTATATTTTCAACTTTGTTTTTGAATTAATAAGTAAAACAATATTCTATGTATTACATTTATATATCATTTACAATGTTGTCATCTTTTTCGAATAAGTATTACCCAATAAATAAATCAGGAGGGAAGTTTTATACAAATTATTTTGAACATAAATACAAAAAAAAAGTGAATTACACGCTTTAAATTGGATTAAAAATATTGGTAAGTAAATTATTATTGAAATTATAATATATCATATCATATCATATATCATATATCATTTATCATACAATATATTATTTTTATTTTTTGTAAATAGGTAATATATTACATAACTCGCTTGTATTAATCGCATTATTCCCAAAATACAAGTTTATAAACTGTTTCGTTTTTTCATTTTCAAGTGATTGTATTATATTTTTATATATATTTATCAATTCGTCATTATTCACTTCACCATTGTATCTTATACAGATTAAATGATTCTCAATTAAATATTCAAACCCACCTTCAATTAAACAATATTCAAATTTATATTCACCCTTTCCATATCCTCTATTTATTACCAACAATGGACTGCTATTTCCGGGTTTTTTTATATAATTTTTTTTCTCTTCATTGTTATATTTTTTTATTTGTAATTTATTGTTTTTAATATCTGAACTATATATTAATAAGGTTTCACTTTTATCATGTGTTAATATATCTTTACATTGGTTCCATACAACATTCCCAACATTCACACTAAAATTCATTTTCGCAAGGGTGCTAGAATTGTTATACAAATTATTCAGACAACTTATGTTTGAATCCATTCCAAATATTGTATACCCGTTTTGCTGTAAAATGTATTTTGAATTTTCATTTTTATTTGGAACCTTATTTTGAATGATGAATATTATTGTTTCTTGTTTTGTCTCAATAAAATCATCGCTACACTCGTCTATCATTATTAGACTGCAATTTTCCGCAATATGCTTCCTTGTTTTATCATAATATAAACAATTCAAGAAATTATTGGGTAGTATAAAACTTATTATTCCTCCTTCTTCTAGTTTTTCCAATGAACATAATATAAACAAAATGAAGATATTAGGTCTTCCGTCAAAAAAATCCCAATACTTGCGGTCTACATCTGTTTTCTTCATAACGAAAAATGGTGGATTTCCAATAATTAAGTCGTATTTTTTTCCTTCTATAGTTGTTGATAATAAATAATTCTCATTGTAAATTGATATTTTTGAATCCTTTACTGTTTCTTCAAATGATTTTATTGAATCATAAATTGGTTTATAAAATTCAATACAATCTAACTCTAAATCACTATACAATGATGTTAATCCGTTAATGTATTCCCCTGAACCACAAGATGGTTCTAATATATTTTTTATATTTTCCATATATGGTTTTAAACATTGTAATGTTTTATACACTGTTCCAATTGGGGTAAAATAAATACCATTATTTTTTTTTTGTTGTTTATCAACTGACTTGGTTAATTCTAATGATAATTCGCTAAACATTCTTTCCATATATTTACTTGTAATCTTTAAGTTGATGTTAAATATATATTTGGAATCATTTTAAAAAATATAATCATTTTAAAAAATTTATTTCTTAAATGTTTGTCAGAAAATCTCAAATATTATTAATGATTATTTACTAATGTTGAAATAAAATTTACTAATGTTGAAATAAAATGATTATGCATGACTAGACAATGAATGAGTGTATGGATTTTCTCTGAACCCTTTCAATAAGTCTCCATCTAATCTTGATTGACTCATGTCGGGTCCCTCACGCGAATATTTGGATATTCCGTGTTGTTGAATAGATGGTGTTTGATAGTTTGACATATGAGGAGCATTCACTCTATTTTGCATCATATTTGAATCCTTATTTGCCAATCTCATACTCATATTATGATTTAACATTTGCGTTCCACCTTGATTCATTCTGTTATGGATAGTTGATGACTTCTTTTCATTATTCGTTTGAATATATGCGCTATTATAATCCATCATACCATAACTAGATGTAGCTCCACCCGTATAATCAGTACACGTCTCGTTACGATGATTTACATTTGTAGGCAAATGTGTATTCACATAACTGGCTTCACCTTGATTATTTATATTAAATGAAGGTGAATATATTGTTGTTTCTTTATTGGTTGTTTTTGTTTTATCATTATAATCAATTACATAATTACTTGATACTGAAGGTTTCGCGTCACCATATACCCTAATATTTCCAATTACTTCTTCCTTCAATGTGGGTTTGAATAAATCTACTATGGGTGCTACTACGGCACCAAATGCGCCTCCAATTCCTCCTAAAGGTAAATTATGTTGTGTTGAAGAACGATTATTCGTGTAATTTGTGTGACTTTTTAATGGCAACACATGTTCAGCATTCGGTCCCTTTCCAGTAGCAGTTGAATTTGTTACACCATTTGTCTCTAATTGTTGACGCTTTGTTTGCTCAAAATGTTGTTGCGAATATGGTCCCTTTTTATCTGAAATAGCATGACCTTTGTAATTTGTATCTTTATCCCCTCGTTTTACATTACCCATTTGCTGTTCGGAACGATACGTTGTTGCCTTTTCGGAACTAGTTGTGGTTAACCATCTGTCTTGACCACTTTCATAATATGTATCGGGTCTATTTTTCTCAAATCTACCTAAACTTTCTTTGGTTGATGACGTCTTGATATGTGAATATGCTGGACCTTCATGTCCTGATAATTCGTATTCTATTTTGGGATTCGTTTTGACTCTCATTTCATCAACCGTATATGGTCTCCATTTATCACGAGCTTCCATTCCGGAATTAAATCCATTTGTCCCACTCGCACTGTATCCTTGATCTAATCCTGGTCCGACCATTTCACTTTCAAATGGCTTCAAATTGGTCTTCATTGTGCCTGGATTCATTCGTGATTGCATAAAATCTGTATTATTTTGAGAACCATAATTTAAATTCATATTGTCTTCCGGTTTGAATAAAGGTGCTTGTTCTTGTTTTCTTATCGCCATACTTCCACTCCCGACTTTATTATCTAAAACGGATTCATGACCATTATAATCAAATACACCTCCACGAACCTTGCCACCATTAAAAGGAATCATATTATTATGTTGAAATAACTCTTTGTCTAACCCATTATTAGATAATATATAATCGTTTGTTTGCACTTGTTCTGGTTTTTGTGATTGAATATATTTTGCACTTTCTTGATTTTGCGCTTGTTTATAATTGTCATCCATTAATGTTGATTTGGAAGGATAATTGTCAAACCCTTCTACTTTTTTTGTTATTTTATTGACTTGGTTCTGATTCTGATTCTGATTTTTATTGACATTATCTTTATTTGCTATGATATACATTCCACCTAATGCTAATAATGGTATTCCTATTTCCATAGTATATATTATATAATATATCTTATTATATTTTATAATATATTGTTTATTATTGTCTAAAATCTACTTTTCTGCTCGTAGGTATCTTTCTCTAAATTTCGGGAATTTATTTGATGTGATTGATGTGGAATCATTTGAACCGGTTCAACATTAGGTAATGGCTCTAACCAATTATTTATTTCCATATTTCTATATTCCCACGCTGGGTCAGTGCTCCTAGATTGGTCCACATATAAATCACTATTTTTTGGATAATATATCTTATCACTTTGCTTTACGTGTTTCTTATAATGACTTTGGTCTAAATAATCTCTATTATTATTCATAGTTATTCCTCTTAATGAATTTTCTATATCTATATGATTTGTCATCAAATTACCTCCCCATTTTTGTATTCTAATATGAGGGTCTTCCATATAATGTGGTTTGGTTCCATTTCCAGGCACATTTAATATCCATCTTCCTTGGTCTGTTGATTGTTGTAATTCTTTCATTGTTCTGGAATCATCATACTTAAATCTGGTAAATGCCATTTTATATACTATTTAGTTATTATTTTATATTCGCAACTTAAATATTTATTAGTATTACAATACTGGTTCAATACTTATTGAATAATAGGAACCATTTATTTTCAAATATAGTTTATTTTCCTCCTCCTTTATTAAAGAAACACCATTTAAATGAAGGAAACCGCTATCGCTATTCACATTTAATGAAACACTGTCTCCATGAACACCAATCTCTCCATTACTCATGTCAATCATCCCAATTCCATCATGCACATTGTCACAATTACATACATTATTTAAACTATTATCTAAAATAATTGATTTATTTACTATTACATTATCACAATAATTTATTCCGTTGTAGGTTGTACCTAAATATTCTGAAGAGGCGTTTTCTTTCCATACACTTTTTCCGGGTAATCCTTGAGGTCCTCTACAACCTTTCGGTCCTGTTGGTCCTATATATCCTGTTGGTCCTATATATCCTGTTGGTCCTTGTCGTCCTTCTACGCCAGGTGGTCCTGTTGGTCCAATAATCGTATTTGAAATAATAGCACATTTCGATCTACTTTTGGAAGTTAAATAATCGCTATAATAATTCATTTATATAAATAATAATATATTTTAAAATTAATATTATTATTACGCTATATACTTACTTACATTGGAAGAGGTGATAAGCACAATTGAATTTCACCTAAATCAGCCACATTGTATTTCACAACTAGCGGCAAATCATTTTCTAAATATATCTCAATTTGACTACACAAGTTCGTGCATTTTATAAAATATCCCAAATTCTTCAATGAAAATATACCTTGAATGATTTTATTACTACCTTGCTTTTTTATAAAGTCCATTCCACCATCTGATTCAGCACGATGAATTTCAGCTTCAGCAAAATTACCTTCACATTTAAATATCAATTCATTCCCAACTGATTTGATTTCTAATTTGTCTGATAATGCTGCCAAATCTCGCACAATTTTTTGAAAATCACTTGACGGTAAGTTAATTACAGACGAAAATGTAACATCCGGGTAATTTAATTCGTCATGGTCTGGTTCAATTGTTCTTAACTTTCGGGTTTGACATTGTTTGATATCATTGTTTTCAAATTTTAGCGATAAATAGGAGACAATTCCATCATTGTAATCATTATTGTCTATATATATTGTCAATGTATCGTCATTATCTATAGAATTGATTAATTTAAATAAATGAAACATATTGACTCCGATTGTGATTTTATTTTTTTTACATTGAAAATACTCAAAATTCTCGGCTGCTAGGTTCATATGCGCCAAAACTGTATGTGATTTGTCCATATTGATTATACGAATTCCATTGGGTGTAAAATCAATATTTGTTTCCAATAATATATCTTTTAATGCTGTCATTAATGTTCTAAATGGAGATATTTGGACGGTTTTTATATTCAAAATATCATTGTTTGAATTGATATCATAATTACTCATTATAACTAGATTTATTATTTATCTTTAAATTGAAATGTTATTATTTAATAAAAATAATATATTCATATAATAATATTATAATTTTATGAAATCACAAAATATAAAACTAAATATGATATTATCGGTTATTATTATTGTTCTTGTAATATATTTTACATATTTGAAGTATGAAAATGAAAAAAATATTATTAAAGAAGGTAATATAGGACGAAAAATTAAGAAAGCTGTTACAAAACAAGTTGTAAAACAAGTAACAAAAGTTATTAAACCTATTGAAAAAACTTTGAAAAATCAAGTAAAAGTCGCAATAACACAATCTACTAAACCAATTAAAAAAACTATATCAGGTGTCAAAAACATTATTAAAAAAATTACTAAACTTGTTGCTAATGTTATAAAGGGACTAAAAAATGGAATTGTAAAACCGATTAAGGATGCTTTTAAATATATTGGACTTATGTTTGCTCAAATTGGTTTACTTATTTGTGATTTTTTACAACAAATCGTACAAATTCCAACTTGTCTTATTTCTTACATCATTTGGATTGTTATTAAACTGAAAGATGAAGTTATACAGACAATTATTTTACCTATTATTAAAAAAATACTAAAAAAGATATTTGGGCGTTTTTATCCTGAAACAATAGTTAACTATTTTTTAAAATTCATGAATTGGTTTATCGATTTTCATTTTTATATATTGTCCTCAATTGGTTCTTTTTTTGGTATTAATAACCTTTTTTATAAAGAAAAATGTTTTAATTTTACTGGAAACTTCAAAAAACGAATTAAGAATATGAAAAAACATTTAAAAAAAGCTGGTAGTTCTTTCAAAGATTTTGGGAAAATGGGTTTCAAATAATTTTTAAAAATATTTTATAAAAATTATTTATTTATCCATTTTCTTTTTCTAATGTGGTTTATAACCAATTTATTATTTCTTACGAGTACCCTTTCCCTTACGACTACCCTTTCCCTTACGAGTTTTCTTTTTATTGGACGACATTTTACCATTTTTAATAAATCCAAAGTGTCCTTTTTTCGTCTTATATCCTGCCTTTACAAGTCTGTTTTCTTTCTTTGCTGTAAAATGCTTCTTCTTTGAAACAATGCGTCCAGACTTGTTGTGATGCAATTTATCTCTGGTTAAATCACCGCTCGTTTTGTAAGCAGTTTGATGCCAAACTTGTGCACGAGAACCAACCAATTGGTCATACTTTTTACCCTGGATAAGATATTTCCCATGAACGCGTTTAAATTTAGTAACAGCCATTTTATAAAATAACAGAAGAAAAAAAAAATTTACCTTTATTATTTATTCTTTCCTAAAATTTGTTCCGTGGGGGAACAATTGGTCTTTCTGTATCTCTAAATGTATAAACATATTGTGTTGTATATTTATTCATACGCACTCTTCTCGCCAATAATTGACTACCGGTTTCACTACTATGTGTATCAATTGATGTAAAATTTGATTTATCTATTGTATCTTTATTATTACAGTGACATTTCTCTAAATTATCTAAGTGGGGTGTTCGTTTTTTCATTTGTTTATAATAACTATTTACTTTTTTTTAAAATATAAATTGTAAAATTTTGTTTTTATGTTTATTTTCCAAAAAAAATGATTCAAATTTGTAATATTATTTTTACATTATTATTTAAGTATATCTTTACAAGTCTAACTAATATGCCTTCCAAGAAATCCTCCACTACAACATCAATTTCCAATACACAAGAAAATGATGAGTTGTCCACTAAATACCAACAAAAAACCGATAAACAACATATTTTGGACAACCCTGATACTTATATTGGTTCAATAGAACAAATTGATTCTGATTTGTGGATTTTGGATGAAGGAACCGGTAAAATTTTCCAAAAGGAAATCAATTATATTCCTGGTTTATTTAAACTCTTTGATGAGGGTATTGTAAATTGTCGTGACCACGTCATTCGTATGAAACAATTTATTGACAACGGACAAGCTAATTGTATTCCAGTGACGAATATTGACATCACTATTGAAGATGATGGAACCATTGTTATGTTAAATGACGGCAATGGAATTGATGTTGCCCAACACCCTGAATACAATATTTGGATCCCTGAACTTATTTTCGGTCACTTAAGAACTTCTACTAATTACAACAAAGATGAAAAGAAAATTGTCGGTGGTAAAAACGGATTTGGTTTCAAATTGGTTCTCATTTGGTCTTCAGAGGGTTCAATTGAAACTATCGACCATATTAGGGGTCTAAAATATACACAAGAATTTAAGTCCAATTTAGACGAAATTTGTCCACCTAAAATAACCAAGTGTAAATCAAAACCTTACACAAAGATTTCATTCAAACCTGATTATGCTCGTTTTGGTCTTTCGGGTTTGTCTCCAGATTTCGTCGCATTATTGAAGAAAAGAATTTACGATGTTGCTGCGATTACTGACAAAAATGTCAAGGTTAAGTGCAATTCTTCATTAATTTCCATTAAAACATTCCCGCAATATGTTGATATGTATATTGGTGACAAATCTACCACAACACGTATTCATGAATCATTTAGTGACCGATGGGAATATATCGTTTGCTTAACACCTACAAACGAATTTTGTCAAATGAGTTTCGTTAACGGCATTCATACATCCAAAGGTGGCAAACATGTGGAATATATTTTGAACCAAATTACACGCAAATTGGTTGATTATATTGAAAAGAAAAGAAAGGTTCGGGTTAATGTCAACTCTATTAAGGAACAACTAATGCTCTTTATTCGCTGCGATATTGAAAATCCAGCTTTTGACAGTCAAACGAAGGATTATATGAATACTCCAGTATCTAAATTTGGGTCCAAATGTGAAGTCAGTGATAAGTTTATTGAAAAAATTGCCAAACTGGGTGTTATGGATGCGGCGTGTGCTTTAACTGAAATAAAAGAAACAAAGGCTGCCAAAAAAACTGATGGAAATAAATCCAAATCCATCCGCGGAATTCCTAAACTCACTGATGCCAACTGGGCTGGAACTGCTAAATCGTGTGATTGCACGCTTATTTGTTGTGAAGGTGATTCAGCAAAGGCTGGTATTTTATCAGGATTGTCATCAGATGACCGTAATGTGATTGGTGTATATCCAATGAAGGGGAAAATTCTCAATGTTCGTGGAGAGACCACCAAGAAAATTGTTGAAAATAAAGAAATTTCAGAATTGAAGAAAATTATGGGTCTTGAAAAAGGCAAAAAATATGCGGATTTGAATGCGATACACTCCAATTTGCGTTACAGTAAAGTCCTATTTATGACCGATCAGGATTTAGATGGTAGTCATATTAAGGGTCTAGGTATTAATTTGTTTCAACATGAATGGCCTTCTCTTGTTGAAATACCTGGATTTATTGGATTTATGAATACTCCTATCCTAAAAGCGAAAAAAGGAAATTCCGAATTGAACTTCTATAATGATGGTGAATACACCCAATGGAAAGAAGAAAATGATTCCAATGGATGGAAAATAAAATATTACAAGGGTCTTGGAACCAGCACAGGTAAAGAATTTCGCGAATATTTCGAACACAAAAAGATTGTTGGGTTTGAATATAACGAAACAGATTCAGATGATAAGATTGATTTAGTTTTCAACAAAAAGCGTTCAGATGATAGAAAGGATTGGTTAGAAAAATATGACCGACAAAGTTATATGGATACCAATAAACCTCTTGTTTCTTACGAAGAATTTATTGACCGCGAATTTATTCACTTCTCTAAATATGATTGCGACAGAAGTATTCCCAATTTGATGGACGGATTGAAAATAAGTTTGCGTAAAATCCTCTATTCGGCATTTAAAAAGCGTCTAACTTCAGAAATAAAAGTAGCTCAATTTAGTGGATATGTTTCCGAACATTCTGGATATCATCACGGTGAAGCCAGTTTAAATTCTGCTATTGTTGGATTAGCACAAAACTTTGTCGGCTCTAATAATATCAATTTGTTTCTTCCTAACGGTCAATTTGGAACTCGTCTTCAGGGTGGAAAAGATAGTGCTTCTGAAAGATATATCTTTACCCTTTTGAACTCTATTACCCGTCATATTTATCCTGAAGCGGATGACAATATTTTGACTTATTTGGATGATGATGGAACTCTTGTTGAACCCATATTTTACGCCCCTATTATCCCTATGATTATTGTAAATGGTTCAAAAGGAATTGGGACTGGATTCAGCACTGATGTTATGTGTTATAATGTGAATCAAATTATTGATTGTTTGAGAAGCAAACTTCTGTTTCAAGAATTTGATGCTCCATTTGTTCCTTATTATGAAGGTTTTACAGGAACAATCACTCCAATTAGCGAAGTTAAATTCCTCATTAAGGGTGTATATGAGAAATTAACTGGTGATAAAATTAGAGTGTCTGAACTTCCTATCGGTCATTGGACTGAATCATTTAAAGAACATTTGGAAAATCTTATGGATACAAAATCTGATAATAAAAAGAAATCCAGTGCTACTGTAAAAGATTATGATGACTTAAGCAAAGATACAAATGTTGAATTCGTTATTACCTTCCATAAAAATGTGATTGCTGATTTAGAATCTAATGTAGATGAAAATGGATGTAACGGTTTGGAAAAATTGTTGAAGTTATATACCACAAACACTAATTCAAATATGCATCTATTTGATGCCAATGATAAATTGAAAAAATATAACAATGTGCGTGAAATTATTGATGACTATTTTAAAACACGATTGGATTTATATGATACGCGTAAGACGTATTTGATAAACGCGATTAAAAAGGAACTTATATTGTTGAGTAACAAAGCCCGTTATATTAATGAAAATTTGGAAGGCACTATTGATTTACGAAGGAAGAAAAAGGATGAAGTTAATCAGATGCTTACTGATAAACAATATGATATTATTGATGGTGATAATGATTTCAAATATTTGGTTAAAATGGCAATGGATAGTGTTACCGAAGAAAATGTGGAAAAGATTAACAAAGAACACGAAAATAAACTTCAAGTGCTGGAAAAGATTCAAGCAACAACTGTTAATCAAATGTGGCTTCAAGAATTGAACGATTTGGAAACCGAATATGCGAAATATAAAGAACAACGAAATAAACTTATGCAAGGCGATTATAAAGAAACACCAAAAAAGACAAAAACTAAAACAAAAATCATCAAAAATAAACTTGTCATTAATAAATAAATATTATACACATTGAATTATAACTTATTTAATATTATAACTTATAATTATACTACATAGAAAATTATTTTTTTACATTTTCTTAATATACGACTGTTTTCACTCACCACATTTTTCAATAAAATCCCAAAATATTTTCAGTCACAAAAAACACTTTATTTCAAGACTTTTCAGAAATTCTTGAAAATGGACATTTTAAAAATGTCCAAAAATGAAAACCTAAAATACTTTTTGAAAAAATAAAGTAAAAAAAATGGAAAAAATGAAATGACACCATAATGCTGTAAATTGCAAAATGGAAAAACTCGACTGAGACCATAATATTTTTAAAAAAAAATGCAAAAGTTGCCTCAAATTTTGGTCATTTTTGGACATTTTTTTGGACATTTTTAGGGTTTCCTTTTGCGGAATTTCAGTCACAAAATATTTTTTCATTTTTATAATTTGTTATGATAATATGATGTGAATTATATTTTTAAAATATACGAACGCATTTGGAAACGCATTTGGAAACCTTTTTCAAAACTAATACTTATTTATTTTTTATGGTCTATATTAGACGAAGAAAAATAAAACACAATACAAAATAAATTCCGCAATTGGAAACCCATTTCCTTTTGCGGAATTTAATTTAAACATAAATTATTTTATATAAGTATATTTAAGATGTCTTCAGATTTGTTTTGTTATAGTTGTTCTTATTCAACTAGAACTAGATATGATTTTAGTCGCCATTTGTTGTCTATTAAGCATTTAGAAAATGAAGACTAATATGGTAATAATAAAATATAAAAATAGAATATAAAAATAATTTTATTATTATACATAATAGAGTAAAAATAAAATGACTAATCAATACAAATTCGTAGGTATCATTCGCAATTTTTTTAGAACTTCAAATAAGGTTCCTCTTGGGCGATGGCATTTAGATAAACATACAAATCTAAAAATAGATTTATCAAATGAAGACCATTGTGGAACTTGTGTGAGTTTATATAATAAACCTGAAAACAAAATATTTAAAGGGAAAACTATAAATATTAACAATGATATGTATAAATAAATATTTTTCATACATATTATCAAATGAAAAGAAAAAAGAAGTTTGTAAAGAATATATTATTCCCAATACATTTGATTTAAATTTAATTAAAAATGACTTCCATTATATAACCAATATTGAAGCCAGAGTTTATTACGAAGATTGTAACAATGTAAATTCAGTATTTATCAATTATATAAAAATAGAAATTGGGAATCAAATCTTTTATCAAAGGGGTAAAAATGAAATACTTTGTTTTGAACATGAAGATGAATATATGAAATACGAAATACAGTTTCCCACTTCTCGCTTTTTTACAAAAGAAAATCACTTTTTGTTTTTGAGTAATGTGTTTTCTTTTTATAAAATTAAAATACAAGGTTATATATTTGAAGATATTGATTTACTTGTAAATGTTCCAAAACAACAGAATAAAACACCATTTTATGAAATAAATTTTGACCATCATCCTAATTATTATCGCAAAGGCAAATTTTATTGCAATAGTGATTATGATAAGTGTTCTATAAGTTATATAAATTATTGTCCTAATTGGTTTCAAGAAAATTACGAAATTTGTGATTACAAATTACCTGATTACGAGGACTATAAAAATAATAGCAAAGAATATATTTTACAAGATAATAATAAAGAAAAATATATACTGTTTTTTATAAATAAACCTATTCAAATTAACCCACTTCAAATATTGGCATCACAATCGTTAAACAAGTTATTTTATACTTATATGAAAAACACTTATAAAACATATATGACAGGAGCATTTTATAATATAAAAACCAAATACTATTCTAAAACATATGACTTCCAAAAAATTGATGTAAAATACAAAATTGAAGAAACAAATTGTGTATGTTGTGATGGTTTATTTAGGATAAAAATAAATAACAAATTACAAAAATTTTGTAATTCAAATATAGATTCAAATATAGAAGTTAACTTAAATCATTTGGAATTCTTTTTGAATTTAGATAATGTGAATAATGAAATCATATTTGATAATGTTTTAATGAGTTATAGAACTAATTTATATATAACACTAACAATAGATAAAAAATATGAAAAATATTTGGAAATATTGGATCTAGATTTGGCTTTTATTTGTATCGAAGGAATACCAACAAGAGGCGAATTTTTGACAAATAAAATTATATTACAATTAGATACCTAAAACCAGTTTTTCATTTGTAAATCCTTGTGTTTTACATTAGACATTTTAGGTAGGTCAATAGGAACATGCATAGTAGTAATATCTTTTAAATATATCATATATCCTTTAAGTTCAATCATAATTTGGTCAATACAATAATTCATAACAATTTGATTGAGTTCTTGAATTTGTCCTTTTATATTATTGGGAGCATTTTTAGCGTTTTCGAGGAAGATACTTCGCATTATTATTTTTAAAGTATCATAATCTTGTTCGCCAATTATTTGCGTTTCCCCTGATTTTTGGTAAACACCAGCGCGAATTCCATTTTGAAGGATTTTCATATTTTCTTTTGAAAAAAAAGCGCCTGATAATGGTGAGTTTTCCCAAATACCAGTAGTTGGATTTCTAAATGAGACATGTTCTTTAGAAGGAATTTTATCGTACATTTCAAATAATTTAGAAGTATTAGGTGCATTTAAATTTACTCGTCCATTGTTTAAACTATTCATTTATATTACATTCTTATAAAAAAAAAATATGTATTTATTTTATAAGAAAATATGGAATTATATCAAATAATTGTATTGGGAATTGCGATTGTTTTATTAATAGCAGCTTATATTATGATTTATTTTACCCTTGTTAAAAATAACAAAAAATGGCCGCCTAGTGTGGCAAAATGTCCTGATTATTGGGTGTATGATGCGACAACTGATAAATGTAAATCAACAACAAATGAAGAATATCTGGATGTAACACAAAAAACCAGTTGTGATAAGTATAAATGGGCAAAAGAAAACGAAATTTCCTGGGAAGGATTAAGTTACGGTGTCAGTATGGATTGTTCTTAAACTTTTAAATTTATTACTCAAATAATAGATTTTAATAGATTTTAATAGATTTTAATAGATTTAAATTAATATTATTTGATAAATTATAACATAAAATGAAAATGTCAATTATAATATATCAATTAAACTAATTATGGAAGATATAGATATAAATAAATTGCTAAATAGGGAAAAATATATAACTGAAATAAAAGATATTATAGTGAAATTTGAAAGCAATCCTGATGATTATCAGCGAGTAGGTGGTATTTATATTTATGGTGAAACGGGAATCGGGAAAACTTATTTTGCGAAACAAATTTTGAATAATTTAGATTATGATGTAATCAATTATGACGCTGGTAATATAAGAAATACAAATGTAATAGAGAATATTGCCAAAGATAAATTTTCAAACAAAAATATTTACAATTTGTTACAAAATATAATTAAAAAAAATGTAATTCTAATGGATGAAATAGATGGTATGAACAATGGCGACAAGGGTGGAATTAATACATTGATTAAGATAATACGTCCAAAGAAAACTAAAAAACAAAAGTCAGAATGTACGATAAATTCACCCATAATATGTATTGGAAACTGTCATATTGATAAGAAAATTAAAGAACTTATGAAAGTGTGTCATGTTATTCAATTAAATATACCAAGTGATGAACAAATGAAAGAAATTATATTGAAGATTTATCCTTGTATTTTACTAGAGCATTTAGATTATATAATTCGTTATTCTAAAAATAATTTACATAAATTGAAATACTTTTTAAATATATACAAAACAAATAATTATTTATTTTTAAAGTTTGTGAAAGATAATAATATTCAAATGTCTTCATATAGTGATGATACGAAAGAAACAGTAAAAAAAATGATTTTAAATAAATACAATATTGGATCACATAATATTATAATAAATGATACAGATAGAACTAGTGTTGGACTGTTATGGCATGAAAATATTATAGATTTTATCAACAAAAAGCATAAAAACGATAAATTGAAGGCAATTGAGTGTTATAGAAAACAATTGGAAAATATTTGCTTATCTGATTATATTGACCGTATAACATTTCAAAAACAGATTTGGGAATTTAATGAAATGAGTTCATTAATAAAATCGTGTTACAACAATATGATATTTCATGATGATAACATTGTAGATAAAAACGATACAGTGAAAGAAATACGATTTACAAAAGTTTTGACGAAATATTCTACTGAATATAATAATTCGGTTTTTTTAAATAAAATGTGTCAAAAATTACAAATGGATAAAAAAGATATGATGGCATTTTTTTATAAATTAAAAAATAAAGAACTACACGATGCTGATTATTATAATAAATTAGAAGATATATGTGATATAAATAAATTAGAAGTTGACCGGATTTTTCGCTATATCGATACATTATTTATTGAAAAAGAACATGAATGATTGAGATTGAGATTGAGATTTAATATATTTTAGAAAGAGTAATATCAATAATATTTTGTAATTGTTTTTACAACATATTATTATAAATTATTTGTTATTTGTTATTTGTTATTTGATAATTGCTACTTATTTGACATCGGTGTGATGTTTAATAGTATGGATGATTTGTTGGAACTCTTGTTGCTTTCTCATTTCTTCCATTCTTTCAGCTTGCATTTTTTCTCTTTTTATAAATATTTCTTTGGTTTGTTTTACAACATCTGGTTTATTTTTTATCTTTCCATAACTATAGTTTTCCAATTTAGCGTCTATTTCATTCGTAAAAAAATGATGGATTTCTTCATCTTTTATAAAATCTTTTGGAACAATTTCGGTTTCTTTAATAATAGGTGAAGGATTTTTTAAAAGTTCGCGCTTATCAAATGTATTTTGTTCATGAGCAAAAACTAAAATAGTTTTCATTGGGTCTAATTGAGCAAAAGGAATAGTGTAATCTTTCAAAAAAGCCTTTTCTTCAGCAAGAGATGCATGATTACTGAAAGATGTTTGTTTTAAAAGTTCTTTTTTAAAGGCAAATGTGGCGGCTGTTGCGTGTTTAGGTCCATATGGTCCAAATGAATACATTTTTTTTCGATCATTGAAGTAAATATAAAGCTGACTAGAACCTACGCATAATACTTTTGGATTTTTATGCATGGTTTCAATAGCATGTGATACTCTTTCTGGTGGATAATAATCATCATCATCCATATATAAAATAACATCACCTTTTGAATACTCGTGTGACAAATTTCGTTTTTTCCCTAGAGTCATTTTTTTGTCAAATTTAAAATATTTTACATAAGGCAAATGGGAAACCAAATCTTCAATTTTGTCTTTTCCATCATCAATAATAATGAGCTCCATTTTATCCTGAGGATATGTTTGATTTTCAAATGATTTTATTATATATGGTATAAAAGGTCTTCGGTTATATGTAGGCATACACACGCTTACAAATGGTTTCTTTGGAAATTTTATTTTTTTACCTTGTTTTCCCATTTATGATAAAATGTATCTTTTTGTGTTTAAATGGAAAAACTTTAAATTATTAAATATGGTTATATTAAAATTATTTCTTTTTAGGTTTTGATTTGTTGGCATCTGGTTTCGCATTGGCATCTGGTTTCGAATTGGTATCTGGTTTTGCATTGGTATCTGGTTTCGCATTGGTATCTAGACTTGAGTCAACACTTCCTTTTTCTGGTTTCGGGTTTCCTTCTTCAGCTCTAGCATATTCTTTTAAGGACTCATCTTTAAGAACGCTATAAAATTCTTTCGATGCTTCATTTTCTGGAATAGGATTTTTTATTTTTTGTTTTTCTTTTACAGCACTTTTATAAGAATTCAAAATAGACCTGCCCATCATATATGTTTTATATATAGCTGTATGACCCCCTTCATCTTCATCATTTTCACCATCACATTCTACATCATTTGTTTCAAATTCAACCATTGGACTAAACATACTATAGTCTTTAATTTGAAACAAGCCGAATGAAGAAATAATTGAAAATAAAATACATAACACCACAATGGTAAAAGGTGTATTAACATTATACGCATCTTCTAATTTATCAGCAATTTTATTTTGCGTATTTGTGAGTTTTCTATTTTTTCTTTTAATAGTATTAATTTGATTTTTTAATTTTCTTGTATTATCATCCATTGTTTTATCTATACCAATTACATCAACTCTATCTCTTACATTTAAAATATCTATTTTATTTGAAAAATCATTCATTTTATTGACATCTTTATTCATTTTCATCAAATTATCTCCAAAACGTCCCAACATAGTAGTTTTTTTTTCATTATATTCTTCATATATTTTAAATAATCTTTCTGATATATTAGATCTAAATATAGTGAATAAAGCCAATAATAAAAACATTGACAATTTGTAATATTTAAAAACATACTTGATTATAGTAAAAATATTAACAGATTTATCTTTAATTTCACCTTTAAACATCATAGATGAAAACATGGAATAAACCATTGTAATGGTAGGAACAGAAAATAATGGATTAATAAATAAACTAACAAATACACCAATGGAAAACATACAAGCAAACATTGTTAAAATACTCCCAAGAAAGAAATCAGTAGGATTATACATAATTTCAACAGGAACCCATTTTGCTTTTTTCTTACCTTTTCCACAATTTTGGTTCTTTTTGAAAAACCAGGTCATTTTGTAAAACCATAAAAAGACAAAGTAAAAATTATTTGAAAAGAATAGGAAAATAAAACATAAAATGTATATAATTGGTGACAATATAATCACAATCAAATCATTTAAACCATTTAAATTATTAAAAACAGTATTGATGAAATTATAATTAAAACTGAACATAGCATTGACAATTGAAAGTAAGTAAACAAGCACAACATTCGCTTTGTTTGAAGTTTTATATTTTCTTATGGCGTCCAATAAAATATTTTTATTGTTATCTTCAAATTTAAATTTTAAATTCATAGAAACTTTTTCATCGTTAACTGTTTGAGTAAATATATTAGTTGTTATATCTTTCAAATCAATTTTTGTATCTGAATAAGGAAAACAATCACTAAACACCGGTAAAAAATTTGTTTGCGATATTTTGCAAATATATAACATACCACCACCTAATGAAAAATAAATAATAACCGCAATAATCATAACACCTATTTTTATAGAAAACTCTGGAATATACTCAATAAAATAATCAACCACTTCAGAAACAACATTTTTTATAGTATCAAAAATACCTATTTCTTTTATTTTTTCACCATTGAAATTTTTATTTTTGAATTTGCTTAATAAATTACTATCAACAAAAGAGGTTCCTTGATTTATTTTTTGAGTTGCGTTGTTTTTGACATTTTGCAAATTCCGTCTTTGTTCCTCGTTCATCTGAAAATTTGGTTTATTAACTTTATCTAAATTCATAGTAATATATATTATATAATTATTTTAGATATTATATATTGCTTCTTTATTTCTAATTTGCGAATAATACACTGACATTTCCTCCAACAAATGTAATTAAATTAACCTTTTCTTCAAATAATACCAAATCATAATTATATTCATAAATTCCCCATGTTGGTTTGTTAATTCCAATAATATTACCATCTCCATCACAAATTGTTTGAACTTTTGCGAAAGGACTCAATGGAGGTTCAATGGTTGAAAATTCTAATTCAATACTATTGAATTTTGACATATTAATTGCCCCAGATGGTTGTAAATTATAAGGTGAAGTATCTAAACAAAAGTTATAACAATATAACCCATCTGGTGCGTTTCCAGCAGTTCTTGTATATTTTTCAATATAATTAAATACACCTGCTGATAAAACATTTTCGCGATATTGACCGTCCATCAATATTCCCATATTGTTAAAAATAGTTTTTTTATTCATCGGGTTGTAAACAGGATTAATAAATAAGTTAGTTAAAGTTTTATCAATGTTTATTCCAGGTCCAATATTTGTATTGTTGCTGTTATAATAGTATCCTAATTCTTCAATTGCAGGATAAGAATCAAATGGTATATAATTATAAGGCCAATTTGTATAATTAGACCATTCATTCCGCAAATTGACGTCACTTCTCCTGAAAAAAAACATCCAACTTTTTACCATTCCTAAAGAATCTAATTCTATTTTATTATTGCCTGTTACATTCAAAAAATCACGTTCAAATGGTTGAGTAATTAAGTATTTCTGTTCGTTTTTGGAAAATATTAGTGCTTCATCGTCTGATAAAAAAGCATACGTACAATTTAAATGAACATCCGCATTCCATAGCATTCTTTTGTCTGAATAAGAATCAACATTTAAACTTATATCTGGAGGGGTTTGTAAAAAACGATAAAATTGCATTGTATTACGATTCAAATTTGGCGACACATAAGGAAAATTATTTTCATAATCATCGACATCACGAATTCTAAATAATTGATTTATAGGTCTTAATGTGACACTTATTGATATTTCATTATATTGTAGTGAAATTAACGGCAAAGCATTTTGAGGTTTTAGTGTAAACCAAGAACTTAAAGGAACATAAATAGTTCTACCCATAATTGAAGGTTGGACTCCTAATATATTTTCAGTATGATAACAACTAGGATATGTATTTACGTGTGCTCCTGCGTTTGCTGGGTCATTTAATTCGGGAACATGTCCAATCATTCTTTCAAATAATTCCAATTTTTGTTTATTGAAATCTCTTTGGGCCATTGCTAATATGTATTGACCTGTATATTCTTGTAATACTTGATTTCCACAAGTAATGCTTATTTTTTTAATCATTTGTGCTCCCAAATAATCAATCCATTTGAATTCATATGGTGCCCATGTTGTTGTAAATGTGTTATCATTTTCGTCGGTTATTTCTTTCGGTTGCATAATAGGAGACCAAATATTAGGTAAATTGATTGCGATATATGTATCCATTAATAATTCAGCATACCGTTTTATTTTAAATGTAAATGTTGATTCTTCGTTTATCCTCAAAGAAGGAGAACCTTCGTGATCAATGCGAAAATTTTGCTTCCCAAAATTTGTATATTTTGCGTATTTTGCTTTCCAAAATGTCTTTGATGGATTCCCATTTAAAATTATATTTGGATTTCCTTCTGATATTAAATTCAATAATCCTCCTGCCATATTACTATATTATTAGTTATTTATTATTTATTATCCATTTTTATAAAAATATAAATTAAATATATTTTTTTAAGAACCATAAGAATTCAAAGAATCAAAAGAACGTCGTGATATCATATTTTTTTTGTTTTTGCTTTTTTTGTTTCTATTTATATCTGGTAAATAAGTATTCAAATTCATTATAGATTTATATTTAGGAACCCCTAAATAGGTTTTGTCTGCCTTTGTAGGTAATAGTTGAGAGTTTGGATATCTAGGCGAATTTTCTTCACTTGAAATGTTATTATCATCATAATTATCATCATAATTGTCATCATAATTGTCATAATTTTTACTTGGATATAATTTGGATTTACTTGTTTCGTAAATGGTATTATCACTTTTCCTTTTATATTTTTTATCTGGTGACCTAATTGGAGTTATATTTCTTTTTATATTTGGTGATGTATTATTATTATTGAAAAATTCATCATGTATCTCAATTAATTTTATATTATTATATTTTACATTATCTATCAATATATCTATTTTTCGGTCCAAATGCTTTATTTTATCATTCAAATCATTCAATCGTAATAATCCAATATCTTTATTGTTCTTGTTCATTAATTATATTATACTAAATATTTAAATATTTAAATTGTTTATGTTTTGCAACATAAATAAAAAAAATGAAAACAATCAATTACTTATTAACAATAATCATTATTATTAATTAATACAAATATTAAAGTAAATTAATCAAAAATGGAAAATTGGAATCAATATTGGTTTAAATTTGTTTCTAATAAAATAAATGCAGATTGGTGTGAATTGAGCAAAAATCCAAATACTACTTGGGAAATAGTGGAAGCAAACCCAGATAAACCTTGGGATTGGGGTTATTTAAGTGCAAATCCTTCAATCACGTGGGAAATAGTGGAAGCAAACCCACGTAAAGATTGGGATTGGAATATGTTAAGTG